TTGATTGAAGGGGTTCCCCTTGTTTTTCTTTGTTTTCCTTGGGTTTCATTGGTTTCCCTTGGTTTCCCTTGGTTTCCCTTGGTTTCCCTTGGTTTCCCTTGGTTTCCCTTGGTTTGGAGGTGTCCCCTCCCGCAAAACAAATCAACCCCACCAACTCCCAGCGCAAAAACCAAGACCTTCCTCCCGATTGTTCCACGTGGAACGCCCGATTAGTCTAGGATGTCGAGGTCTTTGTTCTTGATTGCCTTATATATCTGCTTTATGCAATAGATTGATAATAAAGCCAATAAAACAACTATGATTAAAGGCAGGGCGTCGCCCGTAGCTATAACATACCGCCCCAACTGAAACGCCATATACCCACAAAACAAGGTGATTAGCAAATACATGAATATTACCATAAAAATATACAATAAGTAACCGTGATTTAAAAACAATACCAAAATAATGCAATTAATTGAATATCAACAACATAATATATATCAATCCCTAGAGCTACCTCTAAGGAAAGATAAGCCCAGATATAGATAAAAAATATACAATAAGTACCGCCTATTATATACCTTTTAGGATCGATTCACGCACAAAACCATACATAAGGGCACAATTCACCCGTCCGTATGGATATAGATATAGACAAAATGATACATAATAAAGTATTTTACTTACACATTTATAATTAAGGCTTAAAATTTGCCGCCTTAACACTTTTATGTGTAAGCAAAATATATACACATGCTATCATTTTGTAAAATATAGGCACAAAAAATCCCTTTCGTCCTATATCACTATAGTACGAAAGGGCACAAACTTTAAAATCAAATAAAAACAAACGATCTATTGCCGCAATTTGTTTGCCATGTAACTAACACGTTTCCGCCTACATTTATCAGAATCCCTACTACAATCTAATTTATTAGAATTGTATAGTTCTTTGGTAAGCTCAACATAAAAGTCAATTTGAGACTTTCTTGCAGTTTCTAAAGCCTTTTCTTTTTGGATAGATAGTTTTCTATTCAGATTATTGAATTTCTTTTTGTACATAATATATTCATTTAATTACACCAATAAGAAACGATCACGGCTATGAAGGCACAAAGCTGCCGTTATCGACACGGCTAGCCGGACACACCACACCCGCCCGACTCCCTTTGGTTTGTCCCTTTGCCCCGAACGAACGAAGCCAAATACGTACATACGTTACCCGTGATACGTACCGACAAGGCGTATTTCGTCCGTCAATTTAACCGCACTAAATACCCTTGTAAAGGTTGTTATTTTGCTACTACATATAGCGCATAAGTATTTAAGCTACCTTAAACTCTATTGCTTTGATATATTGACACGGTTATAACACCGTTATGCACTCCATGCGTGCTACTCTTACAACGCACGGACATACGCCCTATACATGCGTATATACACCAATATACCCCGTGTTTTACACGGCCTATCCGGAAACCGGACGTATTACCCGTCTTGATACAAGCCCAAAGAATAACTATTCGTATTGCGACCGAATACGAACTTAAACCACATTGCTAAGAGGCGGCCTATTTACACAAGCTATCGAACGCCAACGGCTATACCCCTACCCACTTGTGTATGCTTATATCAATATGTCAAATATCGTGTGTTTTCAGTCTTAGTCCAGTTGTGCCACGAGGAGGTAAACACGTGCAACCATAACGCTCCTATATACAAATGATATAGGGGCTAAATATTTGCTATCTTTCATTTTTGGGGTGTGTCAAATAGTAGGTAACACACTTAGCGATTAAATTATAAGTATACCGCTTAATAGGAACGGCGCATTTTATAATACGTTTATCAGTGCCGTTAAACACATCATAGTATACACCTCCATCGTATTCTATTGGCTCGTTATATCCAAATCGTTTATGAGCTTTGCCCGTTATCGATATTTCTGCCACCTTATTCTCTGACAACTTTGTATTTTTATCCTGATCCTGTTTATCGAGATATACTCTTTCGATCTCCTTGTAGGCGCAAAAGGTTTCATCCACACGTGGCAGTATCTCCTTACAAAGTTGTATCACAACTTCTTTATCCTTTGCCAAATTGACTAAAGCGGGGACAATTGCTTTATCTACTTTAATATCATTGTCCTTTAATATTTCATTTATCTCTTTCCCAGATTTAAATAGCTGGCACCACGCCTTTACCGCACCCGTTAACGTTTTTTCACTTGCTTTTTTTACCTCGTTTTGTACTTTGTTAAGATCTTTACTTGTCATTAGATTTGCCCTTGCCCTAGGGACTTGCATAGGCATCTAGCACGCCTTGTTTGTTAATATTGTTATCTCACATTGCAAATATAATATATGTTTTATTTTCAAACAAATATTTTGCAATAAAAAATTCGACGATTATATGTAATAAATCTAATCAAATGTAAATGTTTATTAAAATATTAGTTTATATGATTGATAATCAATAATTTAAATGAAAAATAAGCATTCTTTTTTCGGCTTGCAGATCGTTTGCCGTTCTTGTTTCCCGTCCTTCGTGGATTGGGGGGTGCTGGTCCAAAAACGGCAGCCCGGCCGGGCCGATTTCGGGGAGGTGGTCCGTCCCGCATATCATCCTCCCCGAATATCCCTCATACTTCCTAACAACCATATCACCTTCCATCTCATTTAATTTGTTATATTTGCGATATAATTAAAACATAATATATTATGAATAAAGAAGTTAAATACATGATGGGGGGGGGTATTTATATCCTCCGTAAAAATTTATTCTTATGATAAGGAGGAGATTTTATTCAAGTTATAAATCCCCTGTTGATAATGGCGTTTATGCCGTTAAACAGGATGGTAGATTAATACCTTTGTCAAAGGCGGATTATCAATGTATATCCGTAGCTATTGTACATGATGATCATAAGATCATGATTGAGAAGAATGAAGATTCTAATCAAAGCTACAAAACAGCCACGTCCGGTTTGCCCGATTCTCCTAACAAGACTTACTCTTTTTATTGGGGTGAATATGGTACGGATCAGATTGGCATTACAAATTATGACAAAGTAGACGGGAGCAATGATTTTGGTTTCCTGAAACCTGAGCAAGATTCATACAAAGGTACTCCATATCTTCCGGATGATGTTAGCTCCTGGACGAATGGGGCTTTATCTGATTGGGATGGGAAAGCGAATTCCAATGTATTAAAGGGGGTGACTACTGGTGGCGGTTCTTATACTTCCTATGCGACAGCCGGTCATGTACTTAATACGTTCTTAGCTAGTGCTGACGCTAAAGGATATGATGATTGGTATATCCCATCATGTGGTCAGCTTTCATTGATATATATGTACTTGATTAGCGTCAATAACGCGTTATTGGCTATTGGTGGACAGCCGTTAGATACCAGATATTATTGGTCTAGTTCAGAGCATAGCTCCAACTCCGGATGGATCGTACTATTCAACAATGGGCGCACATTCACCCGATACAAGCGCCTAACCTCTTCTGTTCGATTTGTACGTGACATCGAGTGATCATACACCCTACTGACCCAATAGAACGGGGGCTGGCTTCCATCCTTCCGAGCATCCCCCGTCCTCCCACCGCCTCCCGTTCTTTTTGGCTTTCTTCTGGTTTTATCCTCAAATTTTCATATCTTTGGGACAAAACTATAATCATGTTTAGAGACATACTTCATAAGCTTAAGATCTTCTTCTGCGACGATGACGTTTGCGACGATGACGTTGAGAAGATATATGTAAGGGACAGTACGGTTATCCGCAACAACGAGATCCATAGGATGTATAATGAGATACTGGACGAGTTAGGCGATTTGGCTACGGTCGTTTCAAGGAACTACGTATATGGTAAGATAAAGGACAGGACTGGATTAAGTATCCGTCATATTAGTAGGATAATAAACCATACTAAAGTTGAGGAGATATGATTAAGGATACGATGGAGCGGGATATGATAAATGAGATATCAGCGTTATTCGTGATGATATTCACGGCCGGGTTGATGTTTGTCATGCCGATGTTAGATATAGAGTGCGATGATATTGCTATCATAATAGGATCAGGAATAATACTATCTTTTATACTAACCATAATACCGATCTTGCTTTCTTATGATATAAGGGATGAGATCATTGAGTTGATTGAGGATCTGGATAACCAGATCGTGGTAGACACTTCGGTATATAAAACGAACCTGCCCTAAGCAATTCCTAGGGCAGATATTGATATCATTTTAATTTCAAGTAAGATTCTATTCTATCAGCGGCCTCATTAGGCGTATGACCATCCCACTTCCATGCCGTTTCAAGTTCAGGGATATTGAATAATCCCCAATACCGGTTCTCATAATGATTGAAGATCTGACCTGTAGGTAGTTCGGCCATTACAATAAACCATCCTCCACCGAAGCATTCCTCCCCATCATAATGCTTATGTGACTTACAGACCTTTACATCCCCTTTAGCCAGCTCGTTGAAGAAAGCGGCATTGTAAAGCATACGGTATCTGTATAGCTCGTTAAATGTATGATACCCATCGGATATATTACTCATCATATCATCTTCATGTAAATATGTTTTCTCAAAAATGTCCTGCTTGCAAGGATAAAACTCCCCGTTTACTCCCTTGATGATGTAATCACCTACATTGGCTTTCATAACACCTTCAAGGGTTTCTATACTACAATCAACAGAAGGAGGTATCCCATTATCAGCGTCACCTTCCCTAATAACTTCTATTTTAACGCTATCACCAGCGAAATCCTTGATCTCATCATTATTAAAGCCTTTCCATTTTACGGCTTCTATCGCAATTGGTTTCTTTACATATCTATTCATAATTTTACGATTTAATATATTATTATCTTTTGATATACCTTTCTATAAGATCTATGGATAATTTAGCGCCCAGCTCTTCCTCCAACAGGTTAAGGTAGTTCCGGTGCAGGCACCCGCCCCGCTCCACCTCTCTGAAGCCTGCCCCGTCCCGGATCCTGACCAGCCCTTTCCTTGGATCCATGTCGATCAGATCCCGAAGCTCGTTCATGTTCTTGAACCGGTTCTCTATTACCTTAAATACATCGATCTTAGGTCTCTTATCCTTATCCTTGGACTTTATTTTAATTCTTCCACTCATATCAATTATCCAGTAACTTTACATGTAATATGATTCATATTATTATTACCGCAATAAGCGCACATAGATACGCAGGGAGAATATACTCTTCCACATACCGGACATCTCCATCCATACATAACAGGATTTGTTTGTTTGTCAATTTCTTTCAACCCATCATTAGTAGTGGTTGATGTATTTTTATTTTCCATATCATTTATTATTTACCTGTACTTCCAAATCCATTTACTCCTCTATCAGCTATTCCAAGATCTTCTAATGATTCCACCTCATCCCATACAATACGTTCCCGTCTACGGATAAGCAATTGAGCTATTCTATCTCCTTTAGAATAAGAAGGATCTCCATAACGATCTATACGTCTACATACTACCATAATCTCCCCTCTGTATCCTTCATCCACAGTACCCGGAGAGTTTTGGATAATTGTCTTAGTTTTTGTAATACTACTACGTGGACGTATTTCCATCTCATAATCCTCAGGCAATGCTACATGTACCCCAGTATGATATATGATTCTGCCGCTATCAAGCTCTATATTCTTTACAAATAGATCCATGCAAGCGTCCTCCTTATGTGCGTACTTAGGCAATATCGCTCCTTCTTCCAGCCATATCTTGACCTTACACGTATCTATACCATCAAGTAACTCAACTGCCTCTTTATAGCTCATAGGTTGCTCTGAGGCTAACGAAATGACTCTTGCCAATAAATCTTTAATCTTGCTCATTTTATCTTGTTTTTAAATTCTTTCCCTTTCGGGCATTGTAATTTACATTCCTCACCACAAGCGGAACAGTTGGGTCTCATTCCGGGCACCCCTCTTCCCCCGTACGGCCAGTAGGCATAATCGCAGACGCTCCAGAACGCCTCCATCGCCTTGATCTTGGCATCGACGGTTATCTTCTCCTTCACCTTTTTCATGCTTTTCCTGAACTCGTCTTTCATATCCTTCCCTTCTATCTGTCTGGCCTTACGTCTCTCGTTCCACCAATTGTAGTAGAATTTGTCTGCCATCTTATAAGCTTCGGGGTCAAATTTATCACGATGCAGGATAGGTGCGTCCTTGATCTTTCTCAAATTCCTGCCACAAACATAAGCGAGTCCTGCGTACGGAGGTATGTCCTTAGGATCAACCAACCCATCCGGAACGCAGTAGTAGAAGTAGTTGGGGCGGCCGTACCTGACCCAGTCTCCGGTCTCGTACAGGGCTTGCTTCCGAGCCTCGAACCAGCCTTGCATTACTTGGTGCTTGCCCTCCTTCTCGAAATCCTTGTTATAGTCAGCCAACGAGATCTTCACCTCAACCTCATAAGCGTACATGGATCTGGTTATAGCCAGATAATCAGACTCCCAGTTATAGACATACAAGTTGTTTATAATCCATCTAGGAGATACCAAGAACTGTCTGTTAAGGATATCCAATATCCCTCTTTCAGTGTATTCCGTGCCTTTATTTGATTGCCGTGTTCCCATCTCCTGTCAGAGGATTATTCCTATATCCTACCGCCATTATAGCGTTACCTATCAACATCCTCAACTTCTCCATATCCTTATCATGGAACGAGAAAGTGGTTAGAATATGACCATTGGTCTTATCATAAGATTTTATCATCAACACAGCCACATACTCACCAATCATCTTCCCATTCATGATATCAAGATCGATTATGCCGTGATCTATTAGATCAACCACATCCCATCCTGATGGTAGATACGTTTTTATTTGATTAATGTCCATAGCAAATAGTATTTATAAAAAGGAGGGTCGTGCTACCCTCCTATAGATACACACGAAAAATAGAACTGAAAGCGATCTTAAGCACGTAAGATTTTATTAATTCCCGTAGGCTGTCTACCGGTTATCGTTAATTACCGACCTACGGGAATATGTTTAAGAAAACACCATGTGGGGAGTGGGGGAATCGAACCCTTATCCACGCTACGATTAGGAATCGTAAATTCTATCCGTTAAATTAACTCCCCTAATTATCAATCCTTTAATTTTCTGTAGTAAGAGGCATGTCTTGGAATGCCAAAGATATCACATATTTTCCTTACCATATTGTCAGATACGCCTAATTTTTTACCGACACTTAGGAAAGACTCATTTTTAAGCATCTCAAAAAGCTTATCCTTAGTTATATCACCATATTTGGATAACATATCCTCTCTTCTTTTCTTGTTATTACAATCAAAACACAAACTTCCCTCAGTATCATGACATAAATCCTTACCGCAGCACGAGCAATACTTAACTTCCAAGGGTTTACAATACGCTATCCCTTCCTTATCAAAGTAAACCTCAGCTCCATGATGAAACCTTGTATGATCGGCATTAGATCTAAATATCATAAGATTATCAGGTCTATTATCATGCCTTATTTTATTGATATGGTGAACGACTTCTTCCGGCTTCAAAAGTCTTCCTATTTTTCTTTCAGCCACGATTATATGTTCATATACAGCTCCGCTACTTCTAGCTCTATGATGAGTCGTATCTATTATCTCTACATATCCATTATCCATATTAAAACAATATTTTAGCGAATCCGGCTGGAATCGAACCAGCATCTCCAATATTATGGTAATCATCCAATGATCCTCGGATCCATATGTCCCGATCCTCCCGGACAAGGACATCAAACAAAATCTAAACTCTAAATCTAATGACAAAACTCTATGCTAGTTTTTCCCCAAAAAAATAGCGTGGACCCGGCCGGGCTTGAACCGACAACCTTCTGGTTATGAGCCAGTTGCTCTTACCAATTGAGCTACGGGTCCTAAATACACCACATCGTCTTTCACAAGAGGATGTGGAAAGGAATTTCTCGAAGTTTATATAGTAATATCATGAAACTACGGTCCAACATTCTAGCGTATAACACCAATCCTCAAACGGGAACGTCTCTATACCAGACCTACCCCATCCCGTCCCCCAACTGTTCTGTAGGACGAAGCCGGCCTTGTCCCAGCCGGTGAGGATAACGGCATGACCTCCCAAGTTCTGCCCTTGGCCTTGCCAGAATCGATTACCATAATTATAGCAATACAGACCTATAACCAAAGGCCCATTCAGCATCAAAGCTACCTTAGCCGATACCGGATCTATGATCCTAGCGTAACTGTTTATTTTCTCCCCATCTACGCCTACGTTCTTGATAGACTTGATAGCGTCACGAAGAACCATCCCGTCTTGATCCTTATCCTCTCTCAGATCATATATATCGTAGGGAGAGATCTTAGCCGGTCTTTTAATAGCCCTTATACTCTTTCTCCAATTAAGTATCTCAGCCAAGCTTATTGCCGCGCAAATAGGGGAAGAACCTTGATCCACTACGCTATCAACGTTATTGACCTTATACTCATCAGGGACAGCCTCATGCTGCATATTCATAATAGCGTCCCTATCATCTGCTGGCGATGGTATGTAACCTAGTCCGTATTCCATTACTTATCCTTTTTATGATAATCTATTATCTTGATATTAAACGTATCGGATCTTTGCCTTACCTGTATCGAACCCCTAGCCTTTCCCTTGGCGTCGTACAGGGCGGTGAAACCAAATTTATCGACCCGACCATCGTCCAACGTAAACCGCCACTCCTTCCATTGGCCAATCACGGTACCGGAAGACACTATTGAATCCACTACATAAGATATATCAGTAGTATCATATTCCGTATAGTAGGTTCTTGACGTACCGCATCCGACAACCGCTAAGGTAAGGATAGTTATCAATAATAACAAGATCTTATTCATCCTTTTTAGATTTTTACGTTTCTTAGATTTCTTCTTATCATCCACCTTATTCTCGACATTTACATCATTACCGGCATCGGCATCAGTAACCTCAGGAGCGTTATTTTCAGGTATATCAATATGACCGGAATTAGGATCCATCTTATCCTCATCAACAACAACCTCATCAGGTACATCGCTATCTAAAAGCTCTGCCTCAAGATATTTGATACGATCGGACATAGCCTTATTCTGATCCTCGAGTTCCTTATATCTTCTTCTAGCCTCATCGAGTAATTTAGATGATAACTTATGTTTCTTCTCAATATCCATATAAGCCCGTTTAAGAGTTTCTTTCTCTTTTACCGACTCATTATATAGCTCTCTTGATTTACTAAGCTCATTCCCCATCTTAACTATATGAGAATCCTTGGAATCTATATCCATATCAAGAGAATCAACAAGCGTATCAAGATACTTTATTTTCTCTTCCAATTCCGTTATATTCTTACGGGCATCCTCATAATCCCTTTTTAATCTGCTTGAATAGCTAATAGCCTCATCTAGATCTTTTTTTAGGGTATTTATATAACTATTCTTTACTATCTTCAATCCGAACATCCTCAACACTTTTATAAGTTCTACGAATATCGGCCTTTATCTTGCCGACTATAATTAACTCAGCTATATGCTTATCTTTCTCGACTATAGCTATATCCTTACGGACATTAGAGACTCTGATCGTAATATTCTCGTTATTAGAGAAAACGAACGGTGATCCTACCAAAGTGAGGCCTGTATCGTTGGTGAACGATGGGAGCATCATAACCATCCCGACAGTATCATCCGGGAATGAGGCCGATATGCCTGTGTCTATATCAAGAACATCACCTTGACCCAACGGGAAGGCATTACCTTGCTTGATAGGAATATCCTTCCCCAATGAGTTCCATGCCTTAGAGAATTTTAAAGAGTTGAGAAAAATTTTACCATCTTTCTCAACTATCCCTACCATTGGATCGCAATTCATGTGAACCTCATCAAGCTTATCATCCGGTTTTTCCTCAAATTCTTCAAGATCTCTGGCTGATGTAAATGACTTACTCTCCAGAAGTTTTTTGATATCTTCAATCGTAGCCATACTATAATTTTATTATTAAATAAACGATCTTCAATCCTAACTTCAAATCAGATGTCTTTTCGAACATCTCCCTAAGAGGTAAGATAGTAGCGTCAAGATCTGACGCTACCCATTCTCCATCCTTATAATACATATTCTTTTCCTCGGAATACGCTACACAAGGTCGATGCCCTAAGTTCTTCATAACCGTATCTACCTTATTTTGGGTAGGCATCGAGACACGGTTCACTTTAGTAGATATATTAAAATTACTTTCCATTAAATTATTCATTTTCAATTAGTTAATCAAAAAGGTAGGTCACTATCGTCTCCAAAAGGAGGATATTGAGGAGGTTGTTGCTGACCTCCAAAAGAAGGAGCTTGGGCTGTCTGAGGCGGAGCCTGCTGGTATGATGGAGGAGGCGTCTGCGGCTGGGCTTGCGGCTGATATGACGGTGGGGGCGTTTGCGTTGTAGCCTCACCAGCGTTGTTTTGGCTTGCCGACTGAACGGGTTTCACACCATCTGTCTTAATGCTTTGAATGTATTTATTAAGTACCTGATAGGCGAAAGCATCTTGGGCAGTATAATCAAACTTCTTATTCCCCATTATATCAGTACTCTCAACTCTGTCAGGCCATCCATTCTGACCATTCTTATAATATTGCTGTATAAGCTCATCCCTTCCATCAGGAGTTTCCCTAGCATATGAGATAAAAAAATTACCCGGGGCATATTGATCTCCTTTCCTAGCGTGAGCTGGATTGATTACCACCTTACGCTTTAGATCAATATTAGGCAAGTATCTCACCAATGACTTAACATAATTATTAATACCTCCTTTTTGAGTCATCAAAGGAACATTTATAATATAGTTTCCTTCGTCATCGCTTATTTTTATAGCTACGTATTTAGTTTTTGCCCCGTTATAGTCAACCTCCCTTATCTCAATATCTGATAAATATCCCTCTATACCATTCCAAAATACTTTCCAATAAGATACAGCCCCGGTCTTATCATTCACATGTTCCTCATAACCTTCTTTAGGCTCCTTGGATGATTGATAAAGAACTCCACTACCACTTATCTTAAAGTAGTGATTATTAGATCCTAGCGAATTTTCACGAACTCCCATATTATATATATTTAAAAATTAAACAATAATTGATGATGATAAGAAATACTCATTCTTATTATCCTCCCCATAAATCTTGTTGAAATGAGATTTATGGTCATGCTCGATAACGATCCTATTCCATGGTATGCTTTTAACTATACCAAGATACCTACCACATAGCACATCGCATATAATATCATTACCGTTATGCGATAAAGCCGTAAGCCTTTCCTTACAAGATCTTCCAGACATAGGGTTCTCTGACATAATACCGCATCCTTTTTCAGTGAATATCAACTTACAATGATCAAACTCATTTACCTTAATATTATTTTGGAGGGCCTGGACGAGTAGATCCTTATCAAAGACATAGGTACTTGTTTTGACAAAATGCTCGTCCACGAACCTCCAATTTGGATAATTACCCTCAAAATTGGTCTCATACATATCCATATCAGGCGTAGAGAAATAAGTCTTAGTATCATCCACTTTTATAGACAACATATCCGATGACTTATTGATATGCTTATCAAGCAATATCGCGGATTCGTTCGATACCGGGATAAACATCTTCTCTACCTTATCCTGATTAGGGACAAAATACCTGTAAATAGTATTTCTATCCGTACTTACTATATTAATATTAATATCATCAATATCAATAACCACATTCTCGATGCATGGATAAAAGTCATCTACCTCCGTATAATCGCTGGCTTTGTTAAGAACCGAAACATAATCGCTCATCTTAACCTTAATTCCTCCATCAAGTATCTTATGTACCTGCGGGAATGTATTGATATCAAAAGCCGGACAACTATACTCACCAGAAGCGTAGTGGATCGTGATCTGATCTTTTCTATCCGAAAGCAGTATCGTAATCTCACAATTCTTCTGTTTTTTCATGAACTTAATAAAAGAGCTTGCCTCTACCAAGAAAGAGAAGTTAGAGTCAGCCTCGACCTCCAATCGCTCTATAACACATACCTTGGCATTTACGGAAGTGATATAAGCCAGATTATTGACAACATCTATCTTAAGATCCTTATAAAGGGAGTTGGAACCGGCGTTCTTAACCACCGTCTCCAGTTTACCCAACTTCTCATTTAATGACTTCGACAAGCACTTTATCAACATAATAAACAACTTTTACATGACATTGCAAATGTAATCATAATTATATTAATACAAATATAATAAATACTTAATAGTATTAAAATAATTTAAACTTACGTCTAATATATTCGGATATAAGTATAGCGTCACACATTCCATCTTGTATCTTAGTTGGCTGTACTCCTTTCCCTGACCATGGTTTTACGAAAGACACCAAAGGGAAAAGGCGTATGGCGCATCGGATGGAGGTAGCTTTCGTATCCAGCTTAGCCGCCGTATACACCCGATCGGATGTCGTATGAAGCTCCTTCTGCCATGTCTTTGGCTGTACCTCCTCGAACATGAACCTGACGTCGGGATGCGAGTGGTATCGTTCCATCATCTCCACCATCATCGCGAAGAGAGCGTTGGGTTCCCTACGGCGTCCACCGAAGGTGAAGTTACTGGCAGCCGAGCTGTTGTGGATGCTATGGACGTCCTCGACGGCGATCGCCAGCGTCCCGCCTCCCTTTTCTTGGATCTTGTCAGCGGCATCTAGGAAGAAGCTTGATATAGCCCTAAGATCTATATCTCCCTTAGCCGATATCCTTGGTGTCATAATTACCTTAACCTCCCCGTTCTCCGGGATCATCGCCAATCCTCCGGTATCTATACCAGGATCTATTCCTATCGCTATATTCATAAAGAGCAGTATTGAATTATTAATCTATTCTCGGTAATATCTTTAATCATATCCATAACATCATCCACAGATATATTGTCATATGATTTATATAAATCCATTACCCCATTAAGTCTTGATCTTACAAAAGATATATAGGCATCGTGGTAATCCTCAATATTCATTATATTCAATCTATCATTTAATTTAATCATTCTTATAGCATATTCTATGTTGTCATTATTTGCTATAAGCTTAAAGTTATTAATATAATCAACCACATAATCTTTTGTAATCTCACATTTATCTGGGCTTACGTCAATTATCAAGTTGGCCACTATTCTATTTGTGCATTCTATATATCTCCTATTTACTGAATAACATAATCCGTTAGATCTAAGATAATTAAACATAGAGAAATTATAATTATCACACATCATAGATAATATGATAAGCAACACGCACAATTTCTTAAAATCATAATTATCTAATACAAATGATACATATAACTGTTTGGGCTTTTTAGTATATTTATAAACACCATATTTAGGATCATGAACATGGAAATATTTAAGACTATTACGATAGTATGTATTAATATCAACTTGATTTGACAATTCCGTTATATCTGATACATATTTATTCATAAAATCATCACATCCATATAAATGAAATACCATTTCTGACTTATTCAATATCGTATCTCGGCACATATAAAGATCATCCCTTGTTATTTTGCTGACATACCTTTTAGTACCTAATGTGTTTATAAAACAACGTTTATCTATTCCAGATAGTTTTATAAGTCTATCTATATTAATACATGATTCATCATTATCAATTTCAGTCAATATAACATTCCTCTCACTTTCTATAAGATCTTCACTTATGTCTGGATATACGATAAAATTATAAGAAAAATCAATACACTTCTTGATATCAACATCAGGCAATGTAAATCCTTTAAATAATAATGATCTAGGATTTGTATATCCATTAAAATCAAAGAATAACTTATCACTAATATCATCATTACGTTTTATTATCATATGTTCATAAAAATGAGATAATCCATTCTTTGATGATAATATAGAACTAATATCAGGTATCTCAGCGCATACGAACCCAATAGGTATATTCATACCGCTATTGTAATAAAAACATCTACATCCTAGATCTTTTATCAGTCCAGTGTATATTTTCATATTTTAATCGTATATAATGAATGAAAATCCTCCGGTCTAAACACCTGTATCGATTTATCTGGGTACATACCTATATAATAACCGTAAAAAGCCCGTAGAATACCATTTTCTAGCCTTATATCCAATGCCTTTACCTTATTCCCTTCAACCATAACATCAACCTCATCAGTCTTGTTAGATATCTTATCGAACCATTCAGGTATAGGATCAATACCGTACCTGAATGCGTTTACCGTTGATTTTATAGAGATATATGTTCCCATATTAGATTAGATTACAATCGTCTCGTTTAACAACCTTAAAATCGCCATTTCTAAGTAATATCGCTACATCAGATCTCGTATATGTGAGAGGCGTATACGATACCAAATGATAAGAAGCCTGTCCTGTCGCTGGTCGAACCGGTCTTAATACGGCTATGGCTATATCGCCGCCAAGTTCCGTACCACCGGTGACACCCTGTAGGCACATGTATATGAATCCCTCATACTCATATCTCTTCCCGATAAATTCACTCATGGGAATACCTACGAACAGATAGTTCTTTACATCCCCATTCTTAACCTCGACAGCGTTATCTACGCTGGATGGTATTACGTCTACAAATTTTACTCCTATTGCCATGATTACAAATTCAATTTAGTTCTTAACTCTTGACACAATTCTTGATTATCTCTCATGATACTTAACGTATTATCCACCCCATTTCCTACCCGGACATCCCCGTACCAGTACCATGATCCTTTACGGGTAAAGATACCGGTTTCCTCGCACAACTTCAAAAGTTCAAGTTCCTTGTCAAATCCAACTCCATAATATAAGGCTGTCTCGGCTATCTGGAACGGTACGGCAGTCTTATTCTTCAGCACCTTTATCCTGACCTCATGACCTACTGAAGATCCGTCCTCACCTAATATAACCTTCTTTCTCGCCATCTCCATACGGATAGAGGCATAGAACTTCAAGGCGTTACCTCCGGTCGTTACCTTAGGATCTCCGTATATAACACCGATCTTCTCCCGATATTGGTTGATGAATACCAGAACACAGTCGCTTTTGTTTACGATCCCTGTAAGAACTCTCATAGCCTTTGACATCAATCGAGCTTGCAATCCCATGTTACTATCCTCCATATCACCCTCGATCTCCTTCTTCGGGACTAGATTTGCCACGGAATCCACGACAATAAATCCTACCCTGCCGGACTCCACCAGCTTGGCCGTGATGTCAATAGCCAGCTCACCGTAGCTTGGCTGGGAGATCAAAAACCGGTTTATATCCAACCCCATTTTCCTAGCGTACTCAATATCGAAAGCGTTCTCCACGTCTATTATAGCTACTAGCTTATCTGGATGTTTTTTCTGGAACTCGATCATACTTAACGTACACATCATAGTCTTGCCACAAGATTCCATCCCGACCAGCTCATGAATCCGGCCTACCGCCCATCCGCCGCCGAGAGCCTTATCCACCACCAGCGATCCGGTGCTTTCCCTTGGTATGGATATTATAGGCTTATCGTCGCCGAAGTTCATTATCGAGCCTTCTCCAAGCTCTTTATTTAAAGATGATACTAATTCATCTACGTCTGAAAAAAGTTCTTTCTTAGCCATTATAATCCAAATTCCTCAAAGTTAAATAAATCCTGTTGCTTCTTTATCATATCCTTACCGATGTCAGATATCTTTTCCGGATTCAAAACACCATCATTCTCATCCACCTTATCTATGAAGTCAGATATCTTATCGCTTAGCAGTACCATATCTTCCTTAGGCACTGATTTTAGATAAAGACCGTCTATTGACCTACATCTTGAAAGAGCGGTATATATCTGTCCTATCTCGAAGGCTCTACTAATGTCTACAAATATATTATCTAAAGTCATTCCCTGGGATTTATGGACAGTTATGGCGTATCCTAACCTCAATGGATATTGTATTATATAGCCGCAAGAAATGCCTTCAAGGGAATCGTCTACCTGCTTATACTTCATCTTCTCCCACTTCTCTTTGGTTATCTCCACCTCAGTATCGTTATCTAGATGAACATATATCGTCTCATCAACAGTATCTATGCTGGTTATGATACCCATCGAGCCATTGACATACCCGTTGCCGTTTCTGGTTATTATGACCTTAGCCCCTACCTTTACTATAAGCTCATCCTCGCAAGGCGCTACAGGCTTCTCCCCGAATACAGTAGCATCGAACTTAAATACCTTATTATTGATCTTATCAAGATTAGTCTTATTTATCTCATAAGCTTCTTTGTTAGTTGAGCATATAATTATAGTATTATCCATATTATCTGGATACTTGACCCTACTATCCAATATCTGTCTTGACTCGTCGGTAATAACCCCACATCTTATATCCTCAAGTACGGAAAGAAGCTGAGGATCTTTTTGACGGAATACGTTCTCGAAGGTAATGACCGAGAATCCTGACGCTCTTAATGCCTTTGATGAGAAAAAGAACCGGCTCTCATAATATTTGTCGATAAAATCATCCGCCGTCACCACAGGAGGTAGTTGTGATAGATCTCCAAACATAATCAACCTAACTCCACCGAAAGGCTCCTTGCTACGCCTACATTGTCTAAGTATGTCAGCCACCTCATCAAGCAAATCAGGTCTTACCATACTGATCTCGTCAATGACAATAGTATCAAGATTCTTGATCTTCTTCTTCATAAACGGACTTACATCCACCTTATTCGACAACATACCTCTCTCGATAGAAGGGATATAAGGATCGTTCTTTATAGAGAAGAACGAATGAATGGTCTGTCCACTGGCATTCAACGCCGCTACTCCAGTCGGTGCTACGATAACGCACTTACCCAAGAACTTTACGATACGTCTCATGAACGTACTTTTACCACTACCAGCTCTACCGGTAATGAACAGATTCTCCCTAGTGGTGAAAATCTTCTTCAAGGCACGACCCTGCTCCACGTTTTTATCCACCGTCATAATATGACGAAGGAGGTCGTTTTCATTTCTAAAATCCTCTTTTACCATATCTTTTTAAGTTTATGGTACAAAGATACGAATAGTTATAATTAACTAATTGAAATAAATGTAAATAATATATAAATATTAAATTTTGTATCTGATACTCAAATCATCCAGCCTTACTCATCTCAACCCCTTTTACCCCTAAGAAAACGTCTTTTATAAAATATTCGGCGATAATTATATGCATTATCGTTCCTCTGTATGATAGTCTTAGGTGTCCGATAGTTACGTTTTTCCTGTCTTTGGTATTGACTATTCCATTGTTTTTCTTTACCTCATCATATAAATCGGATATAGTCTTACAGCACATACTAAGAACTTCTTTTATCATCCGATATACCGTTCTTTGGGATATTAGCATCATACCTTCTTTTGATAACTTTATATTCAATCTATCCATAAGATATGACACATTGAATTTGACAGTTCTTTTTTTAGTTACCTTATATATCTTATTTATATTTCTGTTTCTAGCTGAGAATATTATTTTTGATAACATCTTGACTCTATTTAATTTACGACTTTTGTTAGCCATCCTTCTTCTGGTATTCGAATCAAGATTTTTATCAAGGCAGGTATATACAGATTCTCCTTTCTTTACAAACATATCCTTTATCCTTGGGGTCTTACTAGCCTTATGCTTGTATTTTATGATATCCGATAAAGCTATCATAATCTCTCCTTCAGCCCAAGCCTTTAAGCTTATAAGCTGGTAGTTCATATCCTCATGAGAATCCCTTAATACATGTCGGTAACAGAAATAAGCGCATCCATCCGATAGGATATCAATAAAATCATTGGTGTTAATCTCTATCTGATCTCTGTTTCCATCTTGCATCCTTTTTCTTAGAAACACATGTTTGGATACGTTTATGATAATAAGATATATCATTGCCATCTTACATTCATCGCTGATCTGGATTCCCGATCCATGATACTCCTCATGTTTCAATGAATATTTTATGGCTGTCACTTTCTTGCCTTCCTTATTGGTAACAGGCTTAAAATCAACTGGACATATAAGTGATCCGGCTGGAAGTTTTACACATCCTAGCTCATCTTTCTTGGTCTGAATATTACGTGGAATATATCTTTCGGTAAGAATCTTATCGAAATTTGATTTCATTATATGTAAAAATCTTATCTTTGTTCCCATAGAAGATTTTATTTGCTACGAATATACGAGTTCCGTAAATACGAAACAAGTTATTCGGATGGATGGGTAGCCTGTGAAGGTCGCCCATTTGTTGTTTATACGAAATTGTCGTAATAAAATGGGGGGGGGTAAATATCTGTGTTTCTGTATGATCATTTTTGACATCATACTTGTTACGCGCGCATTAATAGGTATATTTATTAATTATAATTAACTATATTAATATATCCTATTTCCTAATCCTCCATGTTTTGTGTAGGGTATATCATGAAGTCAAATGTCTATATAGCTAATTAATATTTTTACTGCCAAGGTGTAGTGCCGTCAGGCAGGACACCGCAGGCTTATAATAACAATGCCATATGATGTTACCGGAGTCCGGGACCCGGAAGGGGATCGGGCGGAGCAGAAGCCAAAGAAGAAAAAGTGAAGTCATGTGCAGTCGCTCACGCTCCGGCCGCCCGTATCCTCTACGGCAGGCTCCATCGCCCCAAGACTTCCCATTTCCTTTGGATTTATATCCCATAGCACGGCAGGAAGGCATCCAAAGGGAAAAGGTGTGGTCATGTCCCGTGAGGCAGGATAGAGCTGTCCACCGCCGCTCGGAGGCATGTATGGCCGGTGCTCAACTGGCCTCGTTGCCGTGGCTTACGGTGGACTCATTCGGCCTTCCTCCGCCATTTCCACCACCTTTTCCCTTTGGATATTCGTAAATACATGCTAATCAGCATATATTATGTTGATTATGGCATAATTTCTTGACAACGATATTTTTTTTAAGTAGTTTTGTCGAAAACTAATTTTATATGCCGGAACAGAGGAAAGCTTTCGTATTCGCGTTGCCTTACGACACTAGGCTGGATATGATCCAGCAGTTCTTAAGGATATACAACGGCTATCTGGATTCCAAGGGTAGGAGCTTGATTACTGAAAGGACGATAAACTTACTTTCTTTCTACATCAATTACGGATACTCGGATGATACCAGAGCCAAGTACATGGATTGTTATGGACAAAAGGAATCTTATATCGCTGTCCTTAACAATGAGCTAAAGCGTGGCGGTTTTTTAGTAGATAAAAAGAACGGAAATTTCCGTACCCGTGAGCTGTCTATTGAGATGAGAAGCCTACGTAATTATTTTGTTCTTGACGGGGAGGGTGATGACACCCGTGTAATGGGATTCGTATTCAAGAGAAACAAATTGAATATCGATGGATAGGAGTCTTATTTCGTTCGACAGGGATATTGTCGATGAGGTGGTGAGAAGATCTGGAGGGAAGTTTACCAAGCAACAGGTCGAGTGGTGCATGAAAGCATCCGTATCTTATATCCATCATCTCGCCAGATATACCGATAATATATCTATCAGGATACCGTTTATCGGATATGTTATATGCAACCTCCGTGAGATGCGTGTAAGACGTGATAAGATACGTCGCATATATGTCAAGGAGGGTAATCGTTATCCAGACGAAAGGATGCCTATTGAGCTTGATTGTCTGGATAAGAAGATAAAGGTGATAGAGGGTATGGAGGGATTGAAGAACGGAGATCCCCTTATACGTGACAACCATGAGGCTATGTACCAATGCCGGTATGGTATGACATGGGAACAGTTACAGGATTTTCAACAACAACAATTTAAAAAATAATATGCAAACAATTGGTAAAGCCCAAGTAATAGCCCAAGCTTGGGAAGACAGTTTATTGGGCAGGATTCCTAAGGATGAGAAAGATTATCCGGAGTGGTACAAGAATCGTCTTGATTTATGTAAGAAATGTCCTAAGAACTCTTCTAATATAGCTTTCTTTAAGTTACCAGCTAAGGTATTGCTGCAAAGATTGATGGGAAGACAGGCGTGCTCGTTGTGTGGTTGCTTTATCAAGGAAAAGGCTTGGATGAAGACAGAGGTATGCCCGTTGAAGTTCGTGGAAGGAGAGAAAGCCAAATGGAATGCTATGGAGGTGATAACAGCCGATCATAACGATTTTAATATTGAGTGCCCTAACGATTCCTTTGATATAGGACTGACGGATGACGAGAGCGAGTTTTATCTAAATATTTTTGATCAGAAAATAGGTGATAAGATAGAAATCGTGTTATTTATCACCCATAATGATGGTTTCCATGTCAAGGAGCATCATCTCGGATGTGGATGTATGGGAGATGTATCATATAACAAACATTCTGACAATGAGAATAGAATTATATTTAGGATGACGTTAGATACCTCAAAATATACGGAAGGTCATTTTGAGAAACATCTATCTCTTATGGGTTATACTAAGGACGATCCTGAACGTAATTTCAAACATTTTCCGCTACGTATTATAGGGGAAGCTTATAAATAATGCCGTGAGAAATCTCGTAAGAAGCAAGATAGATGACCGTATCCATGCCCTTATTGTCATGGAAGTCGGATGCCGTGAGTTGCCTGAATATTCGTTGGGTGATATACTTTACTCCGCTTTAAGGAGGATAGCTAGGGCTAATGGTGGTAATGTCCGCTTCTTGCGGGATGTTAGTACCAGGGATTTATTGAGGTCTATAGACCAAAGCATCAGTGATGAGATTGAGTTAAACAACAATGATTATAATGCGTAATATGGAAGATAAAGATATAAAAACAGAGATTAGAGATTATCTTAAAGAAGAGGCGGATACTCATATAAGGCATTGGATAGCTATAAAACGTGAGAGCAAGCGTTTGTATAGCGATATTGAGGATAGGACTAAGAAGATAGCCCTTAAATCATCTTCATTGATAAAAGAGGAGGATTTTGTCGTTCTTCATGAGATGACCCATAAGATACAGATGTTGAATATAGAGGCTGTAAAAGTCAATTCTAGGTTGATGTTCATAATCCAGTTGGCTACCAGCTTCGGTATGGATCTGGATTTAGATACGACATATGCGTCCACCGCCAAGAGTATTATAGAAGACAGAACGTCTGGATTCGTGTTTTATGATGACAAGGAACGTCTTAGATATGCTGACAAGGAGCTTGAGGATATGTTCCATGACATGAGCGTGACGGAAGTAAGTAAGATCGGGGTTGTTCAATCTTATGAGCTTCTTATGAAACAGTATAACGAGTTTAAGGATATGAAAGCCAATGCCACAGGGAAGACGAAAGCCGACGAGTAGGGACGTCGATCGGGTAAACGATAATCTTGAGGTCATATCCAAGGCCGTGGATGACGCCAAGACGTATATCGCCAAGCATCCATGGGATAAGGAGAAGCCTGAGGATATGGCTAGGGCGTTCGATTTCATATCCAAGCTGATCGATAAGATCAACGTATGGAATGACTCGTATATGGAGAAGAGTGGGATCATGGATGTATACAGGAGTGTCAGCAATGTCCAGAAGAAGGAACGTAAGGGACAAGTGTCTGGAGGTATAGAGCCCGTATTAAAAAGTATGAAGTGATGGGGTTAAGCACGAGTCCAGAATTTTATGTAAACATGAAGAATCCTCCAGTGTGGAACGATTTGTTCGGCTGGGAGGATCAAGATGATGATGTTAAGCAGTTCTTCACGGAGGAGGCTTATAAGGTCAAGAACGGGGTGACTATCAACGGTACGTTCATCCCGCCATGGCTTTATTGGCATGTTAATTTCTTTCCCGTATTTCAAGATCTTCCAAATGGGGAGCGTGTTCCTGCTATCAGCCGGTTACGTGATAATGAATGGTTTTTCGCTGAGATGTACCAACGTGCCCGTCAGGAGAAGAAAGGGCTGGGGATGTTCGGTACCCGTCGTTTTGGAAAGGCCCTTCTGGACTCGGAGCTGATATATACTCCTTATGGACCTAAGAAGATAGGGTTCGCTGATATCGGTGATATCATATATGGCGATGATGGTAAGCTTACGACTGTAGTAGGCGTATATCCTCAAGGGTTCGTTGATATGTATAAGGTGACGTTTGAGGACGGGCGCAGTATAGTATGTTGCGGTCAACATCAGTGGAAGGTTAAATATCATGGTGATTATAAAGTCATGAGCACTATGGGTATCATCCACTCTGACTTCCAGAAGATGACCATAGATATAGGGGAGGCCGTGGATTTCCCCGAGCGGCGGTGGCTGATGTCGCCCCAGCTCCTTGGGTCTCTGACCGCCTCTTTCCTTTGTGGATCTACCGACAGGATCTTCGAGTTAAGCAATAAGGAGATGGATGATATTATTTATTCATCCAAAAAACAGAAAGAGTTGTTTATAAGCTCATTCATGAAGATAGCTTGCGGCATAAGTACTGGTGACGATCGTTTTAAGGTCGTTTACAAAAGTGAGTATATTATATCCTTCGTAAGGAAAATATTTTGGTCTATGGGATATTATTGCGTTATGGATGGTGATGATATGTATATATCCAAGACCCATAACAGGCTTAGGATATCCGATATAGATTATTACGGGAAGTATAAAGCTACTTGTATTGAGGTCGATAATAAGTCTCACCAGTTCCTTACCACTAATTTTGTCGTATCCCATAATACGACTATCATGTCATCCCTTCTTCAGATGAACGCTACCATGACGATCGGGCTTAGTCATTCCGTGGTAGGTTTCAGCGATAGCGATTTGTCTAATATAGGTGAGTATTGTGAGTATGGGCTTGATCATGTGCATCCTTTTTTCAGAATTAACAGGACCAAGACCGATTGGAGTTCTGGTGTCACCTTAGGCAAGCGTATGTCCAACGGGGTTCGTGATGTTCATGCCATAATATCCATAGCCAATATCAACATGGGTAGGAAGACATCCACGCAGAAGACTGCCGGTCTGACCCCAGCCACGGCTATTTTCGACGAGGTAGGTAAGGGACCTATCAAGAAGCCGTACACTGCCGCCATGCCGTCCTACGACACTCCTTATGGCTGGCGTCTCAGTCCTATCTTGGCTGGTACCGGTGGTGAGGTGGAACTATCCAAGGACGCTCAGGAGATGTTCTCTGATCCTGATACATACAATCTCCTGGTCATGGACTGGGATATTTTAAATCGGAGAGCCATGAAAGGGAAAACATGGAAAGAAAGGAAATGGGCGATGTTTGTCCCCGGTCAGATGGCTAACTCCGGTGTTAAGAGAACTATAGGATTGGGCGATTATCTTGGTAAGCCTGATGACAAGAAGCTTAATAAGATCAAGATCGACGCTACTGATTTCGAGGCTAGTACCAATAAACTTAATGAGGAACGGAAGAAACTATCTACAAAAGATAGGGTTGCGTACACTTCTCATACCATGTTCTATCCATTTACGATTGACGACTGTTTTTTAAGCTCATCCCAGAACCTATTCCCGGTCGAGTACGCTATCAAGCATAAGAATGATCTCCTTGAGTCGGGGCAATATAGCGGTATGCTGTGTGATGTCTTTCTTGAGTCAGGTAATAAACTGGGGACTACTAAATCGAATAAGCAACTGGCTGGATTCCCGTTTAGCGGCGGTGTTATTGACGCTCCTGTCCAGATATTCGAGATGCCTCAATCCAATAGGTTTGATGATTTTATTTATGTGGCGGGCCAAGATCCGTATAAGCAGGCCAAGTCTGATACTCCTTCATTGGGATCCTTTTATATATTCAAAAGGCGTGTTGGTATCCGAGATCCTTATGCCTATAGAATAGTTGCCTCTTACGTATCCCGCCCATCATCTATAGACCAATTCTGTCGTACATGCGAGGTACTTCAGAAAGGATATGGTGCTATATGTCTTATGGAGAACGCTGACCAGATGTATGAGCAGTATCTTAACCGTAAAAGCGGTATGCCAGCGTCTTTCTTTCTGTTTGCTGGTGAGGCAATAGCCAATAAGTATGTGAAGGCCGGCTCCCGGCAGAACAGCAAGCTGGGGCTATACCCGACCCCCGGCAACCAGAACCTGCTATTCTCGTGCGTAGTGGATTATTGCTGGCAGGATTTCGTTATTGGTTATGATGATCAGACTGGTCTTGATATAACTGTCAAGGGTATTGAGCTGATCGATGATATAGCCCTATTGGATGAGATAATACAGTATAAGCCCGGATTGAACGTCGATAGGATAATAGCGTTCGGGCATGCGTTGGTTCTCGCCAGATATTTTGACGATAACAATTACATGCCTAAATCGAAGATCGAGGAGATGAATAATGCCCGCAAGGAAGACGCTTATAAACACCATGAGGTATATGCCTCTGCCTTTGGATCGGTATCTATAGGAGCTTTTAGGTAAATGAATGTCAATTAAACGCCTATCTTTGTTGTAAATAAAATTGAATAATCATGGAAGTGTTTAATAGAGATCATTCGTTTCCAGCAAAAGGAGCGTTATTAGGATTACCTCCTCAGGCTATTTCCACGAAGAAAAAGAACAGGAAATGGAAGGAGGATTGTATGGATGCTCTTGAGACGATAGGGTTGAAACAGTATGATCGTAACCAGATGTACCGTGACTATTATCTGATGGCGGATGGTAAGTTATCTTTTATGGAGATGGCGGATGTTATCCCTCAGTTAAGGGACGTGCAGAAGTTAAGGAGCGATATAAGGATACCTTCTTTCTTGAAGCATTATGATATAATAGGTGGTATCGTAAATGCCTTTGAGGGATGGCTGACAAACCTACAGGATAAGTATACGGTTAACGAGGTAGGGGATATGGCTATAAGTGAGTATGAGGATACGATGTCAAACTTACTTCATCGTCATATACAAGAACAGTGGGATATTATCGTTAATCAGCGTCTTGTGGAGGCCGGTCTTGATCCTACATACAATGAGTTTAATTCCGAGGAGGAACGTCAGGCTTATGTTCAGCAAATCCAACAGGCCAAGGCGTCTATGACCCCTGATGATATCCAGAGGTTCATGAGTACAAGATGGAAGACGCAGGCGGCGGTATGGGGGGATCATACGATCGAGGCTGACCGTAGCCGGTTTTATATGGATGAGCTTGACAGGGAGAATTTCCGGGATCGTCTTCTTAGCGGAAAGATGTTCCGGAATCATTTCGTTGGCTTCGACTACTATCGTCCGGAGGTATGGAGTCCGAGGGAGGTTTTCCATCCTGATGTGAAATACCCGCAATATGGGTCTTATGTGGGTCGTCTTCATTATTACGAGGGTGTTGAGTTGATATCAAAATACGGTCATAAGATGACGGCAAAGGACAAGCGTCGTATTATGGGCGGTGACGATGATTATGAGGGATGGGTATCTAATGACGGTACTAGGTATGACTGGAAGAAAAAGAAGCCGTCTATTACCGGTATGTATGAGAATGAGGTTATTCCATGGAAAGGATACCATGACTATGAGTCTATAGTTGCCGCTGAGGACTATTATGGTGTTCCGATGGGCGAGTACCACACCTTCGGGCCGGACGGGGAGGAACACACCCAGCCCCGCTTCTTGCCCCGCTTCCATCCATTTGGCTATTTTAACTCTGACATGTCCAATGGCAAGAGATATGAGATAGACTCTCGCCTTTTTAGGGTAATGGAAGGATATTGGGTATCCATGAAACCGGTATTCTTAATAACTTACATGACGGAGACCGGGATGGTGGATCAGGAGCTTGTTACCGATGAGCTTCTCCCGGAGTTCTTGGAGAAGAACGGGATAAAGAAGGTGAAGAGGGTGATGGCAGAAGCCGTTGGTGATCCTGAGGTGAACACCTACATCTTGGAGTATGTTCCTGAGGTTAGGTTTGGAGTTAAGATCACCGGAGGTAATTTAATGGATAAGCCTATATATATTGGTGGGGATCCAATACCTCATCAGATACATGGTGACAGCAGTCTGTATGATTATGTCATTCCGGTTTCGGGATTTATAGGGGCCAGTCTCGCTGATCGCATACAACCGTTCCAGATGATGTATAACCTTGCTATGAATCAGCTATACAATAACGCCGAGAAGGAGATCGGTAAGTTTTTCTTAGGTGACTTGGGATTCCTGCCTACTGAATATAAGGATATGATGGACAAGAAGGGCGCTTTGGCTACCTTCATGCAGATCGTGAAGTCCGTCTCGTTTATGGGCGTAGGTGGTAACGATACGAACAATCCTTACCAGAACCCACAGATGAGTAGCATATATAACCAGTTCGGTGTATATGATCTTACTAATACGGATCAGATAAGATCCCGTATGGAAATGGCTTCTTACGCCTATATGATGGCTTATAGGATGATAGGTATATCTGAGCAGGCTATGGGTCAGTCAACTAGATACGAGAGTTCTACTGGCGTAAAACAGGGAGTTAACGCTACTATGCTACAGACTCAGACTTACTTTAATGATTTCGATGACTTCAAGAAACGGACATTGGATATTCATCTAGCCGTGGCTCAAGTATGTCAGAAGGAAGGATACGATTGGACCGTGATGTACAGAAACAGCGATCTTTCCTTGGCTTACATCAGTCTTACGGATAATAGCTTGTCGTTACGTCATCTTAATGTTATGGCTGTCTCTAATTCCAAGAAACGTCTGGAATTGGAGAATTTGAAACAATATATATTACAGACAAATACGTTAGGTAATGACTTACTTGATATCACTAGGATGATGAGCGCCAACTCAACGGCTGAGATGAATCAGATCGGAAGGGATGCTAGATCTTACGCCGATCGTGTAAGGCAAGAAGAATACCAGAATCAACAGCGACTTGTCCAGCAGCAAGCCGAGGCCGAGCAACAGGCACGTAATGATGAGCATGAGAAGGATAAGGAGCTGGCTTATATCAAGGGCAACTTCGACTTAAGGGGTAAGAGCATAATGGCCGCCGGTCAAGCGGCTAGGACCGAGAACAACTCTGAAGGCATGGATTATGTCGAGGCTATGGCTGATAGGGCTTTAAGGGAAAGAGATCTTGATATCAAGGAAGAGGAGATGAGAACCAGACAGGCTAACGCCGAGGCTGAGCGAAGATCTCGTGAGGAGATAGAGAAAAGAAAGTTGGAATTAAAAGAAAAGGAGATAGACGCTAGAAACAAACGTTCTGATACAGATAGGTTTACGTCAATAATAAACAAGAATTGATTACAAGTTTTGTAAATATTTTCACAAAATCTGTAATCATTTTGGCGTAAAATTCTGTCATATACTATAATGGGTTTGATTTAATTGGTAATTGGATTAATAATACTTTTGTAAAAAGCAAAAAAGGAAATTGTATGAATGACATGGGTGATTTCGCTAAGGGTTTTAAGACCATGAGTGTCGAGGAACTTTTTTACCGTGGTGACGGTGATGGCGATAAGAATAATATCGAGGGTAAATATGATAAGGATGGTAATCCTATAGGTGATACCAAGGAAGAGCCTGCCGACGGCGGAGCGGCTGAAGGTGGCGGGGATAAGGGCGGCGACGCTACCAACCCAGACCCGGATTCCTTTGGCGAAGGCGGTACTGATAATAATAACGTGGTATCAGGTTTTAACGGGAAATCTTTCTTGGAGAAGATGGCCGCCAGAGGTATCATCGACAGTATTGATAACCTTGATATTATGGTAGATGATAAGCTAGTCGATCTTTCTACTATCACAAAAGAAGATGATCTACTTGATATAGTGGAGGGATTGATCAAGGATAAGGCCGATGAGTTGTTGAAGGATAAGGTTGATACCGGTTCTATGTCTGACTTCATGAAGAAGATGATAGAGGTGGATAAGGCTGGAGGTAACGTAGGTCAGCTTCTAAACCAATATCAGAACATTCAGGCGCCGTTGGACAACCTTGATATGAGCAACAAGAATGATCAGCTTGCGGTCATCCAGCATTATTATAAGATGTTGGGTATGCCGGAAGACGAGATAAAGGATAATATGGAGATGATGATTGGTAAGGGCGATGAGTTCATTGAGTCCAAGGCCAATAAGTTCCATGATATCCTGAAAAAGGAGATGGATAACCTTATCGAGGAGGAGAAGAAAAAATCCGAGAAAAAGAAACAGGAGTTGATTGAGCAGATGAAGATCTATAAGAAAGGTCTTAAGACGTCTATAAGCTCAGGGTTCCAGTTGACTGACACGATGATAGGTAAGGCTGTCGATTTCGTTACCAAGCCGATAGACAATCAAGGTCATACGGCTATAGATAAAGCTTATTCGGAGGCTATCAAGAATCCGGACATGGCCGCTGATCTGGCTTTGTTCTTGATGAATAAGGACGAGTTCCTTAAACAGAAGACTAACAAGGCTAAGATGGAGGTCAATAAGAAGACCATCACTCTTCTTTCTGGCAATAAGGGAGGAAAGCAAAATAAGAATAATATCGATAATGATACTATAGAGGCTAACTTCCTTGATCTGAGTGGATCAAAGAGTGTATAACATTAAAAGATAGATAATTATGAATCCTTTTTTAACAAAAAGTTTTCCGGCTACCGTGAATGGCGATAACGTTATTGCCTTCACCGATGCCAAGAATTATAAGACTTCGCTCGTAGAGCATAACTTAGGCTCATTGGCGAGCTGGTATTATGAGGATCCGGACAAGAATCATTTGGGTCTGTTGAATCTGTTCTCTAATATCGCTAATTACCCCGTTCCGATGTATATGGGTATGATTAATAACGGCGCTACGATCTCCGTTAACGGTATTGGAGCTTCTTTCCGTTATGATCTTCCCGTTACAAAGACATTCGCTGTCGTTACGGCTGAGGATACTTCAGGTCATCATCTAAAACCGGGTATTGACGGTGGTTTGTTTGATATTGTTTTGAATACTTCTGAGTTTACGGCTTATGATGTCATTACCTATGACGCCGCTAACGGCTGTAATATCCTTATCTCAGGTGAGATCCCGTCTAAGACAGAAGGAGATTTGACACGTTATTGGGGTCGTGTTATTGGCGGTAAGGCTAAATACTTCCCTAAAGAGAAATTACGTCCGGGTATCCGTTATTGGAAGATCGGTCATGCCCTTGGTGAGTACAGTACCCAGTTCTCTAAGGTATCTGGAGCTGACAAGGCCGGTTCCATGACTTGTGAGTTCCGTTTAGGAAACCACCGTGGTGTTGAGGGTGAGACAACTATGTATGCTGGTATGAAGTCCATGCAGGCCGCCCAGAATAGCACTTCAGAGTTCGTGGAGACTGCCCTTCGTCGTATGAATGCCATGAGAAGCGAGTATGAGGGTAATATTCCTGATTTGGCTATTATCGGCAAGACTGTTAATGGTAGACTTGATTTACGTACGGCTAAGGTAGCCTCTACGTTGGAGGTGTTCTGTATGGCTGAGTTGGTTAAGTTGGAGGCAAGACAGTTGATGTGGCAAGAAGGTGGTATTATCATGGATCAAAATGGTCCTATCCATTTGAATGAAGGTATCTATCGTCAGCTTCGCCGTGGTTACACTATCTACTATAGCCGCCCGATGGGTATTACTAAGGATACGCTTATGGCTGCCGCAGCTTATATTTTCCGTGGACGTCAGGATCTTCCTATTACGGAACGTAAGATTAAGTTCAAGGTGGGAGCTATGGCTATGATTAACTTAGAGAAGTTGATCAGGGAATCGTTCTTCACTACCTTGCAGAACTTAAGCTGGGGTATGGGAAGCGATAGGATGTTGCCTTCTAATCCTATTTCCGGTACTAACGACGCCATGATCTTAGGTCCTGTTCAGGTTAAGGGAGCTTTCATCCCGGGCATCGGTAATGTTGAGTTCGAGCACGATCCTTCTTTGGATTACGCTGACATGACAGATCGTAGCGAGTTAGTGAATGGCATGTATCCTAGATCCTCTTATTCTTGTATTATCGAGAATATCACTGACGCTGGATCGACTAACGCGTATTCCGCTATTCCTAATACGGCTAACGCTAAGTTAGGTAATATGAATAACAACGTATTCTATATCAAACCAGAAGGAGTAAGCATGTGGTGGGGTTATGAATACGGTCGTTGGGCACACAAAGCCAACGGTAATGAGATAGTATCATCCTTGCCGGGCATGAAAGAGCAATTCTGGTGCCACTCAGCTTCAGCGGCTTGGGTTATGGATAACAGTAAGTTCTTGATTATCGAGCTTCAACCGAACTACTTCGGCTAAGTTTTTTCATATATGTAATTTGGTTTTTAGAGGGGAGGATATTCCTCTCCTCTTTTTTTAAGTAACGCAAAAAAGGAAATGAAAGAAATTTTAAAATCAAGGAAGGTATTGGCCGAGGTAAACGGTTTCAATATCATGTCAGATACCTTATATGAGGTTGTAGGCAAACACGATGGAAGTGCTCCTCAGGCCTTTCAAGACGCTAATATAGCTAAAGCTCCGTTCCCGGAGAACGCCACTCACGTATGTTGTCCTTGGGATGATTTCTCCAAGGCCTATAACACCGGTTTTTATCCAAGATCAAGATGCTATAATGGTCTTGACAAGAATGAGATCGACAGGCTTGTCAAACAGCGGGTAGATAATATCATGAAACCTTTCGAGGAAATGTCACAGATGGATCTATCTCAAACCAATTTAGAATTTTGGGATGACGCTAAGGATAAGATCTTCATGGGTAAGGTTTATAATACGGCTAATACCGTAGATCTATTTTATTTATATTTGGCTGTATTTTCCGGCATGTTGACTCCTCAGGAAATGGATGGCGATCCTGTCTTCATGAACTCCATGTTCTGTTTCGTAGAGAAAGACAATATGAAGGATTTCGTTCAGCAGCGTGAGATCAATAAGATGAACATCAGCTATAAGTTTATCAGCGCCCTTAAGAAAGGCGGCGACGATCGTCAGGCTGTCATCGATCTTCTTCTTTACATCGGTATCGTAACTCGCCCGGATTTCACGGAGGATGAGTATTATACAGGATCTCTATCAAACTGGATGAATGAGAAGAAGACCAATGTCGATTATCTGCTTGATATCTGGGATCGGTCATTGGAAGGTGATTTCAAGGAAGTTCTTGAGTTTTACCGTATCGTAAACGTCCTTCAACGAAATGGTCGTATCAATATGACTCCATCCGGATTACAATATAATGGCCAGATCATAGGACCTGACGTTCGGACATCCGCTGAGTTCTTGGCTACCAAGAAAGACTTTATTAACATAAAGGCTAATGTATTGGATGAGTATGAGGAGATCATGTCTATGTCTAATATCGATGATAAGTCCAAGACCAAGAAGGTTAAGGATATTAAGAAGAAGGATGACGTAGAGGAAGGTGATAAGATTAAGGAGGAATAACGATGACAATCCAAGAAGCGTATCTAAGGTCTTTGCAGAAGAACGAGCAGAATCTTGCCAATGGCGGGATTAAGCTTGATCCGGGAAGGTTCGTGTTGTTGTTTAACGAGGCCCAAGACCGGTTAGTTAAGTACTATCTAAATAGGAAGGATGACGAGACTATACGCTCCATCCAAAACCTTCTTGTTTATTGGATGTCGTTGGATAATGCGGTTAGGATGGATGACCCTGAGTCTACGTCCTTTAACTTACCTGACGACTATCTATGGTTCTCTAACATAAAAGGAGTTTTCTCATACAAAGGGTGTGAGGCCACTGATTTCGTTATGTGGGAGGCTAAGAACGAGAATATCCATGAGCTTCTTGGAGACGAGAATAACCGTCCTTCTTACGACTACCGTGAGACATTCTACTCCATAGGGAACGGGAAGGTCGTGGTCTACGAGTCAGGCTTCCGTACCGAGGAGGTTAAGATGACGTACTACCGCCGTCCTGTCAGGGTAGACCTATCGGGGTATATCAACGCCGCCGGTATCCAATCCACGGACATCGACCCGGAGCTGCCCGATTATCTTGTGGAGGAGATTCTGGATATGGTAGCTAAACAATTCAACCTTAATGAGAATGAATTGTATAGATATAGAATGGATAAGGATAATGTGGCTTCCTTTAAATAAACAACGTTAGTTTTGATTGATAAGCCTGCCCAGAAATGGGTAGGCTTATTTTTTATCATCCTATGTATATTTTCTGGAATCGGAGATTTCTCCGACTCCAGAAATCGTAAGCATGATTTTTGTGTTTTACAAAATATTCAATATAATGATTTTATATTGGAATATTTTTTATCTATATATTTTTACGGTAAAACTTTTATTTATATATTTGCATCGTATTAAATAATTAAATATATATAATATGAAAACTAATGTTGTTATGATCTCCAAGGATAGGGATCTTTTTGGTGTTACTATCAAGCAAGACACTAAAACGTCTTTTATGTCGTTGACTGATTTACAGGAAGCCTATACCAGGAAAAGGATTCAGGAAGGATGGAATGATAAGAGGATAGAGAATATACTTTCTAACAAGGAAAGTGCTGAGCGAATATACTATATTCTTGAAAAACAAGGATATATGATAGAAACAGGATTTCCTGTTTTTATGGAAATGGTTGAAAAAGAGTCTCTTATAAAAGTAATGAAAAAGTTTGGCGCTTATAAGACTGTTGGTAGGGGCGAGAACAGGAGAACTATGTGTAATCCTTATATATGGGTTCTTGTAGCTATGGAATTGAACCCTATGTTGTATGCCGAGGTTGTTACGTGGTTAACCGATAAGCTTATTCTTAATCGAATAGAGGCTGGTGATAGGTATAATGCTTTGTCTAGGGCGGCTTCTAGATTTAAGGATGTAGATTATGTTAAGATCGCCAAGGGTCTTAATTATATTGTTTTTAATATCCATGAAAGTATGATCAGGAATAAGGCCACGGAAGCTGAGCTGAAGGAATTGGAGCAAACACAAGGCAATCTTATATGGGCTATAGATATGGGTTATATAAAAAGTTTCGATGAACTTGTTGATATGATGAGGAAGATGTATAAGAAAAAGTGGCTTAAATAATGTTTTTACAAAAAATGTAATTTATTTATATGCCTATACACTCGTGATTGTGTTTTATTGTCGTGAACTTGTTTATTATTATGTTTGCGTTAGGTAAATATCCGAAATAACATTAAAACAATATGATTTAATCAAAGTTTTAATGTACCCGAAAGGATCCGGTTATTAGCCTAAGCCTTGAAATAGAGGCTACGTTATTTGAGAATATATAGTTACCAAGGAATGTTTGCCCAAGTTCCTTGCTCTAAGGCAAGTGATTAAATAGGAGTAGTGTATTTGCGAAACAGTGTTGCTTGCGAAAAACCTCAAAATAACATTGGCGATGGGTACTAACAGGGTTTTACCCTGACTTATGTTGAATAAACATTGAATTAGTTTGTAAAATGGTGTATGTACAGGACATAGATGGAAAACCGATGATGCCTACGACAAGGCATGGGAAGGTTAGACAGCTGCTAAAGGGTAAGAAAGCGGTTGTCATAAACACATGTCCTTTTACCATCAAATTGATGTACAAGACATCAGATTACAAACAGGAAATTGTGTTAGGCGTCGATGCCGGAACCAAGCATGTTGGTTTATCCGCTACGACGAAAAGCAAAGAACTTTACAGCAGTGAAGTTATTCTTAGAAGTGATATTGTAGACCTTTTGTCTACAAGAAGAGAGTCGAGAAGAGCGAGACGAAATAGGTTGAGATATAGGAAGCCTCGTTTTGAAAACAGGGTGAAAAGCAAACGTCTAGGATGGGTAGCACCTTCGGTACGACATAGGATTGATGCGCATATCCGTGTTATCGACAATGTCTGTTCTATCCTGCCGATATCCCGTATCATCATTGAGGTCGCTCAGTTCGATACCCAGAAAATCAATAATCCCAATATCTCTGGTAATGAATATCAGAAAGGAGATCAACTTGGTTTTTGGAATGTAAGGGAATATGTCCTGGCAAGGGATGGGCATAAGTGCCAACATTGTAAAGGTAAGTCAAAAGATCATATCCTTAATGTTCATCATATCGAATCTCGTAAAACAGGAGGTGATTCCCCCTCCAATCTCATTACCTTGTGTGAAACTTGTCATAAGGAATATCACAAAGGGAATATCGATTTGAAGGTGAAACGAGGCAAGTCGCTTCGCGACGCAGCCGTAATGGGAATCATGAAATGGAAGTTGTACGAGGAGTTGAAATCGAGATATCCAAACGTTTCAATGACGTTCGGTTACATTACAAAATATAATCGGATTAAATACGGAATAGAAAAATCACATACATCCGATGCGTTTGTAATTTCTAAGAACTTCAATGCGAAACGAATTGAGTATCAATACTTGAAACGTTTAGTTCGTAGGCATAACAGGCAAATACATAAAATGAAAATTTTAAAAGGAGGAAAGAAGAAAAACAATCAAGCTCCTTTTGAGGTTTTCGGATTTAGATTGTTTGATAAAGTATTGTATAACAATGAAATATGTTTTATTTATGGAAGAAGAAAATCGGGATGTTTTGACATTAGGGATTTCGATGGCAAGAACTCTAAAAATGTTACATATAAGAAGCTAAAACTCATTAGAGGAAAGAGATACCCAATTATATTAAAGTAAATGAACTGATTTAATAATTTTAATAAAAAAAACGAATTATGTTGCACAGACCGCAAGACCGGGTACTTTTCGTACCCCCGCACGCTAAGATGGTGGATGTTGATTCCATCTTCTTGAAGGAAGGTCAGCTTGGTATTTATGATACTAAGGAGACTTCCGAGAACGGTTGTAAGGCCGTGATTGATTTTACCGGTAAGCCTCGTAATGACAAGCGTTATGAGATCCGTATCGGTCGTAATGAACAAGCGGCTTCCCGCTCTATATATGACAAGGATTTTTCCACGCCTTTGTTCTCGTTGAATGAGATCGCCGAGATTTACGCTTCCTGGCCGAAGAAGGATCACGCTTATGTCGATGACGTTATCTTAGGATACAATGGTGTCTCTGACGACACGGCTTTCTCCGTTTCCAAGGGCGACCGTATCGTTATCCGCTTGATTCTCGCCGGCAGGGCTTTCGAGCTTCTTGGCTACGAGGGAGGTCGTGTTGAGATCTTTGACGCTATCCTCTTGGATGATTGCGACAATACCCCTAATCAATGCGAGGAATGTGATCCTTGCGAGGAGGTTGATTTGTTACCCGCCGTATTGAAGTGTATCGAGCGGATGAAGAACCAACCTATTGCCGGTGGTGGTAAATTATCCGATTATATTGATATCATTCTGGTTACAAGATGCACTAATGAGGCTACTGAGCCTGAGACGGAGGACGTGAACTTCTATTGTATGGAGGTATGCGATACTGGTGATGATCTTGCGTTGGCTGAGGTTCGCGCTCAATATCCAGGATTGAAGATCGTACGTGAGACTATCGAGGGTAGCATGTCACGTTATAAGGTGATGAAGAAAGGCGCTAAACCGGCTGATTATACTCAACGTCTTATCTCTATCATGAAAGGATGTACGGATTGTCCTCCTAACTATACCGAGGTTAAGGGTGGTTATCTGTATTCTATCTCCTTGGAGGATGACGGTGTCGATATGTCTACTACGGTGGAGTCATTACCTAACGTTGTAGCCGATACGGTTAATAAGATGAGTCAGATCAAGGGATCAGGTTTGTATATTGCCGCTACTTCCAAGAAATTGACGGATGAGGAGATCTCTACTTTCGTGGAGGCCAATCCTACGGCTATTATCTACTATGTGGCTAAGACATCCGATATGTGTGAGAATCCTACGGTTCGTACCGCTTCTTGGTCAGCTTGTGGTTCTTGCAAGGTATCCACCGAGAAGTATTATATCACGATCCCGGATGATGAGTGCGGAAACAGTGCGTTGGAGGAAATCAAACAGGCTTTCCCGGAACTGGAGATCACTGACTACGGTACTCCTGCGGCTTGCCAGCATAGCTTCCAGACAACGGTATATACTAACATGTTGTGTGATGAGTGCGACAAGGTGTTCGAGGGATTCTTCACCAGCGAGGCTCCGGCGTCTTACCGCAACCGTATGTGGAAGAAATTGGAGTCGGCTCAGGAGCTTGGTACTAACTGCAAGTGCGGTATCCGTTTCCGTGGCAAGGAAATGTTGTTATCTCCGTCAGAGTGCTTGATGGATAAAATGACTTATGTAGAGGATAGCGTTGAGATCGTTGGCGCTAGCGGCGGTTATCCTGATTCTCTTGACGAGGGGTCTCCTATCTGGTGGGATCAACTTCATTTCGAGAGACTGTCCAGCAAAGCACCACGTACTCATGTCGGCGGTAATATGATGGATGACGAGTTGAAGGGTTACGCTCATTTCAACGGTTTCCCGAAACATCAGGATTTCATGGGACGGACATTCATGAACGAATACAGCCGTGTTGAACAAACAGCCCAATACGTGGACTTCCAGATCACGATTAATCCTCATAGATACGCTCAGGGATTCGGAAAGGTTATCGCTGATGATCCTACCAACTTGATCTTACGTGTACGTTACGGCGCTCATGAGGGCGTTCAGGAGATGATTAACATGATCGGTGCTGCTGCTGGTCTTGGCCCGGCCATCGTAACTGAGCCGAAATAATTTGACCTTTTTTGCGTTCATATATTTCCTAAAGGGGAGAGATTCAATTCTCTTCCCTTTTTTGTTATCTTTGAGGCAGTAGAATTAAAATATTATATTATGTCTGCGATAAATGAGTATTTAAAGAGACTGGCTTCTATATTCGGAAGCATGGGTTTCTCCGTTCCGCCAGATGACTTCTCAGGTGTTGTCATAGACGGAAAGACGTATCCGGTCATGATGAGGAATGACGGGTGTTACGTGTACTTCGATGATAAAGGAGTAAAGAGACTTGTAAGCGAGGTCCCTAAAAAGGACTATCAGTTCATTAACATCAAGGACGCCCGTGTGTCGATCGTCAACCAATGTTATCGTACTCCGGGAGGTCAGGTAGAGGCTCGTATCCATACCTATATGAATAATAAGGGTGAGATATTGGCCGAGAAGATATTTATCATCAACTCTTCAGATGTTGATACGCCTATTGGTACGGAATTGGACAAAGTTCCTGCCGAGTGGGTAGCTATAGATTGTAGCATAGCGGAGATGACCGATCGGGAGTTGATATTCGTAAGTAAATGTTACGCCACGGAAGGGGGCAAGGTCCAGATCGAGGGCGTAGAGTCGGTTGATCCCCGCCTGAACCCTGAGATATCCCATTATGAGGTAGTGAATACGACCGACGATAGTAATCCTATCGGTACGAAGTATGACGCTATCCCCGACACATGGAATCGTATAGTATGTGATTTCCCGGATATGACTCAAAGGGAGATAATACCGGTTCTTAAATGCTTTGATACCGGGACCGGAAGGGTACAGATAGAGGGGTATAAGATATTTGATTACGAGATGGGTACCAGAAAGGAATGGTATCGCGTCAAGCAAAGTACCGATCCTGAGAATCCGGTAGGTAAGTTTATCACCAGCATAAGCGATGACTGGGTTGAGGTCGTTTGCGACTTCACGGATATGGAGGATCGGGATATTGAGGTAACTGTAGAATGTTATAAGACACCGGCCGGTAAGGTGAAGCTGGAGGTTCTCACGTCATGGGACGGGAATATAGGAGTTAGGGATAAGAGCTATAAAGTCCTGGAAACTACCGATCCGTCACAACCTGAGGGCGCCAGCTTCAGTTCCTTGCCAGATACGTGGGTAAGGACTGTCTGTGATTTCGACGATATGGAGGAGCGTGACATCCGGTCTTATGTCGAGTGTTATGACGGAGGCAATGGCAATGTCAAGCTTCGTAGGCTGGTTTCTTATGACTCCAAGATAAAGGCAAGATACGTCCGCTTCGAGGTGCTTGAATCGGATGACGCCGGCTTTGTTCCTGGGGCCGAACTGGCTACCCTCCCGGACGGATTCTCTTTGGTGTCTTGTGATTTCACGGATATGGAAGATAGGATGCCTATTGATATCGAGGAGTGTTACAAGACATCAGCCGGAAGCGTACGCATGAGACATGTGGTGTCTTATGACGGTGATCTTGGGAAAAGAAACCAGTTCTGGGAGATTGTGGACTCGTCTGATAATAGGTATGGGCTAGGAAATAGGATAAATAATATCCCTGCGGATTTTATCCGTGAAAGGTGTGCTCTAGAAAGGTTGGATGATCGTATTACCAGAAATGCGGTAGAATGTTACTCGACACAGGGAGGATCGGTAAGGATTAAATCCACTTACGTTATCAACCCTTTAAATCATGTTAGGTCGTATAATCATCATGTATTGAGTTCTACAGACAATGATATCCATGTTGGTACTCAATATACCTCTTTGCCATCTAATTTCACTCGTATCGAATGCGAGGAGCCGGATTATATGGATCGACTTATAGATACCACTGAGACTTGTTATGATACCGGAAAGGGTACGGTGAAGATCAGGAGACAGGAGTCGTTGAACGGAAATCTGGATGTAAAGACTTTCGACTATAAGATCGTTGAGTCTACCGACCCCGATCATCCTATCAATACTACCCCTACGCAGACGGTTATTAACGGCTGGACGGTTATCAGTTGTGATCTTAATATCATGGACGTGGATGATTGTTATGAGATCGGTGGTCATAAGATACATTTGAAGGGATTCAGGACAGTCAATCCGGCATTGCAGGATATTAAGTCCAAGTTATACGTCGTATATTCCGATCATCCTGATTATAATGTAGGTGATGAGCTTACCTCCATACCTGATGGAGCTAAGGTAACGATCTGCGATTACGCGGATAAGAGCCAAAGACATATGGTTCCGGTGCGAGAGTGCTATGAGGTGGCCGATGGCCGGTTCTATGTGGAGGGGAGCCGGTTGATTGATAACAATATGGTCGTAGAGCGGACGTCGTTGATGGTGATGGAGTCATCCTCCCCGACCTACCCGGTAGGGACTACGCTGACCTCCATCCCCGATGGCGCTACTATCGTGGCTTGTTTATGTCAAACCTGTTAATATCAAGGCTATGGTTAAGGTATGTAATGATTATTATATGATTGACGCCCTAGCCGGCGGTGAGGTCATAAGGAAAAGGAAATATCGTCGTGAGAATACGATGATCGGATATAAGTGGTATGATTATAATGGGGTCGAGGTAACTGACCCCATTGAGATATCACGTCTTGACGGATTGGCTACTAAGCATCAACGTGTTGATGAGGCTTATGATGATTATGCCATTTTCATGTCGTCAACAAACTACGTTAACAGCGTTTCCGGTATACCTATGGATAAGCATATGGTTGTCGTTGAATGGAGACCGGATAGCGAGCAAGGTTTTGTCACCATGGCTCATAATGAGGGTCTTGACGGGGACAGCTATTATATAGTTGTTATCAATGCCGGAGATAAGCAGGCTACGATCTACACCCCCGTGGATCCTGAGGATCCAAAGGATGGGACTTCCCGTGCGGTTGATGGCGATAACGTTTCTGTTGGCGGATCATATGTCTCTATATCCCCCAAGCAAGTAGAGAGGATAAGGGTTACTTTCCGTGATGGTAAATGGTATTATGAGTTAGTCACAAAAACATATCCTAGTAATACCGGAGGCATTAAGATCGGGGATGTTGATTTTGTGACGTTCAGATATTTATGGGAATCAAGTTCCGGAAGGGACTTGGACACGATGACGGAAGCCCTTAATTCTAATGTTCCCACCATAGATAATCTTGCTGTAGGTTGGTCTGGTCCCGGAAATGGAGATAGCTCTGTTAGAGAAGTTCTTAAATGGGGTGGTGATAATACCGGTTCTGGTAAGGAATGTGTTTGGATGTCGGTGAAGGATTTAAGGGCTAAATATTATGATATCCTACCTGAAGAGACGTATTTCATGGCCTACGCTACATGGTTTGGATCTAAAGGTACGGGTAAATGTTCTTTTGAACTTGTTGGATACAAGGGAGGTACGATGAGCCAAGATGGATATAATTTCATCAATACCGGTGGATCTGTGGTGTATCAAAATACGTATGATTTTGTTTGTCATACCAGTAAGGGTTCATCTACGTATAAGACATCCTACGAGAAGGTGGCTCGTGTTACCTACAATAAGCTCACTAACGAGGTTTATATGTCCATCGGTGACGCTATAGATCAGGAGGATAATTATGATAAGTTAGAGCGAGAGATTAATAATATAAAGGAAAGACTTAGCGATGTCGAGAGCGAGTTGGCTGTCGTAAGACGTATAGCTGAGGGCAAGAACACGGCGTATATCTTTGATACGGTCGATGCCATGAATGAGTGGCTGGCGGTTCCGGAGAACACGGCTAAGCTCCGTGTGGGAGACAGCTTCTGGATCAGGGAGCAGGAGGTACCTGATTATTGGTGGGATGGAACTCAGGCTTTAGAGCAGGAAGGCCCGAAGGTTGATTTATCTCCTTATTATACGAAAGACGAGATTAATAATATTGTCAATGATATCAATCAGAAGATAGAGGATAAGAGTACGTCTATTATCTTCGATACTTATATCCAGATGAAGTCTTTCGTGGATGATCCAACTAACGCCGATAAGCTTAAGGAAGGTACTATCTTGTTGATACGAGAAAAAAATGTACCTGATTATTATTACGATGGAGCTGGGATAGTTAAGATGGAAGCCGACGTAGAGCAATGCCTTTATGTTACTTTGACTAATAAGCCTACGGAAAGCACTATAAGTTATACCCAAGATCGGGAGGTGACTAATTTCGCTCCTGGAGCTATAGCTAGATGGGTTGACGCTGACGGCAATGACGTGTTTTATAAGCTTGTTGAGATAGTAGATGGTAAGGCTAAGTGGATTACCCTTATCGATACTAAATACGGCAATGTGACGCTACAGAGTACTTACGACAAGAATTATGAGATCGTTAATATCGTATCTGGGTCTAGGTTACAGGCTATAAATAGCGAGAAGAATGATATCAAGTTCGTTAATAGCGCTACGGGTAACGTGACTGTCGTGTTGAATGGTACTGTATCAGGGGGAGCCAAGAAGCTGGTGAGTATGCTGGCGGTGAACGAGGTAGTCTTGACCCCCGGAGCGGCGGTGTCGTTTACCCGGAACGGCGATGAGTTCGTGCTCACGGAGTTGTTTGGCGTTACTATCTTCCCGGATCTGGCGGATGCCAACCGTGAGGGAGAATGGGTGATGAGCGTAGGAGTAACCGGTAAACCGATCCTTATGGAGGTAAAGGAGATGCGTAAGTGGGATGAGAGTATAACTAAGGAGCTTACTATAGATGAGCTTAACGAGAAGTTCCCTAACGTGGATATCGGATTCGCTGTCGTATGCAAGACCATCAACAAGGTATATGAGATGGTTAACGGATACAAGGAATGGGTGTCTTATGATATAACCTCAATTAGTTGATATGGGATTTTTAGTAGGATATGATACGGCCCTGTCCTCGGTGACGTTTTATGTCAACGAGGATAGGTTCCCTTGTTATAATGGGAAGGATGCTGATTATGTGCCTGATCCGATAGTAGATTATGATGCTTTTAATCGTAATCTCAGGTTCTCGGCAAACAATCCAGGATTCGTGGACGTCGATTGGGGTGACGGGACAAAGGATCAATACCCTTTGGTCAAGATATCTGACGGTAGTTATAGGATAGTATTCAGGTCTTTAGATATTGAGTACAAAAAGAATCCTGACGATACTACATGGTGGTATAGGAAGGAGGATGGATCTCAGTATATACCGGTTCCTCCACATAAGTATAGCGATATCAGGCGTAGGGAGGTTACGATGAGGTTCTCTAACGTAATCGATGGGGAGTTCAATATGGAGGGTATTGTCCTCCATGAGTTTCCTGTAGTTAATCTACCTAATATAACTTATTTGGCTATGGTCAGGTCCGTTTTAAAAAATGGAGATATCCCATATGACAGGATAAGCAAGAGCGTTAATCTTCGTAATATACAGATGGGGTCTTTTTCTCACCCTGGTGTTTGGGATAATTGGCCGGAGGGGTTTTTAAAAATGAAAAGATTGAAGTATTTTGGGTGTAATTTCGTTTTTAATTTCGCTGATAATCCTGATTCTAATTGGAGAAGATTCTCTGAATGGAAGAATCTTACTGAATTTAACTTCAACTGGTGTAACATCCCTTCTTATGATCCGGCTTTTAATTCTATTCCAGCAAAAGGTATAAGCATTATAAGCAATCGGAATAATATACCTGTATTTGATGAGGTGGATAAGGTTGGAGATGATAAGACAGGCGTTACTTTTATGGGTAGTGGTAGCTCATGGAAACAAGATTTAGTAGAAGGTAAGTTGAATAAGATTCAGGGCACGTATTGTAATTCAGACACGGTACCGGTAGACGATCTCCCAGATTGGTTGTATGAGGTAAGGGAATTTAGGATATGGACTTTGCGTGATGGTGGTACATTTATAAATACGCAGGAGAGGGCTGATACATTCGTAAATACATTTTATGATAAGATAATGTCGTGGAGTTATATAACGATGTCACAGACGGCTTCTGACGGTAATAGGAATCAGTTTTATAAACTCACCTTAGATTTATATACTTCCGCAGCTCCTACCAACAAGAGACCATCTGGCGTTTATCAAGCCCCTGAGGGGTTTGTTAAGGGTGTTAGCAACGGTAATCCTACGACGCCTATGGAGAAGGTGTATGTGCTTACCAATAACTACGGGCAGACATGGGTCTTGGCCCCTGCCCCGGCTTCTAAGGCCGCCCTTACGAGGGCAAGGCGGGCTGGGAAGGCTAGGATCACCCCTTTCGTCCTTGGCGTAAAGGACGGCCATGTATCCGTGTTCGGCGGAGATGTATTGGATGATAATATGAGTAAGTATAATTTCGCTGACAAATACGAGGCTATAGATATCTGTAACGATCTGGGATTGGACAGTTCACCGGTTGTCGAGTATTTCAGGAGAATAGAGGAGGGAGAGGTATGAAGTTGATATGTAAGGATACGAATAACGGATCTATAACCTTTTTTACTAAAGGCAAATATGCTTTTAGGGGCGTTAACAGGAATGATACTACTGATGACGTGCCTGATCCTATATTGGATGTTAATAATTACAATGAGAGTATACAGTTTTATTCCAAGACCCCCGGCATGTGCGAGGTCGATTGGGGTGACGGGAATAAAGAGCAATTTCCTTTCGTGAAGGATAGGAGCGAATCCATATACGGGCGATATAGGTTGATGTTCAGGAGAAGGAATATAAGTTATCGTAAGAATCCGGATAGCCATCCATGGTGGTTTTATAAGGAAGATGGGAGTGAGTATATCCCTGCGCCTAATCATGCTTACGCTGATGGGCTAGATAAAGAACGGGTCATTACCATGACTTTTACGAATGATATTACATACGTTCAAACAGCAAGGATAATGATGGTAGGGTTCCCGATATTAGACGCCCCAAGTATTATCAACTTAATTTTATCCATTACCGGAGACGGGAATATAACCGATATTCCTAAAGATAGGATACGTAGATCGGTAAATATAGAGTATATAACACTTAACGAATTGGGTGTAGGGACATTGACATCCATACCGGATGATTGGGATAGGTTGACTAAGTTAAAAGGCATTAATTTAAATCGAACGGCTGATTTTAATGATACGGAGTCTTCTAATATAAGGAAATTCCCCTCTATGTGGCCTAATCTTATAACATTAGCTTTGGCAGGTTGCAGGGTTAGGGTATATCCAAGGGAATGGCTGTCTTTTAGCAAGCTAAGAGAATTATATATATCCCCGGGAGTGGCTATGCCATCGTTTGACCCTAATACATGCCCGGCTATGGATGAGGTGGATAAGATAAATCCTAGTTTAAGGACCTTCGATCATATAAACAGATGGTATGGGTCTGTCGTGAGTTGGCATCCGTATATGATCGGCAAGGGGCTGGAAAATATCACTAGCCTTGTCGCCTCATATGGCTATAGTAATATAGATGTAAGCAATCTACCGGATTATATATATGAGATGAGGTCTATGAATAGCTTTTATATGCATCGCAGCTTGTCAACCCAAAGTCGATGTGATACGTTTATATCGACATTATATGAGAAGGTGATGGGATTTGATTATCTCACTATGTCTTCCTCTGCTTCCGATGGCAAAAGAAATCAGTTTTATGGATTGTATCTAAATATGTATTTAGCTTCCAATCCTGATGATAAAAGACCTAGTGGCGTATTACAGGCTCCCTCTGGTTTTATAAAGGGTCAGTCTAATGGCTCTCCGTCGACTCCTATGGAGATGGTTTATGTTCTTATGAATAATTATGGATGGAGGTTTAGTATGGCGCCAGAGGCTTCGGTGTTAAGGTCAATACGATCTTCTGATATTGACACGAGGTTGTATAAGCCATATAAGCTTATCGTATTTGACGATGGGCGTACCTTTGTAGGCAATGGAGATGTTTTAGCTCATGATACGGATAAGGTATTATCGTTTGGGGGTCAACCAGAAGGGGAGTTTTTATGTGATTCTATGGGATTGGACAGGAATGTTATTGTAGAATATTTTAACAAGATAGGTAATGGCTAAGACATTATATAAATATGAGGCTTCATCAAATAAGTTCGTGTGGTTCACTACATGGGATAGGGCACTTAGAAATTATTATACCGATGATTATAATTATGTACCTGATCCTGTCGTTGATAATCCTTATAATACGTTTGTCGAGTTTAGATCCAGAAAGCCCGGTATGGCTAATGTGGATTGGGGGGATGGAATAAAGGAGCAGTTTCCTATGACCAAGGTTCAAGGGCGGGATAATTATTGTATTATATTCCGTTCTTTGGCAATACAACACAGGAAAAATCCCAATACTACGTGGTGGTTCAGGAAGGAGGATGGATCGCAATACGTACCTATAGATAATCATGCTTACGCTGATGGGAGGAGGGACGTACAACGGGCTGTGTCGATAGATTTTACTTGTGATATTTATTATGCCAATATCCAAGTTTGTAAGATGACGGCTTTCCCGATTGTGGATATACCAGGACTTGAGTTTTTGGTCGTATCCCATACGATGTATGTTAATGACGGTATACCTGTAGACAAGTTGTCAAGATCCAAAAAGTTAATTTATATCGATTTTCAAAATATAGGGCAAAGAATGACCGTAATTCCTGAGGCTATAACCAGTAAGACGGAGGTATATTATTTAAATATGTTTAATATGCTTGATCTTAGGGATATAGAATCTAGCGGGATAAGGAATATAAAGAATATGAAAAATCTTCAAACCCTTGAATTGGCTTCATGTTATTTGGATGGGTATATAAAGGAGTTTAATGATCTTCCTAAATTAACTTCGTTGAAAATACATCCTGGCCCTTCTGATATGTGGAATTATTTTGATATAAATACCCTTCCTTTTTTCGAGGTAGATAAGATAAATCCTAATATTACTGATTTTTATTTTTTAGATGACTGGGTAAGTGGAGAAAGGAGGACGGGTTGGAATGATGATAATATGTCTGGAAGGGGATTGGAACATCTTACTAGTTTCATTGCAGCTCATAGCAATAGTCTTAGAATGGATAAGCTTCCGGATTATATTTATGAGATGAGGGCTATTACATGGTTTAACGTGAATTGTTCTACTCATAGCCAGCAACGATCAGATGATTTCGTGGATTCTTTTTATAAACTGGTTACGGAATGGGATCAGATAACCATGACATCGGTAGCTAATGACGGAAAGAGGAATCAGTTCTATGGTCTTTCGGTAAGCATGTATAGCGCTACTTATCCAACCGAAAACCAGCGTCCTTCCGGCACGGAGCAGGCCCCAGAGGGATTCGTGAAAGGCTCGTCCAACGGGTCTCCCGCTACACCTATGGAGAAGATATATGTGCTAAAAAATAACTACGCCCAGAGATGGACGATTAAACCAGAATAATATTATGAATATCAATATTTTAAAATTAAATTGGGGGGGGGTAAAATCCTATTTGCTTTATGATGAGAAGAAGGATGTTACCCAAAAGGAAGATAATAGAGGTATTCGAGGAGCTATCTCCTCAGGATAATGGATATTGGGCGGTTCCTGATGGGGTCTATGAGGTTGAGTTCGCGTTGGTCGCCGGAGGTCTTAATGGAGAATATTCCGATATATATAATGCCGGGAGTGGCGGTAACGGAGGTGGTGTACTGACTGGGACTATATCCGTAAATCCAGGTGTTACATATAGGGTGGTTGTTGGAGATATAGGTGGTGATAGTATATTCGGTATATATCAGGCTATTGCCGGTAAAGGTGGAAGAGGCGGATATGGAGTTGAAGGGGATGGTCATGATCCTTCCCCGGGAAATCCAGGCAAGATGGATCATATGTTTTTAACAACAAATATCCTGATTTATACCCTTATCCTATGGGTGCTGGTGGTGGATCGGGAGCTTATACAAGAGGATGGGATATGGGCTTTTTATCCGGAGGGAAAGGCGGAAATCACGGAGGAGGTGATGGAGCTGGAGCCGAGGATATTAGTGGTGTTACTATTCATGGCGAAAATGGAGGTGATGCCACTTATTATGGAGGTGGTGGTGGTGGAGCCTCTAAAGCTTCTAGTAGTGGGGCTACGAGCGGTCGAGGAGGATCAGGTTATCGTGGTATTATTATTTTACATTATTTTAAAAATGGATAACATGAATAGAAATGATATTATAAAAGAACTAGGTTCGTATTTTGATATAGTGGAATTGGTATGTCCTCATACATATAATAAGTGGAAGGATCGGTCGTGGCAGTTTCTCGATACCGCTTTTCTCCATAATCTTCTTGTATTGCGTAGGGATATAATCAAGCAGTCTATGTATTGCAATAATTGGGACAAGCAGGGGCAGTTTTCCCAACGTGGTCTTAGATGCAACATCTGCCAGATAGTTAAGGATAAGAAAGATGTTTATCTATCCGCTCATGTGTTGGGTAAGGCTGGGGATTTCGATGTCAAGTCGATGACGGCGGAACAGGCTAGAGGCTTGATCTTGGATCATCAAGATATGTTACCATATCCTTTCCGGCTTGAAGGGAAGGTGGGTTGGTTGCATTTTGACAGCCTTGATACGAGGAACGGTATACACGCCGTGGTGTTTTAGGTACTTAACGGTATAGTGGTTAACTTTGCGTATATGGTATAAAATGAAAGACAAAGACATGATAGAGCGAGTGGGGGCTTTATGGAATATAGCGCTTGCGTATGGTGCTTCTTGTTGGGCTTACTTCCAGCCAGTTCATCATTTATTGACTGTATTACTTATAGTATTAATAGCGAATTTTTTGGCTAGGTTAGCGCAAAGCGTAAGGGGCTGGAAGCTCCGTAGAAGCCGTAGGAGGAGGTTTAGTTTCAAGAGATGGTTTAGGGAGGTCAGGTTTACTGATATTCTTAAGGAGTTCGCTTTGTCTTGTTTTATAGTAATGACATTATGTGTTATATATAAGACGTTATACCCGATCGAGGAGGAGGCTAGCATGATACTTACCGTTACCAAATATGGGGTGTATATAGCCCTTGTTGGATATGTGATGCTTTTCCTGAATACGATAGGGGATGCTTTCGCTGACGCTTATTTGGTGAAGGTGTTCAAGACCGTATTCAAGAGGATAAACGTATTCAAGATGTTTGGCTTCTCTAAAAACATACCTGACGAGATGTTTGACGATATAAAGAAGATTGCTGATGATAAGGTTAAGGATAAGTCTTAAGGCTGTTTTTTGTTTAGGTCTGTCGCTATTCCTGTCCTCTTGTGGAAGCAGGAGGCAGGTTAGCGACACGTCTATAGATAATCGTTTGATAAGCAGGATAGAGACGATGATAGATGAGGTCATGGACCGGAAGATCGTAGAGATCAGGACATCTGATCTTAATGCTGATATTGTCATAACTGAGAGGAAATTCGATACTACGAAGGAGGTGGATCCATCCACTAGGGAGCGACCCGTGTCCTCCCAGACGGACGCTCATATCGTCATCGGCCGGCGGGATAGCACGGTGACGACCGATTCCCTTGGCGTTGATAAGACGATTACCGGTATTGAGGATATTGATAAGAAGACAGACATCAAGCATAAGGATATAGACGATAAGGAGGAATCAAGGTGGCCGATGGCTATTATCTTTATGTCGATCTTAGGTATATTGGTTGTATTATTCGTGTTGTTGAAAAGATTCGGATTGATAAAATAATAGGTGTACAAGAAACCCCATACACCTATTGGTTATCACCCCAGAAAAGAATTGCAAATATGAGGTCAGTCCCGGATTCGAACCGAGGTATATGGTTTTGCAGACCACCGACTAAACCACTCATCCAACCGACCATGGCGCGAATATATCCATTTTTCTTGACAATATATTCGTTCATCATTATTTTTGGATCTATTTTTCAAGATTCGTCTTTATAGTTATCTTTGTGAAAAAGAAATACGAATGAATCAGATCAATATCATACCGAAGATAATTCATGATAAGTTCGCCGCTAGGATTATCATGGATGATTACGATATAGAGAAACCTATCGTTATTACTGTCGTGGCTAGACGTAACGATGGTGAGTATAATACCCAGATATTGACATACCCGACATCGGGCGTTGATTATGAGGGTAATGTAAGGATGGTGTTTTTTGATGTCGCTAGGTCTCATGTTTGCCAGATAACATCGGTATTTATCAACGGTCATGAGGTCAAGACATATTATACCGATATCCCGGATCTTGATATGCAGGCTCGTTATGACGATAGTTTGTGTAGGTACGATAAGAAGGTTAATATGAATGATATTCGGTTGTCATTTCAGGTGCTAGAGACACGTGATCCAAAGGTATTGCAGGTACTGGATGAGTCCGAGTGGGGGCTGCTGGAGGACAGGAAGGCGATCATCGAGATCACTACCCCTGGGATGTCCGACCCCGTTACGTTGTTTCTTGGCAAGAATCAGGTCAATACCTTTACCAGCCTAACACTAGGTCTCAATTGTTTTAATTACGATGATTGTAATGTCAAGTATCTTGATCTTCCAGACGGTATATATGATATTAAGATCATAGGTAGCCCTTCTACTTACAATTTCAGTCGCAAGTATCTTAAGACGGATCTTATACGCAGGCGTCTTGACCGGCTATGGATTAAGACTGATGTCTTATGCGAGGACAAGGATAAGGATCTTATAAATAAGATACAGGAGATGGAGACGCTTATGACTGTAGCGGAAGCTAACGTTAGGTTGGATAATATAGAGGCGGCTCATGAGGTCATTGATCGTGTCGGAGAGCTTCTTGAGATGGCTACTAATTGCGTGGATTGTTGAATTTTAAAGATATAATTATGGGTTGTAATACTTGTAAGGAAAAGGCGTTAAAGGCCGAAAGGGAAAGGATTGAGAGAAGCATGATGAATCATTCTTCTTCTACCGCTGTTAGCGATATGGAGTACGCTTCTAGAAGTACCGCTGGTTGTATGGTTATGCAAGATCCGTTGCAGACCATGGAGCGTGATGTGGTTAGTATATATAAGCAAGTTCGTACTAAGGGTGATGGCGTTGGTGTATCTTATCTTAATATGCAGAAAAAGATCCGTGAATGGATCAAGAACCTGCCGTATGGATGCCCGCCTGACGAGGAGGTACAGGAAATGAGAAAGGAGATTCTCGATGGGCGCGCAGAGCATATCAAACCTTGATAGAATAGATCTATGTAAGGTCGTAGACGAATGGCTGTCTTGTCAATGGGGTAGATACATGAGATATCATAGGTACAGGATCGGGAATAAGCCCGATATATCCTATTGGGGTAAGATAATTCGTCTGCAAAGGTCATTATGTGATAATGATTGCGGGTTATGTCCGGATGAGGTAAGATCGTTAAAGGAACGTGTTAATAAGTTGCTGGCATGAGAAAGTATAATTGTTCACATATAACTCCGTCCACTTGCGTACCTTATGAGGGTGATCTACCAGAGTGGTCAAAGCATAAGGACTCTGATGAGTGCGTTATGATCTCTGACGTGATAGAGGAGATATATGACGAGCTTACCCGTATTAGGGAGGCTATAGATGTCCGGGATCTTGGTGAGTCTTGCGTGAAGGTAAGTGGCGATAAGACCGTAGCGAAAGTTCTTTATGCTATTGAGGATAAGATTTGCAATGGATGATAAGCCAATGGAGAAAAATCGACATTGGTGATAATCAGATGTATAGATATTGATTTATGATGTATTGCTAGATGTTAAGCTACTGTAAATCAAGTATCCAATTTGTAAGGAGTCTTCTAAATAAGTAGGTTAGATAGATACTCTTGTAAGTTGTAAGATATCTTTATGTGTTAGATATAAAAAATAGCCAATTGATTTGTCATAGACGATTCGATTGGCTATTTTTGCATGTCCATCATATCTCACGATGTAATGGACATAGGTTATTTATTATGAGTGCAAATATAATTATTTCCAATGATTCTATGAATAATAGTAGTAGGATTTTGGCGTCTAAATCCAACGAAAACGGATTATCTACAATATTTAGCTACAATGGTAATGATATAACTTTCAAAACAGAGAACGGTATCACTTATGTGAATGCTACCGAAATGGCGAAGCCGTTTAAAAAGAGACCAAATGATTATTTATCGTTATCTTCTGTAAATGAGTTAATTAATGCCATTACCAGAAAATATGGTAATGCTGATTTTCAGCCTGTTACGATTATCAGGGGTACGGTTAATCCTGGCACATGGATGTGTGAGGATCTGGCTTTGGATTTCGCTCAGTGGCTTAGCGTTGATTTTAGGTTATGGTGTTTGGACAGAATTAAAGAGCTTCTCACTACAGGCAAATGCGTGATTCCTGATTTTAATGATCCTCCCGCCGCTGCTGAGGCTTGGGCTAAGGAATATCGTGGCAGGGTAGCCGCCGAGAAGCTGGCGTTAGAGGAGAGGCCCAAAGCCGAGGAGATGGCTAAGGTTCTTGAGTCGAAGAAAGAGGATATAAAATTTTCAGAGTCGTTTATCATGTCTGGAGAATCAGATTTGCTGGTAAGGGATTTAGCCAAGAAGCTTGAGCAGAATGATATAATTATAAGCGATAAATGTTTACGAGATTTTCTTGTTAAGATAAAGATAATAGTCAAAAGGGTTAAGGTTGATGGAGATTGGGAGATTACGGCTAATGCTGTAAGGAAAGGGTTTGCTCATTATCGTGATAAGAATATATGCACCGAATCTGGTAAGGTTATATATGCGAGGACTATTTACATAACAGGCAAGGGATATAAATACATATTGTCATCTATAAATGGTAGCAAGAAAAGTGATTTCATATTGTGTGGAGGTATGTTTAGGGACTATGGGGTGTTCGCCGGATCGGAATCGTTTAATCACTGGGATAATTAATTCCATTTTTGCCCAAAAACTGATAATCAGGTAACTGCATATTTGCATTTACGGTTATGTGTCTCATATCGGTAAAATATCTATATTTGCGACAAAGTGAATCACAATGATATACGGTAACAAAGAAATAGTTCGGACGTTCACCAGAAACAACCCGCCTGCCGGGTACGTGGGCGGTTCTGTTGACTACCGGGTCCCGGCCAACGTCTATTTTGGCGATACGCAGGAGGAGGCTGACAACAAGGCTGAAGATGATATCAAAGCCAACGGTCAGGACTACGCCAATACATATGCCGACATAATACCGGCTGTATGGTATAATGATCAGGTATGCGATGAGTTTATCAAGAACAATTGCGTAAGCGGTAAGGGATCCAAGGAGCAGGTATGTATAGAGGAAGGTAGGTTTGTCTCTTACGTATCCAAGAAAGATGCCAATGATAAGGCTAGGGTGGAGCTTGGACGGATCGGGCAGGGGGAGGCCAACTCCGTCGGGGCTTGCTGCGAGGACTGGGCCTCACAGCCTCTTCGTGGCTTGTTTTACAAGAACGACTGCGAGGCTGGCGCATCAGGCAAGGAAGGTATTGTATATGAATTACCAGCCGGAGTTGTCATATCCGATATATCCCAGATAGACGCCGATACGTTAGCTTATAGGAAGTTTATGAAAGAAGGTCAGGAGAAGGCTAACGCCGAGGGTAGTTGTTCACCTGTATTCTATAATACGAAGATCGGTGATTGGTTTGAAAAGGTATGTCCGTTCGGATATAAGTCCGGTAAAGTATATTACTCTATCAAAGCCAACAGGTTTAGGTCATGGATATCGGTTGAGGATGCCAACGCCAAGGCTCGTGAGGTCTTGATGGTAGAGGGACAGGAACATGCTGACCTTAATCTTGAGTGCGAGAAATGGATTGAGAATATCGATCAAGAAGATCAGTGTTATTGGTGATAATACCTTTTTTTGTTTTTCCATAATTTATAGATTAGTGCTTGGAGGGGATCGTGTATCTCCTCCATTTTTTTTGTATATATATCAATGGTATTAAGTTTATATACTGTGATTCACTTGTTTGTATGTTGAATATATTTTATATTTGCATACCTATCTATTCATCTCGAACCGATAGGTATTATGTTTAATTTAAAATATTGTTCAAAGTTATGAAAAGTAGGGTTGAAATCAAGTCTTCCGACAGGAAATTGATGGGCGTTGTCATACCGGCGCTTAGTGATAATGGTTTTGTTAATATCACTTTAGCCATGAAGGTTTTGTCTGATGATAGGCTTAAAAAGGGGCTGTCTCCCAAGAAGCTTAATGATATCATTAAGTATGATGGGTTTCAGGAAAAATGCAGGGAGATAATTAGTAGGCTGGAAAACAGGGATTTATGTAAGCGGATAAATATCAGCCTACAAAATAAGGCTCTAAATCTTAGCGATTTAAATAAAATGGGATTAGCATGTCGAAAAGGTAAGGGGGATGGTCAAATGTGGTATATGAATCCATATCTTTTTCTCGTGGTAGCCATGGAGATGAGTCCTGAGGTTTGCGCTGATGTTGTAATGTGGTTTGTTGATAATGTTGTAGGGACAAGAAATGCCGCTGGTGATGCTTATATAGAGATGTGCAGTAGTGTATCTTCACTTATAAGTGATAAAAGTAATTTAAAGGAGTTGTTATCAAGGATAGCCAAGGGTATAAATTTCGTCGTGTTTGGCGTGCATGAGGAAGGGATAAGGAATAGAGCTTCTTTTGAAGAATTGGATATGATAGTATCAATAGAAAGGAATATATCTTATGCTATTAAGGCTGGATATATAAAAGATTACAATGGTGTTATAAATGATTTGGGAAGGCAATGGAAAGAAAGATGGGGTAATCCTGTTCTTAAATTGAAGTCTTGATTTTATTTCGTTGTTATAATTCGCAGATATAGGGGATACGAATGTCGTATTCCCTATATTGTTTAATGGAGTGTGTTATCTTGTTATTAAATCAAATCTGTATCTTTGTTGAAAACAATAACATTATTAATATGTGTAGTACAAATGGTTGTTGCCATGATCATTCAAGGGAACGTCCCGAAGAGTGTTGTCATGGCGTTAAGATAGACAGGTTTCTTAACAAATGCCCTAACGATCCTTGTGATCCTTGCGATCGGGATTGTCAGGACGAACCTTGTGTTGGTTATGGATGTCCTATAACCTTGTATGATAAATGCGTCTTGTACTCAGGCGATGAGTTGGTAGCGGATGGCATAGAGAAAGGTGCTGATATCTCTGTCGTTATAGACTCATTGAGGCGTATTATAGCGTCTAGGGATAAGCAGATAGATTTATACCATCGTGAGGTTCTGGATTTGAAGAGGATTATAAACGAGCTTGTCAACGCCGGTGGTAGCGGCGGGGATAACGATACGGAAGAGGAGACGTGGTAATGAATGGTTGCAACAAAAAACAATACAGGCCTACTGTAGACGATACGAAAGTACCGTGCTCTACGTACATGAGTACCGATTGTATTTATCCTGGTGATAAGGTACGTGTGGAATCATTGGGATTATCCCCTAATTGCGATATGTCCGATACCCTTAACGCTATGATAAAGGCTATACGGGATAGGGATGCCGAGATACTTGAATTAAGAAGAATGATCAACAAATTGATTTGATATGAGAAGTAATTGTAATCCATGTAAGCCGGAATATAGAACTGGGGACGAGTGTAGTATCTACAGTTCCCGGATCGTATATGACGGTCAGTCGTTCCCTGAGGCAGATATCAGGAACGGTGATAGCATGAATAGCGTAATCGAGTCTCTGGTAAGGAAGCTGGTTGCCGTATCTGGCGCCACGGCGTCCATCCAGCGTGACTCGTTCAAGGGCGTTCAAGCTGTCAGATTAAGATACGAGCCGTTGAATGTGCTCAGTGTTACCTATTGTGGTACTATCGTCCCTAATGACGGATATGTCGTTTCTGGCAGGTCCGTTAAGTTTAAGAAGAAATATTGCATGGGTGATGAGTTCACTGATGTTAATATCGTATATACTACATTGAATAGTAATATTTTAAATACCTCATGTTATGGCTAAAAGAGTGTACGATACGGTCTTGGCTTCCGAGTGCGACGGCTGGGTATGTGGTGAGATCCTCAAGAAGGGATCTCTTCCCGTAGACAGGTTAGAGCTTGACTCTTTTTCAGAGGCTGTCAGGGAGCTTATAGAACGGTTTTTCGAGGAGGGATGGTTGCCGGACATGATCTGCGATCTTGGTTGTGGAGGCGCCAGCGTGTTTGAGATTAAGCCTACTAACTTCGAGTATCCTCCTGAGGGTGGCGAGCAGATTCTGGAGATTATCGTAGGTAAGAGTGATAAATGGACTATAACTCAAGCGGAATGATATGAATAATTTAAAAGATATTCTTGCTAAGATCGAGCAAGGCTCCTCATGGGTGTCCTACGACAAGATTTCCGGTACCGGGCCAGACAAGGTCGCTATTAAGGTAGAGCCGGGATGGATGGGTAGGTTGCCTAGGGAGACTTACGTGGCGGTCGAGAAAGGCAAGGTTACGAAGCTCGCTACTATAACCCAGAAGGGTATAGAGCGGGTAAGCGTGGATCCTACCAGTGTCATGTTCGACATGGAGGGCGGGACGGCGACCATCAACGCCAAGCTCAACTCCGCCTCGGTCAAGGCTTCCTGCCTTACCCTTGGTGGCTCGGTGAGCAAGTCCTATATAGTATCCATGAACGTGAACGGCTTATCCATGAAAGTCCCGGAAGAGGATAGCAGATATATAGTGTATGCCGATCCTGAGGATCCCGGAGCCACTGATTTGTATGAGGCTAGCTTTGTCATAGCTATGCCTAAGAATATGGATAACGAACAGCATCATGAGATGTTTGTCTTGAATGGTAAGGTTGTTAATATCAATCAACAGCCTAATGATATACCTTATATCATACTTGATCATGACTTCGATAACGTGACTAGCGAGAACGGTCAGGTTGTCATCGATATCAAGTCCAATACCGAGTATGATATCGAGCTGGTATGTTGCACTTGCGGTGATGGTAGTGAGCCGGAACCGGAACCACCCTTCAACGTGGATCCGCAAAGGTTGACGCTTAATAAGGATGGTGATACCCAAATCGTGAGGGTAGAGGCCGGAGATGATGTTTCATGGAGAATAACTGAAGGATAATATGGCAAGGGAAATAGATAAGAATTGTGTTGAGGGTAATTGCTTTGCCATTAACGACAAGAGCCATGGGATAGGCGACAATAAGTTTAATATCGTATACAAGGCTAATTATACCGGTCAGATCTGTACGGCTAAGTTCCGTATAACGTCAAAGGACGGTAATATTGTCAAGGAGTATATGATAGCTCAGGACGCCAAGCCCGTTTATTATAATATCAAGATGGTTCAGCCGTTCACCAAGGACGACTGTCTGGCCAACCAGCATGGATCGGTGGTGTTGTATACGGTCGAGGAAAGGACTTACAAGTCGTTTATCTCGCAGGAGGACGCAGACGCCAAGGCTATGGAGGATATAGCCCTGAACGGTCAGAAATACGCCAATGAGCATGGTGAGTGTATAACCGATATCTGGTATAACGAGGAGCAGAGGAAGACGTTTATACGTAATAATTGCGATAAGTTCAGTGACGGTCAGGAATATGTTTATATCATTCCTGAGGGCAAGTACGTATCTTCCATCTCTCAGGAGGACGCCGATAGGAAGGCTCTTGAGGATATTGAGAAGAACGGTCAACAACAAGCCAATTTGGAGGGTGAGTGTAAGCCTAAGGAGAATATCTATTATGGTAAGTTTAGCAAGACCTTTACCCGTAACAATTGTGATTCCACCCAATACGGTACTGATGTGGTTGTCGATGAGACGATGGTTACAGGGGACTTCAGATCCATCGTGTCTCAGGAAGACGCTAATAGCCTAGCAAGGGCTGCTGTCGAGGCTCAAGGTCAGGATATAGCGAATATCAAGGGTAACTGTGAGAAGATACCGGTATTTACCGGATCGTACTCCAAGGTATTCCAGAGAACCAACTGCCCTGAGGGTTCTACTCCTGTTGACTTCACTGTGGACGAGAAGATGTGTTCTGGATATCCGTTCACTTCTACGGTATCGCAGGATGCCGCCAATAAGCTGGCGCAGGACGCTGTGGAGGCGCAAGGTCAGGCTATCACCAACGAGCGTGGCGATTGTCAGACTAACGTCTACTATAACGTTAGGATGGAGAAGACAGTCACTAGAAACAATTGCGATGAGTTCCATATCGGTCAACCTTATACTTATGTTGTAGCCGCTGGTAAGTACTTCTCTATTATCTCTCAGGAGGATGCTGACAATAAGGCTAAGGCCGATCTTGAGGCTAACGCCCAACAACAAGCCAACCTTGAAGGTGAGTGTAAGGAGAAGGTCGTATATCATGGTAAATATAGCAAGGAATTTACCCGTAACAATTGTGATGAGACTCAATACGGTACTAAGGTCGTCGTGGATGAGACGATGGTTACCGGAGACTTCAGGTCTACCGTATCACAGGCGGACGCCAACAATAAGGCTAAGGCCGCCGTCGAGGCTCAAGGTCAGGATGTGGCTAACGTGAAAGGTAAGTGCGAGAAGGTGCCTGTATATACCGGTACTTATACACGTACGTTTACCCGTAACAATTGTGGCACTGGCACTGGTGGTACTTATACGGTAAATGATAGGATGGTTGACGGTTATCCGTTCACATCTACCGTATCTCAGGAGGATGCCAACAACAAGGCCAAGGCCGCCGTTGACGCCCAAGGACAGGCCCTTGCCAATATCCACGCTCTTTGTACGTACACCGGCCGTGCTTCCTTGGAGTTTACGAGAAACAACTGTGGTGAGTGTAAGATCGGATCTAAGGTGACGATTACCCAAAATATGGTAGAAGGACACCCATTCCAGTCTAACGACTCCCAGACCGCCGCTGACGCTATGGCTATGACCGCCGTACAGGCTCAAGGGCAGGCTTTGGCTAACACCAAGGGTACTTGCTCTAACGCTACTATGTATACCGGTAGGGCTAGCTTCGAATTCACTAAGAGCAATTGTGGAGCTAATCAGATAGGAGATCCGTTCACCGTGACACAGGATATGGTCGATGGTCATCCGTTCCAGTCTTGCGTATCGCAGGATGAGGCTAACTTGGTGGCTATGGCCGCTGTCATGAATCAAGGACAGAGGGTTGCCGATGAGCGTGGTACTTGCCATGAGGCTCCTAAGTACACCGGTCATTATAGCGAGGCGTTCGAGAAGAACAACTGTCCGTCTGGTCTTATCCCGTCTTCAGTTACCGTGACCGAGGCTGACGTGACCGGAGGCCCGTTCTACTCATACGAGAGCCAGTTCGCCGCCGATGAGCTTGCCAAGGCCGCTGTCAAGGCGCAAGGTCAGGCTATAGCCAACGATCGTGGCACTTGTGATGAGTTGAAGATATATGTCGGTAATTATAGCAAGGAGTTCACTCCTAAGTGTCCTACTTGCCAGTATGCTGATCCTATTACCGTAACCCCGGATCTTATGGGACAGTTCTTTACCTCTACCCGTTCACAAGAGGAGGCTGACGCTTTGGCTAAGGCTTACATCGATAGGATGGGTCAGGCGTTCGTTAACAAGAACTATGATGACACGTGTCATACTAAGACTGAGCAACCGGTATGGGAGACTATCGAGACCGTATGCAAGGATTGTATCTCTAAATTACATCAACGTAATACCAATACCTGCTATACTGATCCTGAGAATCAAGAGCGGTATATAGCTGGCGGTAATAAGACATGCTTCTGGTTTGGTACGGCATCTAAGGCCTTCACTCGTCAATGTGCGGATGGTGGGGTTGGAAGCTCTGTTACCGTGACTCAGAATGATGTTACGGATCCGGCTCCTAGCTCTGATGGTAAGTTCAAATCATGTGTATCCCAAGCTGACGCTAACGCCAAGGCATTGGCCGCCGTGAACTCTCAGGGTCAGGCCGTGGCTAACTCGAAGGGTACTTGTACTTGGACAGGAAGCTATACCGGACAGGTTAGGAAGAACAATTGCGCTGACGGCGGCGTGGGCGACATGGTATCCGTAAGCAGCAGCAAGCTTCCGGGACACCCGTACACCTCCAACATATCTTTGGCTGACGCCAATAAGAAAGCAGAGAATGCCGTTCGTGGAGCTGAGGGTCAGGCTTACGCCAATAAGAATGGAGGATGTACATGGACTTACGTGGCAAGCCGTGACTTCTATAGGAACAATTGCGCCGGAAGCGGGGTTGGTCAGAGAATAACAGTGACCTCTACGCAGGTTAACGGCGGTACGCCTATCACCAGCAAGGTTTCTTTGGCTGATGCCAGAAGCAAGGCCGAGCAGATCTTAGACCAGAAGGGACAGGATTACGCTAACCAACATGGAACTTGTGTATGGACCGGTACTGGAAGCGCTACATTTTATAAGGATAATTGTGGTACATGTAAACATGGTGTCGCTCTATCCGTTCCTTATAGCGCCTTAGGGTTGTCAGCGTTGACATCTACCGTATCTCAGGCGGATGCCGACAGCAAGGTTCAAAACGCTTTCAAGAATGATACGGCGACTAAGACCGCCGCTCAAGCTTACGCTAATAAGAATGGTGATTGCGCCGATGACGATGATACCCCATCTTATGATGATTGGAGTTACTATTGTAGTGGATGCGATTATCGTAGGAGTAGGAATCAGACCAATCCTTGCTCTTCAGCCCCAAATCAAGATGAGTTGGTTGAGTCCGATTCGAGATCTTGTGGATGCGGGTGTGATAATACATATCATATGGATAATAGCAGGTGTAATAATGGTAATAGCGAGGAGCATTATTCTAGCGAGTGCGATCCTACAGGATATTGGCAGAATGGTGGTAAACATTGCTGTAATCCATATGACTACACTGTCTATACCAATGAGGTATGTAAGGGATGTTCGGGCGAATGCGGTGATGTATGTGTTCCTGATAGCCCTATTAAGGTGGTTAGCGCTGGTGAATTTTGTGCTTCTTCATCGAATCTGGCTAGTGAACAAGCTTATAACAAGTATAAAGAGTACAAGGATGCATTACAAAATTTAGTTGATGCTAGGATATGTCCTTCTAAGGTTGGCAATGATGACCGATGGGGAAATGTCAAGGCTACGAACTGTCCTAGCAACTGTACTCCTAAGACTATCAGTTATAAGCAAATCGCTGGTAAATATGAGGCTTGTACCAAGGACGAGGCAAATAGGATAGCCGACAATAACCTACAATCCGACGGTATCTCTTACGCTAATGGCTTGGCGCAGGCCGATAGATGCGATTGCGTGGAGCCAACAAAGACGTGGAGCGCCAACGCTATGCTGAGCGGTGATCCTTGTAATGGTCTGTCTGGTTCTACATCTGCATTAAGGTGCTCCTATGAAGTGTCTTACAATAATCAATGTGGATCATCTAAATCAATAACTGTAACTGTTACTGGTAGGGATGATCATGGACAAACCGTTACGGCTGGAAGTACTACCGTAAGTATACCTACTGGGTCTGGTAAAAAAACCGGTGTCATAGGTTTTGATTCAGGAGTACAATGTGGGTCTATAAGGGTTTCTGGAGGAGGATCTGGGAACTGTTAAGATTCTGATGTATAACAAAAAAGGAGAGGCTAATAAGTCTCTCCTTTTTATTAAAAACCATAACAGCAGTGATTGTCAACAATTACCTGAATCATGACCAGAGATTGTTACATCTCCACATACCACTTCTCGGCTAAAATATACACTTCCACTCTTGGTTCCGGATCCTGCGGGAATTGTAAAGCTAGCGCTATTGACCTGCTCTTCTCCGTTTTGTGTATATCCTATACCACTCACAGAACCAGATATAGATCTACCACATTGATTATTATACGTAATCGTAAATCCTCTTGATGTGACAAGTTGTTCATGGCTCATGCAATCATTATTCATAGATACCGACCATGACCACGTCTTTGTTGGCTCCACGCAATCGCATCTATCGGCCTGCGCCAAGCCATTAGCGTAAGAGATACCGTCTGAATCGATGTGAGTTTAGCTTATTCAATGCGCATTGTTTATCTATTAATTAAAATCATTAATATTGTATCGTTAATATTAATACATTAAGTTATGGCTTGCAATAAGAAAAAGAAAATGGCTAATGGAGGCAAGGTCTCCGAGAAAAAGAAACCTCAACTGAAATGTGGAGGCAAGGTTAAGAAAAAGAAGTAATAACCGGAGGGGTATATCCCCTCCTCAGTATTTAGCATATGAAAAATTCAGAATTTGTATCTAGAATCATAAATGATATGAACTCCATCAATAAGGACGCTCATGTCAGTAGGAGATGGATATTATCCATAGGAAGACAAAAGGCAAGATCATATATAGCCCAGAAGTATGCTGATGGAACCTTGTTCGGCGAGGAATCACTGTATACTCATATCAATTGCATGGAGATGGATAGGGTTCGGAAAATTGATTGTTGTTTTGATGAGTTTAAACTATGCAGGATACTTATGAGATCCAAGAAAAGATTGCCCGATATGATATATACCCGTATAGGTCCGGCTATCATCAAAGTATCAAACATCATGGATGATATTATATTTACCTCCATATCGTTAAGAAAATACGCTAACAACAAGGAACGTAAATACGGGAATATAGATCAATACTATTATTATGTCAATGATGGATATATCTATATACCAGATATTAACATAGAGGCTATAAATGTTGATCTTATAACTCTCGACAGAAAAGCGGCGTTAGAGCTAGGGGGATGTGGAGCTGAAAAAGATAAGCCATGTACATCTCAATGGGATTATGATTTCATATGCCCAGACAAACTTCTTGAATATGTGGTTTCCGAAACATTAAGGGAAACTGTAACCAAATTGCAGATCCCTACGGATGAGAACCCGGATATGGATATTAATAAGAAAACACAAAAAATTCAATAACATGAATCTAATAAGATCAATAATCAATTTCTTTGGTTTCAATGACGCCATAGTTGACGGTATAGGCGAAAGAGGGATGAGAGACAGCTCTATCATAAGATATAATGAGGTGCATGATATGTATGACAAGATTATAAAAGATCTGGGAGATATGTAGGCTTACGTATCCAAGGGTTATATCTATGATAAGATAAAGGAAAGAACGGGATTAAGTACCAGACATATTAGTAGGATATTAAATCATACTAAGAGAAAAGATCTTAGGTTTATATAAAAAGGAGAGGATAATCAACCTCTCCTTTTTGTTTTTAACAGCCTCCACCTTGACTTGGATTAGATACATACATGCTTGTAGCATTGCTAACACAATCACTTCCGCCTGATATCGTTCCCGATCCGGATGGTATGGTGACTGTTTTAGTGGTAGAGAAATATTCTGCATCTCCAGATGGTTCAGATCTAGTATAATACACATCAAATGATGCTGTTTTAGATTTACCACATGGATTATCATAGCTTACGGATATACTTAAGCATTGTCCATTAAAACTTCCGCTAGCGTAAGCGCTCCATGTTTCGAGGCAATCGCATCTATCGGCCTGCGCCAAGCCATTAGCGTAAGAGATACCGTCGGATTGTAGGTTATTGTCGGCTATCCTATTTGCCTCGTCCTTGGTGCAGGCGGTGTATTTTTGTGTATAAATTTCTTGTATTAGGATGAAATCGTTATATTTGTGATATGAAAACAAAGTCATTTAAAATACTTGATCAATACTTTCTTCGATTCTATAGATCTATTATGTCTAAGAACGGGAAAAGGAGGAAGCATACGATCGTGGATAAGAATGATATCCTTGAGTGCCAGTCGTTGATCTGGAAAGTCATACGTGATAGGTATCTGGAGGATGAGGGAGGGGTTTATATAAACAACATCGGTTATCTATGTCATAAGATTAATCCTAACCGCAAGATATATCTGAATAAACTTACCGGTACTATTAATAGGCGTGGGACGGGTGGATATTCTTACGTCCATACGTGTATGGATTTTATGCCTAGGAATAAGTATTTTCATCTATATATCTCTCCGGCCTTGAATAAGGAATGTAGGTTGGCTATGGAATCAGGTAGGAGATATAAGTTCTTGTATCGGGAGGTTGAGTCGGAGAGTAAGGTATTTGGAGTTAAATGGGTTTACAAGCTGTAGAAGTTTTTTTGTGATCCAGTTAGCCCGTGAGGGTAGACTGGATTTTTTTTGTATCACGGATTCAAATACATATCTTTGTGCAAAAGACTTGAATATGACTATAAAAGGGTTGTTGGCCGAGATCAAGGCCGATTTACATAAATACGATGATAGCGGGGCTATAGATACCTCGTCTGTTTATAGATGGGCTGAGATCGCCTTGAAAAGGTTCGGGGGTGTTATAGCGGTCATGTCCGAGGCGGTTGTCAAGACCAGCAACAAACAGGCGGTATTGCCTTCTGATTTTTTCGACATGCTTGATGCCTATAGGTGTGAGCCTCTTGTCTGTGAGATTCCGGGCGGCGACAAGGCCAAGGCTGACCTCCAACACGAGATCGGCTGGGTCGAGCGCACCGAGCGTGGGTTCCGTTGGAACTCCTGCACCGAGTGCTGTAAGGAGGAGTTTGAGAAGACGATCACGGAGAGGATATATATCGGGTCTCACGAGGTTCGATTTCATTACCATCATCCCGTAAGGCTGTCTATAGGTCGAGGACTGAGGCGTGATTGCGCCGCCGACAAGTATCGGGATAAGTACGATTGGGATAATTATGATATAACTATATCTGGCAATACTATGTATACCGGGTTTGAAGGATTTATTTATATCATATATCGTGCTACGCCTAAGGATGATGACGGTCTCCCATATATACCTGAAACGGCGTTAGGATACCTTGAGGATTATGTTGAGACGTATATCAAGATGAAGATCTTCGAGAATGCCGCCGTGAATGGCTTGATACAAGGCGCTGGTGACGCTTATAAGCTATACGCCCAACAGGAGCCGGGTAAGTTCGCTAGGGCCATGAAAGAGCTTAAGATGTCGATGATTACCTTGAATGATTATCGGGAACTGGCTGAGGATAACAGGAGAAGGATGTTATCTTATGAGCGTATGTGGCCCAACGCTTTTGATAAGTATATTAAAATGGTTTAACAAAATACGATGATATGGCTGATTGGATACATTTAGATAAGACAAGTGGTACTGGCCCTGCTGAGGTTAAGGTTACAGCTGATATTAATGAGACCGGCGAGATACGTCAGGTAACATACAAGGTTATAAAAGAGGGAACCAAGGAAGAGAAGACGTTCGTGTGCAGGCAGGAGTCCGTCCCGGTGGTGATCATCCCGGAGTTCGATTACCTTGTTCTTAGGTATATCTGGGCTGACGAGGACGGCATTGACTTTGACACGGCTACCGGTTTCGATAACACCGGCCTCCCGGACGTTGACGGCAAGCTTGTTGGTTGGAGTAAACAGTACCAGACCACGCAGGAGCGGGTAGGTGATTATCTTATCCACGGTGGTGATAACATGGAATCAGGTAATGAGGCCGCCTTGATCCAGATGGGACCGTTGTTGGATGGCGATAATTACGATAAATTACCTCTTGAGATCAGATGCAGTATATACGGTAACTGGTATGGTGGTCGTGAGAAAGGTGATGTCACTATCAGGTTCACGGCATATAAGGGCGGTTCTATGGAGAAACGTGGATATGATTTTGTCAATATCGGAGGCGAGGAGGTTTATACCGGTGACGCTCCCACTAACGTATCCGCTCATGGTGAGGATAATTGGCAAAATATAAAGACCTTGTATTCTAAGGTAGGCACGATGATCTATAACAAGGAATCTCGTGACTGTATTGTAAGAATAGGTGAGTAGATTTTTCTTCATAATATAAACACATCGGCTCTCTTGTTCGTGAGGATAGGAGAGTTTTTTTATTTTTTTTAATCCTTCAATTATGACATATTTGATCTTTTATTGCGTGGGAATAATCTAGCTTTGCCGAAAACTAGTATTATGGTCACATTGAATGATGTAAATAACGAACTCCATGTCCGGTTATATATACTGGAGGTACTTAAGGATTATATAAGAGATGATGATTTCGATGGTCTTGTAGATAAGGCGTTGGATTTTGTCATGGAAGGCGTTTCTATGCCTAAGGCTCCGACCAAGGATACCACCATGAGTGACATATCAAAGAGCGTTTTGGCCTTGGTAGCGGGTGCTGGATTAGATGAGAGGTTAAGCAAAAGCTCTTTAGAGTTAGCTTATGACAGATGTAAGATGAGGTACGTATTCGATCCTCGAAATCGGGATATACACGGTGTAGTCGTAGGTTATTCCAATGACTTTAATAGTCTGGTAGCTGTGTGTGATGAGGGATCGAAGAAAGGAGTGGATAAAGGATCTACTGATTTTGTGGATGTCAATGAGAGATACGTGACTAACGGTTTCTTTTACATATCTGTAGAGGATGCCGATAAGCAATCGAACTACATGGGTAAAAATTTGTAATTGTTGTGTTTTTGTACTTTACACGAGCGTTTAAAAGTATTTAGTTCTCCTCCTGACTTGTGAAAGTCTGGAGGATTTTTTATGATTATTTAACCAACAAAACCACCATACTTTAGAAGGTGGATGAATTGGTTTGATTAATTTTGAATCAAAATTACAAATAAAAAAATGATTTCCTACAAATATAATATATACAGATCCAAGAAAACGAAGTATCTTGATAAAATGCTTCGTGAATGTTGTTTTGTATGGAATCATGCTTTAGCTCTACAACGTAGATACTATAAACTGTTTGGGAAATATATCTCAATTGGTAAAATGAAGAAGCATTTTGCTAAAAGAATTAAAAGAAATCTTCTTCATTCTCAAACAACACAAGAAATACTTGAACGTCTTGATGAATCTTATAATCGTTTCTTTAAAAGAAAATCAAAGAGACCACCTAAGTTTAAAAGATCAGATTGTTTCAACTCTTTTGTTTTTAAACAAGGAGGGTTTACTCTAAATGGTAATATTCTCACAATCAACAAAGGAAAGAAACGTTTTAAGTTTTCATACAGTAGAGCATATGAAGGTAATGTTAAACAAATAAGAATAGTCAGAGAAACCTGCTATCGTTTTAGTTTGATTATAGTTACAGATTACAATCCTGCAAACTCTTACAGAAAGACATATGATGGTGCATCTGTAGGATTGGATTTTGGTCTGAAAACTTACCTAACTAAAAGTGATGGTAACAAAATTGGGTCTCCATTATTCTTCAAGCAATATCAAAACAAGATTAGAAAACTAAATAGAAAGTTTTCTAATGCGAAGAAAGGATCCAATAATAGAAAAAGAAGACTGTTTGAACTTCAACAAGCGTATCGTAAAATAAACGATTTTCGATCTGATTTTCAATGGAAATTAGCTCATGAATTGTGCAAGCGATATGATTATATTTTCATTGAAGATCTAAACATTGAAGGAATGAAACGTTTGTGGGGAAAGAAAGTTTCTGATCTCAGTCATTCTTCTTTTATTAACAAACTTACGTATATCGCTTCAAAGTATGGAGTGATAGTACATAAGATTGACAAATGGTATCCTTCCTCAAAGACTTGTGAATGCGGGTTTGTTAATAAAAACTTGTCGTTGAGAGATCGCACATGGTGTTGTCCAAAATGCGAGTCTATCAACGACCGTGATGTTCTTGCGGCCCGTAATATACTTCGGAAGGGCATTTCCGAATTGGAGAGCAAGAGTAATTCCAGCGATAGTAATATCGGGGTTTCTTGCGTCTGTATCCAAGAATCCCATTTGCTTTAGTGATGGGAGTATGTCAATAGAATCCGCCACATAAGTGATTATCCGCAGGATTTGTTATATTTGCGAAAAAGATAATGTCGTGCAAAATAACTCTAACATAGCGGTTCCCGACTCCGGGATGAACAGGGATAAGCATCCACAGGATCTATCCCCATCTGAATATAGTTTCGCCTTGAACGCTACCATAGAGGGTGACGATGGAAGCCAGCTTAAGATCCAGAACGAGCCTAGTACCCTTTTATGTAAGCGATTTGATGGCTATAAGGTTATTGGGTATAAGAATGACATAGCTGGTGATAACACTTATTTCTTTCTATCCAATCCGGATGATAATACGTCTAAGATCACGTTCATGCGGTCATTGGATTATATCAAGACCGTTGAGGATCAATTGGCTGGATCGGGAAAGGACATCCATCGTATCCTTGGCGAGAGGCTTGAGGAGTCGGATGGTCGTTTTGATGAGATATGTGATTTGATGGAGGTCCTGATAGAGGACTGGGTTGATGACCCTTGTCTTAATTTCTCCATTCATCATCCGATCTTCGATATAGAGATCAAGGACGAGAAATGCGGGAAGGTGATATACTGGACCGATGGATATAATCCCCAGCGATATGTTATGGTCGATAAGGCTCTTAATCCGGATGATGATGGTGACTTTTGGTATCATTATCATGGGTATAAGACATGTGGGGATGACAAACCAATAGAGAGGTGTAGGCTGGCCTGCGAGAAGCTGCTGGTGTTCCCGTTGCTGACGGCCCCGTGCGTGGAGCCTGAGGTCGTGGAGTTCGGGGGGAGCCTGCGTGCCGGGACCTACCAGTTCTGCGTGGCGTTGTGCGATGAGTTCGGGATTGAGAAGACCGGATATTGCTCATTGACCAACCCAATCATGTTATTCGATCGTCAAGATATGGTTATCCGCGATGGTTTATGGGGTAAGTCAACCAACATGGGTATCCGCCTTACCGTGTCTAATATAGATAAGCAGGTATCTCATTATAAGATAGGTGTTATACAGAATACGGTTGGGTTTAATGGTGAGCAAAGCCCGGTTCTTGAATATTTCATAGAAGGTATACATCCGATAACGGAAAGGACTATCTATTATCTTACGGATCAATATAGCGAGCGTACGACCATGGAGAAGTTATCCAAGGAAATACCGGTATATAAGACAGCCAGAGGCATGACGTCTGTCGGGAATCGTCTTCTTCAATACGGCTTGACCGTGGAGAACGAATGGAATCTTCAACCGGTCGTTAACTTCTTGGGTCATTTCGTTAAATGGCAGACATCTATAGCCACGGAGAATTTGTATAAAGACGGTGTGGCTTGCTCTAAATACGCCTCTTTCATGCGTGACGAGGTATATCCGTTGGGTATAAGATTCTTTACCAATACAGGATACAGGACGGCTAGATTCCCGCTTATCCCTCGTCCGGCCACAAGGGAGGAGATGGAGGTTATCGTTGATGAGGACGGTAACTCTGACGACCTGTCGGCTGCGTCGGTGCTGGAGAACAACCCGCAGTGCGCCGGGAACAGCCGCCGTCATCTTTGGCAGTTTAAGAATACGGCAAAGATCATAAACGACCCGTCTTGGGGATTTGATGATTTTGGAGGAGAATGCAAGAATCAGCTAGATGTCAAGCAACTCAGATATGTAGAGCAGGAATATGCCACGGTAGGAGAGACCCAATTCGTTATCAACACGATGGGGGAAGATGTTACGGTAGATGATGCTATTGATTATATCGCTGATAATATAGAGAACCTGTGTGATATCATAGAATCTAATGTAGGTATTACTGACGAGTTATGCGCTGCTATATCATTGCCGGAGGATCAAGACGGTATAAAGGCTCCCGATTTCCCTAGTGGATGTGATGATATCGAGAGGATAGAGACCAGGACTATATTGGATAAAAACTCTTTGGTGGATTCTAGGATTGATTTTACATATAAGCTGGCTAGTGATTATACGGAGACCGAGCCTACCACCTTAATACAAAGTAACGCCGAGTCACAAAGGAAATTCTCTGTATTGTGTGATTTCGATAATTATTCCAGTGGAGGTAAGAATATCATAGATCTGGTTCAGGAATGGTTGGATGGTCAGGATGAGGATAAATTCCCGTCTGATATAGACTCCTCCGCCTTGGTCTTGTGTCAGGATATGTCTAATGTCCGGCAGTTATATGATGAGGGTATATGTACTAATGGGTGCTCGGTAGGTGATCCTCATGTGAATCCTACTATTAACGATGTTCAACTTCCTACATTCCAAGGGGGTAGGTCATTGGGTAAGTGCACATATTTGTATCAATATCCCGGATGGGAAGGAAAGAAGCATACGGAGACGATGCTTGATCAGTTAATGGATACGATGGAGGCTTATTTTCCCCAATATGAGAGTCAGTTTGGTATCGAGAACGCCATGTGTCTTTTTGGCGATGGTGATAATTCTAAGTTTAATACCGGTATAACTACTGACTGGGAAGGTCGTGTGTCTGTGCAGAATGATATTGACGCCAAGACCAATTGGTTCGGTAGAAGCAACTTGACTTATTTCAAGTTCTATCCACATGTATCCTCATACGCCAGATGGGTGGAGTTGGATTACGAGAAATACATAAGTGGTTTATCCGATCCTGATAACGGTATTATGTATATAGAGATGATGGGTAACTATAATTATCCGATCGGCGACTCATCATCATACAATAAGGTTCGTATAACGTTTTTCTCGGACAAGGAAGGTACCGTGGCTCCTAATCCTTTGGCTAATGATGCCAAGAAAGGTGTTATAGTGAATTACGTGGATCATAAGATATTTATGATGCCAAAGTACTTGTTCTGGAATGATGACAAGACTACTTTCCATAAGATATATGTTTGCATCGAGCCTGCGGTATGCGTGTTCTTCACCGGTTTCGCCATGAGGCAGGACATGAAGGAGCTTGCCGGATTCTATACGGCCGGCACCGCCATCTTCCCCGCCCCGTTCTGTTTTGGCATTCGGCCACTGGAGGTGAAATACGTATTCTTCTTTACGAAAGAATTGAAATTAAGAAGATTTGTTACCTATGAGGCGAAATGTATCTCATGTGGAGATAAACCCGCTGATTGCGCTCCCAGACCATATCAGTACGGCGATTTCGGATATTGGGAGTCTGCCAATAAGTATCCGGCTAATTTTGAGTTGTATGATTCAAGCAAGATCGGGATATCATCGGGAGGATCAAAGAGGAAGGACATAATAGATTCTTTGACGAAATACTATGGGTCTCCTAAATCAGTTGGGGGTAAGTCTTATTTCACCGGTAATGGGGGTAACGCTGAGTACCCCAATACGTCAACCACGTTTTGTCAGAGACCTATACGTCATTACAAGTTCCCGGATAACTCTGTCGCTCCTTTTATGGGTAATCCGTCTCAGCTGACCGGTCAATATGGAGTTGACTCCTATATTTATCCTATGGGGGTGATGCTTGATGACGATATCGTTAATGAGTTTTTGGATATAGCGGTAGAGAACGGTCTTATAGATAAGGCTAGAAGAGATTCTATAATAGGATATGAGTTGTATAGGGGCGATAGGACGTTGGATAAGAGCGTTATCGGAACCGGTCTGGCTTATGATATGTTTAAGTACGATGATCCCGACGGATCGGCTAACCTTTATCCTAATTACCCTTACAACGATTTGTCTGATGATATGTATATCTATAAGGATATTAATCGTGAGAAATTTATAACGCATCCGTTTAACAGGAAGGGTAATATCTGGTATTCATTCTTAAGTCCTGATATTGCCTTTAACAAGCCTGACGCTCCCACCGAGTGCCTTGTTGATGGTTATCAATTAGGTAAATCCTCCGGTATATTCAGGGAGGTGGAGGATCACCCTAAATGGACGATATTAGGGAGTAAGGCTTACAGTATGGCAACGTCATTGGCTACGGTGGAGGCTATGGCTAATTTAATATCCGCTATAGCTGAGTATACATATCAGTCGGCTTCACAGCAATATGTCGGTGGAGGCGTGTTCTTTTTAGCCAACCCTGTCGGCATAGCGCTGACGGCTATCCGTCTGGCTACGGGTATCGCCAAGGCCACAGCCCAGTCCGTGGTGGATATAGGCAAGTACAGGTATCAGTGGTTAACGGCATTGATAGATAGGGGACCTAGACGGAACTATGCTTATTATTATACTTCTGTCGCTCATTATAATTTATTTTACCAAAAAATAGGGGCGTCGGAGCTACGTGGATTGTCAACGGCTAAATATATCAAGAGCGGGTTATATCCGGTAACAGATATCTCTTCGCAAGGGGAGACCGTAGGCGGTAAGCCTATTATCATAAACAACCTCGATCGTGAGCATTCATTGTTCATGTCATTTGGTATGGATAAGTATATGCTTGAATATCCGGAGTTGGTTTCAAGTTACGATACCAGCCGTATTCAGGATGAGTGTAATATTCGTAACGATGAGGTGGCTGGTATGACGCCTCATTTTATGACACGTGAATCTTTCGTATCCTGCCCCTATATGAGGATAAAGAAATATTCTCCGGCTCAATACGGGCAGATAGAGGATATCAGGTGGGTATCGTTAGGTGGTTGCGGGTTGATGGATAAGGATAAGCGTAAACCTGTTTTTGGAGGTGATGTATTTATATCAAGATTCTCGCTTAAGAGGAAGATGCCTATGTTTTACTTGACTCAGTTCGGTCAGGGGGACATGATACCATTCCCTTATTACGATTATCGAAACATCGGGTATCCCCGTTATTTCGTTAATTACGATACCGGGGAGGATTATCTTAATAAGACCGATACGGATACCGGATCGCTATACTCTTTCCCTAGCCGGAAGAGCGCTTATGAGATGGTTTGCAAGACCGGAGATATGTATCTTAGCGGTCGTTTCTTCCTATATTTCTATGGCATACCTCAGTTTCTTGTGGAGTCTGAGATCAATTGCAATTTCCGTATAGCCGGCCCTGAGCCTTACGAGGGGTTCTATCCGGAGGTGGGGGATTATATATCATGGACTCAGGAGCGTAATGTCCCTATATCAAGGGATAATGTGTTTAAGATAAGTCCTGTGTATAAGAATCGTTTTACGTTAGGTGGCAGGTCATTACCAGAGACGTATGATAGCAATTTTTGGGACTGCGCTTACCAAAGACCCAACGGCGTCATATGGAGCACCGCCGACGTGTCGGAGAACGGCATGACCGATCCTTGGCTGTCGTACAAGCCTATGGATTACCATGAGTTCAAGACCTCGTTCGGAAAGCTTATAAGCATGAAGGGAATAGAGTCGGATCAAATACTAGCTCGCTTCGAGAATCAGGTAGGACTATATAACGCTATAGACGTGCTGGCAGAAAGAATATCCCCGGAGAATAGCGAGCTAGGGACAGGTGGGCTTTTCGCCTCTCGTGGCATTGAGTATAATAATACGACGTTAGGATATTCCGGGACCCAGAGTCGGGATATGATCAGTTGCGAGTTTGGGCATTTTTGGGTCGATTTAAGGCGTGGTCAGGTGTTTAAGGTAGATTCTAATGGTAGGAATCTTACGGAGGTCACACCGGGGCTTAGAAACTGGTTTAAGGAGCATCTTCAGATGAAGATCATCCGTAGCCGGATATATAACGCTGATACGGACGCTGAGTTGTCTTATTATGATATCGATAACAAGTTCTTTGGTATAGGGCTATCCATGGGCTGGGATAATCGGTTCAAGAGGGTTCTAATAACCAAGAAAGATTATATACCGGTAGGGAATCCGAGCGAGTACCAATTCCGTGGCGGCCGGTTCTACAGGAACGGACAGGCGGTGGAGTTGCAGGACGCCAGCCATTTCACGGACGTCTCGTTCACCGTTGGATATAACTGCCTGAAGGGTGAGTGGAAATCATATTTATCCTACACCCCTGATTATTATATCGAGCACCAGCATTATTTCCAGTCTGGAAAGAACTACTCAAGTGAAAGTCAGGAGATAGGGTTATGGTCTCATGGATTGACCAACCAATCGTATCAAGTATTTTACGGTAAGCTATATCCGTTCGTTATAGAGGTCCCGGTACGTGAGCAGTATGTGAATAAGATCCTCACGAACTACCAATATCGGATGGATGCCAGAAGGTATCAGGATGAGGTTAATTACCAAATCCTTAGGACTACTGGATTCAATAAGGCATGGTTTTATAATGATACGAACAACAGCGGTGAACTTCGGATGGTTATCGCCGACAAGAACGATATGAGCCAGCGGTTAAGGTATCCTATAACCAATGATGATAGCCGTGAGATACTGGTGACGGAGGTTGATCAGAAGATAAATATAAATGACTATTTTAACGAGGTCAAAGACGATACGAACAATCTTCCGATATGGGTTAAGGATGTGAATGACATTGGCCGGGAGATCGACCCCAGGGCTGTCGATTATCATCGGAGGTGGCGTGATCGTCTTCGTGGCGATTGGTTCTTGGCTAGGTTCGTGAATGACATTGAGAGTAGGTTCAAGATGATAGTACGTTGGTTTAGCAACGATGAGAAAGTTTATTGAGGTGATTATATACCTTTAAATATTTGATGTTATGGCAGCAGGGAAAACTAGCAGTAAAAAGAAGGGCAAATGCCCGAAATCAGGATGTATCAAGAAAGTAGGGAGTGATTGGCGAGTGGTCAGTAACAAGACCGGTAAATTATGGCCGGCTAAGTACAAGTCTAAGGAGAAAGCTAAAGGAGCCTTGGCTGCTTATCACATGCATTAGCGTATAAACGGGTACATGATTTATTATGTGCCCGTTTCGTGTTTTTAGGCTTATGAGATTATAGTTATCTTTGTGAAAAATGTAGTATATGTCTAAGAAGAATAAACCGGAGGAAATCCCATCGTGGATAAAGGATTTATATAAGGAGGATCTTGATCGTGTCGTAAGAGGCGAGCGTCCTATGTATTTCAGGGGTATGGATGATAGTCCTTTGAGAAACGTGTCCCCGGAGTTTGATATCCTTAGCGGAGGAGCCGCAGTTAAAGGCATGAATGGGATAAGAGGTGCGTTGTCCCCGTTGAATAATGGCATGGGTAATTATAATTTCAGTATCAGGGGTATAAATAAGAAGATCGGTGAGTTGGTTGATGAGGCGGGGCTATATTTACCTGAGAAATTAAGACCTGTATATCGGACTGTGGTGGATGCTATGTCGAGTTCCAAGGATAAGGGGTTGGGTCATATCACGCAGCCGTTGGCCAACGCCCTGTACCCAGCGGACGAGCGACGGGACCTGCGTCTGGAAGGGGAGCATCCCGTTGGTTATGTGGATGCCATAGACGGTATATGGCCCATGGAGAAATATGGGCTATGGGGAGAAAAAATTGAGAGGAAGCAAGATGGAGGAGAAACAAGAGAGTCTGTTCTTGATAGACCTAGATTCGGGAGCAGGGTATTGGATAATTACGTAGCTTCTGCTCACCCGGTTTTGTCAATAATATATGATATCGCTAATTCAAGGTACACTGATGGCCCTACTCGCATAAATAAAGCTGCGTATTCATCAATAGATCCTATGGGGAAGAATCCGGAATGGTATGAGTATCCTGTTCATTTTATGAAGATGTTCGGGAAATATATATCTGGTGATTTTAATAACAAGTTATATGGCGATAGTGATAATGATGATTTAGGCACAAGAACTAGTGATGAGGCTTGGGCTAAATACAATAAACTCCCTTACGATGAGTCTGTATTGATAGATAATGGTGATGGTACGTATAGTATACGAAAGGAATTATCTAATAGGATGATACCTGATTCGTCTATCGTAAGGAATAGGATTGATGTGAATAGGAGTCTGTTTGATAAGGAAACTAAGGAATACAATGAAGGACTTATAAAAGCTTTAAGTGATGCCGATCCAGAGGAGTATGAGAGGATTCAGAGGGAATATAAGGATCTGAAAAGGGTAAGAGAGGGTGCCATATCAGCGGACGAGATGAATATAAAAGGGTTGAGGTCTCTTTATGATAAGGGGTATGGTGTCGTGAATGAGTATAATTATAGGGATCGTAGACTTGATAAGAACGAGACGGGTCCTCATAGTGTACTTGGTGATTATACGATATATCGTGACAAGGATATGGGCGGATACAGATATAGGGATGTATATGATTTCAATCCCGCTGTCCAGTTTCTTTTGAATGGGGATGTATTTAAGATAGATGGTAGTATTGATAAAAAGGATAGAGGAGGTTCGGTAAATACAGGGAGGGCTTATGGTTCTGGCAAGTATGTAATTGATCCTCGTAGATCAGAGGATAGTAAGATGGCTGTATATGACGAGATATGGGATTATCTGACCGACAAGAAGGGAATACCACAAACGCAAGCTATCGGTATCCTGTCGAACATCGCCGCCGAGTCCGGAGGGGACACCGAAGCCCTAGGAGCCGCCGGTGATTTTGGCATCCAACAATGGCTTGGACCGAGGAAGAAGGAGCTACAGCGCAGGTATGGGAAGAAACCGGCATTAACCCAACAACTGGATTATCTCGTGGATGAGTATCAAGGCAAGGTCCCGGGGTTAGGTTGGAATTACATCAATCAAGGAAAGTTTTTTGACAAGGACGCTCAAGGTAATGTATATAATTACTATATGTATTCTAAATCCGATTTCGATAACGCCGTCAACTACAAGGACGCTACCGTGGCATGGAATCAAGGATACGGTAGGCCTCTTGGATCGACCTTAAGAAATGAGAAGAGATTTGAGTTCGCTGATATGTTCGCTAATAGGTATGGTGTCCCGGAGAACGAGCCAATGAGATACGAGTTCGGACAGCGGGATTCGGGCACAGGGGACGGAGGTCAGCAGCCCGTACCTGAGACGGTAGCCCCTGCCGATCCTTCTTTGGCTTCTCGCCCATCTATGGATATTTGGTGGGAGAAGGAAGGCCAAGACCTGTTATATAAGATGCTAGCTCAATCCGGCGCTAACAAGAAAGCCATAGAGGACATCGCCAATAATATTAAGAATGATCCTCAATCGGAGGCGCAGATAGCGGAGACCGAGCGTATGCGTAGGGAACAGGCAAAAAGGCAGTTGGTTCTTAATATGATACCGGGGTTAAGCCTTAACATAAAAGGTGTGAGTAGAAATAATAGTTAGTATTTTAATGTTAAATAATTTGTTATGAATAAGTTGTTGTTTTTATTTGATGTGTTATTTAAGGGGACTTGTTTTACCCCCCCCCCCCCCTAGTAGTTTAGGATGGGGGAATAGATGGGTAGATGCTATTGCTGATGATAGGAGGATGGTTATAGCATTGTTAGTAAAATATCTAAGGGGAGGTATGTTATGAGAAGACGTGTAATGACAGGTCCCAAAAGCTTGGATGTATTGTATACATACACTTATAATAGTAATAATTACCATACATTTGTAGCTCCAAAGTCGGCGTATTATTATGTTGAGTGCTGGGGTGGTCAAGGTAATTATGGTTACAATGATAGCGAAGATAGGTTTACCAGATCCAATGACCCTGGGTATGGTGGATATGTGGCTGGATTTATCAAGTTAGTTGGTGGTGATATCATTTATGTGTATTGTGGAAATGGTGGACTTAAGCAGACGAGTAATGTTGTAAAATATAATTATAATGGAGGAGGTTCAGGGCATTCAATGACTAATGAGAGCGCTGGAAGGTATATCTATGAGGGAGCCGGGGGCGGAGCTACAGATTTGAGGTTGTCCAACAATAGCGATCCTCTAAACTTAGATTCTTTAAAGACCCGTATTATGGTATCCGGGGGAGGTGGTGGAGGATGTGAGTATTATTTTATTGGGCACGGAGGATCAGCGGGAGGGTTGAAGGCGTATCTGGGGGGCTATGCCAAGGGAACTCCTGCATCCCAAGTAGCGGGAGGATCTAACTCCGGCAATAATTTAACTAACGGAAATGGAGGTCTATTAGGAGTGGGAGGAGGATGTGGTTTTGATGGCGGTTCGTATTCCTCTGGTGGAGGAGGAGGCTTTTATGGAGGACCAAGCGGCGGGATATCGTCGAACGCTATTCAAGCTGGTGGTGGAGGATCCTCGTATATATCCGGTCATCCGGGATGCGTGAAATATGATAAATATGTATTTACTAACACTAAAATGATAGATGGGAACGGGTTCGTATGGATAGATGTGAAAGGGGAATTAGAAAAAATGCCTAATCCTTTGGGTGGATTATATGATTTAGGAAAGGGACATATAGGCTCTGGATATTGTCGTATATCTATATTCCAATAAATATTTATATATCTAATCAGTTTAGTGTTATATTTGCGAAGTAATTAAACGTTTTAGATATGAAAAGATTGTTATTTTTATTTGCTATGTTATTGACGCCGTTCGCTTTGATGGTGCAAGAGGTAATCCCATCAGAAGGGACTATCACCATTGATCTAACTACCTTTACCGGCATCATGGCTTTTGTCACGATGTCAGCTACCCAACTAGCCAAGGTAGTGCCGTATATTGACACCCATAAGTGGGCTAAAGTCCTATCCGCCGTAGTCATAGGTATGCTGGTTTGTATATTAGCGTGGCTACTAAAGGTGTCTCCATTGCTTATAGGGAGTGAATGGTGGGAGGCTCTATTATATGGAGTGGCTGTAGGTCTCAGTTCTGCTGGTTTCTATGATTTGGTTAAGGCTATAGGATCATTATTCATAAAAAGAATTTAATTCTGTACATAATAATAGCATTTGCTGAGAGACTCATCGTTGTGAAATGATGAGTCTCTGTTTTTTTAAATTATCTTTGTGTCAGAACGAAATTAATTAGACATGAGCAAATACGTAATCAAGAGGAAGATACCTAAATATCAAGAGGCCGGGGAAGTCGGGTCGTATATGCTTGGTAATATGGACGGTATACAAGGGTTAGGTATAGAACCTTTGGTGAATACCAACCAAGGATTACCCGCGCCGGTCAATCCGCTAGGGATATATTCTTTGGATACTCCAGATCAGTTGAGGACTAAATACGCTAATGCTTTTGATCAGGATAATGTGTTTCCGGCTAGCTTCAAGGGTAGTTTACAGCGTATAGCTGAGAATTATCAGGACAATGGTATTACGCTTAATAACATAACTGTTAACGATGTTGATAAGTCTAAGACCGGTTCAGGCGAGACGGATGTTTTTGATTTTACCACCATCCCCTACTATGGCGCTGATGATATAGGGTCTAGATTCACTCAGATGGGTCGTGGTATAGGGCGTATGAGAAGCGAGGGATATGGTGATTTATCCACTGGGGCTAAAACAGCTAATACGATAACCACCATAGCCTCAGGAATTAGTGGTATCATGGGATTGGCTCGTAACGTGGTTTCTGGGATAGCGTCTGAGAAAGGTACTCGTGCCAATATCAGGTTGGCTCAGGAGCGTGAGGCCAGACAAAGAAGGCAATCCCAGATGCAGTACAAGGATGGTGGGGGTGTTTATCTAGGACCTAATAATAGGTTCGATAGCGGAAGCCTTACCGGTGAGTACCTGTATCCGTTACCTAAGTCGATGGAAGATCAAGCCAACGTAGAGGTCGAGAAGGGTGAGTACGTGACGCAGCCCGGAGAGGCGCCGATGGAGGCTATGGGGCAGAAGCACGCCGATGGTGGAACCCCCGTTTCCTTGGAGCAGGGAACGAAGGTTATTACCGACGACACAACCATAGAGCCGGATTTCGCTAAATACATCAGAGATACGTATGGGATCAAAGCCACGCCTAAGGATACGTATGCTACGTTAATGGACAGGTATAAGGCTAAGATCGGTCTTAAATCGGCTTACGATGATCAGAAAAAGGCGCTGGAGAAGCTGAAGAAAAACGATAAGATAGATGACGAGAATACAAGGCGTTTAAACGCCTCCGTATTATCTAAGGCTATAAATGATAGCAACGATACCGTTAATGGATTAGAGGGAAGATTTACGGACTTCGCTAATGTCATATACAAGGAGCAGGAAGACCGGAAGATGAAGAAGGATGAGGATACGTATTTCGCTAAGGGTGGTGAAATAGATAACATCATATCCAGATCCATGAAAGAATACGGTCTTACGGAGGAGGATATAGCTGAGGCTAAGAAAGAGCTGCTTAAGAAAGTGGCTGGTATTCGCCAGAAGATGGAGATAGGAGGCACGTCTTTGTTCGGTCGTAAATTAACTTTCCGCCCGATCGAGAATAGGTTCAACAATGATCCTAACTATTTCGGTTATCAACGCCAAGGAACTGATGGCTCTTATGGAGGTATTAATACGGATGAGAGGTTGAATTATTACAAGACATTCAATCCGGTCGCTTACGATGCTTATATGGGAGCTTCAGAGGGCGCTAGGGCTAGGGCATTGCAAGACGCTATCTACGGTCAGACAAGTAGCTGGATGGGCTTGGCTACGGCGGAGAACCCGATCATCGCCAACGCCGAGGCGCTTCGGGATTACACGACGCTCGTTTCCTTTGGCGGTGAGGATAGTCAAGGTAATTACCCGGAAGACAAGAAAGCCGCATATCATGATAGGATGAGAGACAATAAATTAGGTTTGTTTACCACATCTCGCCCTATGATCGGTCTAGACGTTGTTACAGAGGAACAGCATAAGGCTCTTAACGATGCCGGTATCACCCATTTTAGCCAACTGTTCTCTGATAAGAACAAGGATGTCGTTAATAAGATACTTGGCGAGGATATGCTTAAGATGCAGGCATTGAGATCCATGAAGGGAATGGAAGGTCTTGATTTTATACTTGACCCTCATAAGGTGGCTCCCGGTCCTATGGATATAGGTGATGTGGAGGATCCTGATGTTAAGCTGGATATGCCTGAGCTGATTGATTCTAATACACTTCCTAAAACCAACACAAATGCCGGTAAGTCGAACGGCGGCAATGGAGGCAGGAATATAGTAGGTGGTGGTCTTGACTTTCCTGAGGTGTTCAGGATGACTCCGGGAGCCGTGACAACGGAAGGTCTAGAAAGACATTACGCTCCTACCGTGAACCCGGTGTTGAGATCGGCTGATCAGTATATGGTTGAGGCTAATCGTGCTTTCCAATCACAATTGGATCAGATGGGTAATGTCCCGGATTCCCAGAGAGGGGCTTTATCTTCCAATTTACAGGCTATCATGAGTTCCAATATAGGTAAGTATATAAATGAGGCAGAACAAGGAAATGTGGCTCAAAGGACTTGGGCTGATAATGTCAATGCTCAGTCATGGGCTAATACTTATGATAAGAATATAGCTCAACGCCAAGCTTACCAGCAACGGATACTACAAGGATTGGCTATAAATGACGAGAACTGGGCTAGGTATTTCGATAGCGTCAATGATGAGATTCAGCAGAAGTGGAATACGGCTACGACCATGAATACATTAAGATCTATATTCGGGGATGCAAAGATCGGTCCTAATGGGCAGCTGATCGTTGATCTTCAAGGAGATATATTGAGTTATAGGAGATTATATCCCGCTCAGGAAGTAACTAAAGGCAAGAAAGGATAAAGGATGGCTTCACAATATAGTATATTAAGGAATTACGGCAAGTACGTATCACCCTACAACATGGATGTCATGATGCAGGGTATGGGATACATGCAGCAGAAGATAGATACCAATCGGCAGGCTATAAATGAGTATGCTGATTATATTATCAATTCTGACATTATAAAACTTCAGGATAGGGAATATCTTCAGAATAGGTTAAATGGATTGATACAGGATGTGAATAACGTGTATCGTAAATCCAATCTAGCTTCTGATGGTATAGCTAGAAGCATACAAGCCCGTCTTGGAGAGGCTTTAGATACCCGTGTATTGAACGCTATCGCCGGTACTAGGGAGTATAGGTCTTTCTCTCAGAAGATCGAAGATATGAAGCTTAATAATCCTAAGCAATATAGTGCCATAAATGGGGCTGTGGCCTTAATGCCGTTTTATGAATGGGTTAATGATGGTCAGGTTGGTACAAGGATGAATCCTATTCATTACACTCCTTATACGGATTACAATGAGGAGATGAATAAGATGATGAAGGATTTCGTCAGTCTTAATAAGGGAAAGAAGTTTTCTGTTCCTGAGGTAGTGGATGGCAAGCCTACTGGTAGGATGAGAGATATTACTGTTGATGAGATGAGTCGATCTCAGATTAGAGCGATAGCCGCTAGATCTATATCCCAGAACGCTAAGGCTCAGATGCAGATAGAGGGTCAGTATTTGGCTGCCACTAATCCCGGTATGTTTAGTGGCATGACTACTGATCAGTTCGTTAATAAATATGTTTCCGGTTTTGACGCTGAGGAGAGCGCACTCTTAGCCAAACTCAAAGGGGCCGAGGCCAGCCCTTCCGCTAAGGCGGCTATTGAGGCGTCACTACAGGAGGTCCGGGAACAGCGCCGTGCGTTAGTGGAGGAGGCTACTTCCTTTATTGGCAATAATATGAACCCGGCTAGAGCGGGGGAGTTTATTGTACGTAATGAATTTCTTGATGGTGTATCCGCTAGATGGTCGTATAACAACTCATCTGAGAACTACATCGCTGATGATTATTACTTTAAGATGAGAGATCTTGATTTCAAGGAGAGAGAGTTCTCGTGGAGGCAGAAATCAAAGGAGATAGATCAGAATCTTAAGCTTAGGGAAGTAATGTCCAAGGAAGCTGGTAATAGCTCTAATATCCCTACAGGTGTTATGATTGAGCTGGAAAAGGTTCAGCCTAATGTTACTCCTGAGAATATATTTGACAATCAATATATTCAGAATGAGAATAATATATCGACAGGTGAGAAGGATTTAATATCATCCATAAATCCTGTTGATCTACGAGGCATAGAGAACGATATACAAAACAATCCTTCTATATATCATGGTGGTGTTAATAGCGAGAATATTATGGCATGGATCACTAATAATGGCGGTGCGTCAAGTTCTGTATTATCATCAACCCCAAATATGGTGAATAAATATGAGGCTCTTATGGCAGCGAATGATAATAGGAATAGGTATGGTAAGATCATGGATGAGGAAGTTGATTATCTTACAAATGCCTTTGATGTCGCTACGGAAAATATCCTTAATGATGCTGTAAGGGATCAGGACTATGTTACTGGAGGTATTGATACATATACTGACAATGGTATGGTTAATGTGAGGGATGTTGGTAAGAATGGAGCTATTATTGGAGGGAAAGAGTATTCACCAGAAGATGCTTTAAAGGTTTCCGCTATAGCTGGATTGATAAGCGAGAACATCAACTATGCGGATAGATCTATAGCTAATACGGAGCTGATGAGATCTTATATAAATTTGTTAAATAGATATTCAGGAGAAAATTTCACTCTGGAGGATATAAATGATATAGCTAAAACTTATAGTCGTGTAGACAATCCGGTAATGAATAGCGATAATGTCGATATGACTAGTAGGGATAAAATGATCAAGATCTTAGGTAAGAATATGTCTAGAGCTGACGGTCCTACGCTTAGAAGAGAATGGTCTTCATCTAATATAGGTCGTAATATAGCTAAGGCTATTCAGGATTCTAAAATGGTCTATGAAAGAAGATATGACGAGTTTGCTCCAAGATCATGGTCGTTCTCTAATTCTACCAATGCCTCTAAAGAAGATAGGCGTATGCATGCTAAATTAGAGAGTCTGCTTTTGTCAAGAGCTGGTTTCTTGAATAAGGATAAAGATAGCAGACTTAATAATTACATATTGTATGCTCGTCCTACGGATAATCCCAATACATTTGATTTGGTAGCTATGGCTGGCGGAAAAAATATCGCTACGGTTCAAGTTACTAAAGAGGAATTAGATAGTATGGGGTATAGTTTGTACGAAAGGGAAAGGAATGTAAGATCTGAAGATTACGAATCTAAGATCATCCCTGTATCTTTTTCTGCCACGACCAATAGGCCTTATCAGAAATGGGCGCAAGCTAATTCACTTGGCGCTTTCGCTACTATCGAGAATGCGGCTGAGGAGGCTTCTAGGATGGTTGATAAGTACAATATTCAGAACAATGAACTAGCTACATCAGAGCTTAATAAAAGAGCTATTAGGATTATTAATACGGTTTTAAGAAATTACAAATCGTATGATATTAAAGCCAAGGGCTTTCCTGGAGGTGTTGAGGTTGGCGTTTATTTTCACGGGCAGGCTAGGACCGGGACACCTCTAAAGGTGTTGGAATATAATACTGATTATGCTGATAATATCATGAAGATTATAAATATGTGTCCTCAGATGTATCTTACCCAAGCCGTGGTTGAGGCTATCAATAAAGACGTTATTGTTAAGGGTAGAGATATTAATGAGCAGCACTCTGATCTTAGCAATATTCTTTCGGTGTTGGATAAAGAGACTATGGATAAAATAGATGGAAAAAATGAGCAATAATAATAACGATATAGGGAATGTGATGAAGAGTCAGGGATACTATGTCCCTACTCCATCAATTCCATCTCCCATGCCTTCTAAGGATAATATTTCTTCTATCCCTATACCTGTTGGCATGCGCAGTTCATCGGATATGGATAATGATGTTTTGTCTAGAGAGGGAAGCAGAAGTATTCCATCATTAGTAGAGGGTATAAAAAATTCCGTAGAGACATCTTATCATGATGATGTAAAAGCAAGGAATCCGCTTTTTCAGATGATAAACGAGACGGGTATCCCTAAGGGTAATTATGATATAACTGGAAGTAGGATCAACCTTCGTGATTCAAGGTATAGGCTGTCAACAGGTGAATGGATTCCAAAATACGAGAGTTATATCAATAACGTGGATAATGATGATCGTCTGTCAAAGAACCAAAGCGGTTGGGAGAAGACTTATAGAGGATTGGGTAAATTCATCTATAAGTCCACATTGTATGGTATAGGGGGCGTAGGTCAGTCTATATACGGATTAAAGGAACTTGTTACAAAAGGGACGTTATCCGCCATATCTGATAACGGCTTTGCCGATTGGTTAGATGATATGGATAAGCGAGGTGATTATACGCTTAATCATTATTACAGCAAGGAGGAGAGAGATGCCGGGTTCCTTAAAAGCATGCTCACTACAAATTTCTGGACGAATGATCTTCTATCAGGTGCGGCATTTACGGCTGGAGCCGTTTTGTCATCTTACGCCTTCGCTGGAGCTGGTCTTATGAATGCCGCTCGTATGGGGGCTAGGATAGGTGCTACGATTGCCGGTATGGGGAAGGCTGCTTCTGCTACAAAGACCGGGTTTAATGCTATGCTAAGAGCTGCTCGTATAGGTCGTGGTATAGGCAAGGGGTTGGATAACCTGACTTTTATGAGTACTTCTACGCTTTGGGAAGCTTCCGTGGAATCAAGGAGCGGGCTGATGGAGTCTGAGGAAAACTTCAAGCAAGCTTACAGGAACGCTTACGGCAGAGAAGCCTCATATGAGGAACTCATGAAGTTCAGAGCTGATAATGCTGATGCCGCTAACGCTATATTCGCTGCCAATATCGGTATCCTTACGTTATCCAATATAGCTATGTTTGGTGATATGTTTGGCATGGATCTGGGCGTGGATAAGTTCATAAAACGCAATATATTTGGCGTAGGAGCCGAGAGAATGGACAACGGTGCACTAAGGGCTATAACACCAAAGAAATGGCAGAAAATAGCTGGTAATACGTTTAATATCATTAAGCGACCGGTATCTGAGGGTTTGTTCGAGGAAGGTCTTCAAGGTGTTTCCAGTAAGTCTGCGGAGGATTGGGTGGAATCAAGATATAATCCTATGGCCATCCGTCAGAATATAGGTTATATGGAAGCTATAAAGAACGGATTCAAGGAGACTTACGGATCTAATGAGGGCTGGAAGGAGATAGGTATCGGTATGATTATTGGATCGGTTATGGGAGGAAAAAGTCTTGGAGGTATAAAGGAATGGAGCCAAGACATGTCCCGTAACAAGGGGATGGTGGAGGCCTACAACACTAATGCCGGCGCCTTGACCTCGGCGGCCGTCCAAGCTATTCGTGGCAGCATGGCTCTGAACGCTCAATTATCAGGCTTGAAAACGGATAATAACGCTGACGATATACCTAATTCTAGAATCGTAGATAAGACTTTTAGTGACGCTGTATTCAATCGTCTTCGTTATGATCAGGAAATGGGGATGTTAGATGATACTAAGGAGAATTTCAAGACAGTCATCGAGTCTATACCTAATAGCGATATAGCCTCCGATATGAATATGACAGATGAGCAGGTAAATGAGTATAAGTCCAACCTTGTTAGCGAGTTCAATAAGAAGGTTGATAATTTTACTATGGCCAGCAGATTTGCCGACTCCCTTACCGATGGTATATCCAATAGATCATTTAACACCTACATCTCTAACATGGCTTATAACGGTCTTGAGGCTAAGGATAATTTGGATGATATCGCTAATCAGTTAGGAAGGATATACAATACGGATATAGGACCTGCTTTAGATATATATTCTCGTCTTAATCCTGATTCGAGTAGGGATCTTGAGAAACTCAGGAAGCTTACAGATGATATACAGAAAATGGAGAAGAATGTTTTGAAGCTTCAGCAGAGTGTCACATCTAAGGAAGCTCTTGAGTCTGATAAGGTCAAGTTAGCCAAGGAGAATGATAGACTTCTTAAATTGACGGAGGATAGGATTGCTTTGGAGAGGAGATTAGCTACGTTAGTTAACTCAGAGACAGATATATCTAAGCTGTTATTAAACAGGGATGAATCAAGGATCAGCGCCGCCGATCTTATGGCAGCTTATGAGACTATAGTCGGTTTTGAGAATGCCGTATCTATCCGTGGGGTTGATAATCATAAGGAGGCTATGGCGTTGCTTAGCGAGTATCGTCATAATCTTGTGGCTTATAAGAATATAAACGAGTCACTTCGTCGTATGCGTGACAGAAGATTCATCCGGGCGCAGGAGCGCGGGTTCATGAAGATATTATCGAACGCATGGGGGAAGACTTATGAGGAGGATGACAGCAAGTATGATTTCAGGAATACCGATGATCCTGATGCTAATTCCCTTTATGCCAATGATCAGGCCATAGATAAGGCTTATCAAGATGGTCTTATAGGAGAGGACGAGGCATTTATGTTCAAGACCTATAATCATATGATCGCCAGATCTATGGAGAATGACATCAAGGCTGATGATGGCGGTATCGTTGAGAATGTACCTGATAATGAGGATATCATAAATCCTTCTGATGATAGAATCAATAATATAGCTATAAAGATATGGAACGGTAATGAGGATATCTTATCTCCTAGGGAGAGGCAGATATATGATAATAATAAGGATCGTATCAATGATCTTGTAAATGGGTTTGGCGATAATCCTATAGCTAGGCTTAATAAGATTAGGTCAATGATAGATAGGTTAAATACCAACGATAACGTCTTAAATAACATCAGAGATACTATTGATGATATCATAGATATAAACATTAATGGTCTTGATAAGGATCAGGTTAAGGGGGCTATACAGACTTACAATGATCTTATGAATGATATTGACAACGGGAATGAAGTTGATCAGGATAAACTTAATGAGGCTATTGATATCATTAATAATTATTCTGATGATCCTCTTCTTCAATTCGTGGAATGGATGAGGCTGTATAATAATGGAAGTATGGTTGTCAAGGATTACGATAAGTCTATACCTATGGGTGATGTTCTCACGGAGAGCGAACCCGGGACATCCACCGGCAGGACGGAGGTCAACGCCGCCCAGAATCCGGTGGTGTTGATGGCTCAAAAGAGGGAGATCGGTGGGGTCATGTATTATGAGGTAGGAGGGATGAGGCTTGACAGGTTTATGGCGGGATCCGGGCTTAAGGCTCTCGTCACGCCCGGTGAATATGTTATGGATGATAAGATGGTGATGGATTTTACTGATGGGACGAACATGTTCAGCGTTATTGAGTCCAAGAATCATTCAAGATGGATGATTAGTGAGGATGACACTCAGGCTTTCGAGAACGCTACCGGTGTCATACTGGGGCGGCAGACCGCCTTATCGACCTCCAATTGGTTCATGGTGTATCGCAAGGGGCAGGATGGGTCTATTGTCCCTTATTATACGGGTGATACGTTTGGGTCTAATAACGAGTCGGTGAATCAGGAAGCAGCGGCTAGCCTTCGCAAGGGTGATATGGTAAGGTTTAAGATGGATATGTCAGATCCATACACCAAGGGACTGTATGATAAATACAATAGCCTTAACGCCGTTGATCCTAATTCTGATGAGACTAAGTCGGCTTACAGAGAGCTGGTTGATAATATGGTTATTAAGATCGTGGATAGTGATGGTAATTTTGTCTCGGTGCTAAAAGCCAATGATCCAGACTCAAAAGGGAGTAACGCTGATTTAAGGAGTATGGCCTTTGAGTTGTATAGGGATAATGTGGGATCTGTCGCTGGCGAGATTGATATACCGTTCGTAGGCGCAGTCACCAGTGTTTTGCCAGGAAGACCTAATTTTAGCATAAGTGATGATAATGGTACGTTGATGGTATCCGAAAATGACTTTACCAATGAGACGGTTGGTAAGGTCGAGAGCGTAGGATATATAGAGAACGGGGAGGTTACGATGAAGGATAATATTAGGTATAACATATTCCCGTTCTGTACGGCTATCGTTAGGGACAAGTATGGTAATTATAAAAATTCGCGTATCCCGGTTGTAGCTATAAAGACAGGAAATGGAAGAAATTACCTGTACCCCGTAAGATTGAAAAATCAGGATATATCATCATTCTCATCCATGATCGGATCGATGGCTGATAGGATTATGGAGGGTCTAGGCGGAGGCGTAAGTATTGATGATATAATGGATCTTAATAACGCTATAGCCAGATCCGGGTTGGATAATAAGACATATATGATTCCGTTGACGGGAGACGTGGATGTTATCAAGAAACGGCTAGGGGCTGTCAAGGAAGCGGCTAGTAAGATGCCTATGACTACTGACGTAAGAGGGTGGATAGGCGATTCCAGGACTAAGGAGGATATTTTGATGAATGACGTTACGATCAACATCGATCTTAATAACGATCCTTTCATAGCCCCTAAGTTTAGGATGAGTATCAGGAGGGATGAGACGTTCTTCGAGGATACGGAGACCCCGTTCGGCAGCCCGTCTGACCTCCAATCGGGGTCCGCCTCGCCCGCGAAGGCTGCTGAGGATAGGTCTTTGGTTTCCGACGGTAACGTAGTATCCGGAGAAAACGAGGCGGAAAATCCTTGCTAAATTAAATATCTTGACTTATCTTTGCGGCGTCAGTCCATCACCTGACGAGTAAGATATTTAAAAGTTGGTCCCTGTCGGGTGTGTGATGGCCCCGGTGGGGACTCTTTATATTATGCAATTAGATGCTTTTTTACACCGGAAAATTATGCAAGACCTACGCATCCAGCGAGTAAAGGTCTTGATGATGTTATACACCAGTAACTATTTTGTCGATGTCAGACAAAAGCAGTTGCTTGATCATACATACGCCTTAAGCAGGGATCAGGCTTTTGACTATATGACTGAGTTCAATAAAAGGCTTAGTGATAAGGTTGGTATAAAATGTACGATGGATGTACTTCTGCCTACCGATGACGATAACGCTAATATCATAATCGAGCACAATGGTATTATCAAGAAGTTGATGAAGGAAGCCGAGAAGCTGGAACTTGATACTGATGCTATCAAAGCCATGATGCGTGATCTTCTTGATGAGTTGAGGGATGATATTGATCTTAATATCCTGATATTTGACGTAAGCCAGTTGCTTATAAAATACAATTTATTTAGGTTGGATGCTATAACCGAGCAGGAGTTCAAGAACTCTTTTGTCAGGATGGATAGTAGGAATATGGAGATAAAGAAACTAACTTTATCTGATATCAAGAAGGTGGTGGAGATGATAGAGGATAGGTATAGCTACGCTTTATATATGACAGAGGAATATGGCTGATTACATTTTTTGTAAAAATATCTCTTGTTTGTTTGTAGTTTCAAAATAAGGTCTTATATTTGCGGTGTCTATCCGTTGCTAGACCAGAAGAAGATATTAATATCGCTTAGGCGTAGGCGATAAATGAGAGCTATCAGTGGAGTAACGGACGCTGGTGGCTCTCGTTGTTTTATATTATGAACAAAGATCATATTTTGGGGTTGTATAATGATTTAAGTCATTTTTGCCAAACAGGGAAATTGAAACAAGCTGATTATTCAGGTTATTCTAGAGAGTTAGAGATTATTGTTAAAAATTTTTCGAGCGATTGTGATCGTTCAAAAAACGACAATGTGTTTATTGTTAAGGATTGCAGAATAACTTTGAATGATAGCGATTACAGCAATTTCCTTTATATGGCGCTAATAACGTTATTCGGTAGAAGTGATTTTGATCTTGATTATGCCTTGAAGTTATATAATTATTTTATACTTGCAGCCATAGAACGACAAGATGAACTATATGATGCGGGTTATGATGAGTATATAATTGATAGAATGTGTTTAGATCATGTTTTTAATGGTGTTGTATATAATATCATTATATCAAATACAAATAAGGATGTTGATGATATTCATTTGACTATATCTAATGATCTGAAAGTAAATAACGCTATACCTATGTTGATGTCCAAGATAAGACCATATTCGATAGAATATGATTTTTATGGTTTGTATGATTCTATAATAGGATATACTTATTTTCTAAAAAATAAAAAGAACTATGGATTAAGAAATAGTGGACTGTTGCGTACCTATATAGGAGTAGATATTAGTAATGGTCTTGTAAAAATTGGTAAGTCTAAGGATTTATACACTAGGGAGAGTTGTTTAAGGGTGAGTAATATCTATTTTTATATGATTGCATATGTAGATATGGATATAGAGCGTGAGCTGCATATTAAATATAGTGTATATAATGTTGATAGAGAGTGGTTTCATTTGAATAAAAAGCAGGTTAAGGAAATTATAAGCAAATATAATTTTAGAATTATAGAATCAAATGTTAAATATATTGACAATATATATGATATTTGATGAATAATAAATTTCATTTTTTTGTTATTTAGGATTGAGCTTTTGCCTGTTCGTGAGGATCGGCAAAAAGATTTGCACTTTTCGGAGAAACATAAGGTTTGTTATTATGTTGTTATTTTGGTGTCCCGTCCGCTCGTGAGAGTAGGCGGGATTTTCTATCTTTGTGTCAAAACGATTTAGTAATGGGTAGATCTTGTTATGTTATAAAAAATAAGGAGGGTAGGGTAGATAATGTCCTTGCCCCGAACGACCAACCATCCGGATTATACCAAAGGGCGATGGAGGTGTTGGGCGACCAGAAGCGGGCCTTATCGGTCTGGGGTACGGCCTACTCCCCCGACTTCGTGTCTTTCTTTGGCGATTGGATGTCCATGCCATCGGAATATGACCTAGATAGTAACGGGGAACCTAGGTATGATGATGTCATGCCCTTTATTAAGCGGAAGAACTATTTCGCTGGCAATTTCATGGCCGATGAGGTTAAGGATATCAATAACACCCTTACTTCCTTGGGAGTCGATAATATCAACGATCTTAATGATATGATCATATCCAATTTCCTCTCCGGTGGTGATATATTTCTCAATAGGTACAATCTTGAGCGATCCGGGATGTATGACGCCGATGAGATTGATAATATCATGACCAACAGATCGGCGTATGAGCGGGTAAGGGATATGATGAGGAGGGTTGTCGATTTTATGTCTGACGGGGATCTTAATGAGAAGGATATGTATTTCCTATCCTCCGAGTCAGGCCTTGGTGATGATTATATGATATATGAGGATACATATGACTCGTTAGGGAAGAGAAGAGCCTTGAATCCAATGGAGGTAAGGGATACGATCATGAGGGCGGTAGGCGGTATCAGCGACCGCCGGGAGTTTGACCGGGTTTTCATCTCCATCCCATACCCTTCCTTGGCACTCCGGTATCAGGATGATCAGGATTACGCAGATCGGATGTATGACACGTATCGTAATATGACCCGTATGGAGGTTCGGAGTCAGGACGGAAATACGATTACCGACTCGTACTTCAATAGTACCACACCGTATATCAGTATGCCTAAAGATATGAAGGGTCTAAGGGATAAGGTTGGGGAGATAATCGACATGGATGATTTTAAGGACATCAAGGACGTTTCCGGACGTCTGTATGACATAGCTATGGATCTTGCCGACATGGGCGTGGATATAAGCGAGGCGATCAGCGATGAGATGGTTATATCCAGACCGGAGGATATCCGTGATCTTATGGCGTCGCTGGATGTCATGTTATCTTCCATACAGGCAGGCAATTCGGTATACGATAGCTTTATCTCCGATCTTGATAGGATAACAGGAAAGGGGAATCCGATATACGAGGTTCAGGATACTTATTCTACCAGTGATAGGATGGTGTATGTAAGGTCCGGGAATACATCCCCTTCCGATATGTATGATAGGAGCATGTTGTATATGGGTAGGAATACGTACCATAACACGGCCCCGATAACCGACACCGATCAGGCCTATGAGATGTTGGCCGATATCGGGATAGAGCGGCCCTCGTACTTGCCGGCTGGCGTGATTCCCGCCGGGGCTTCCCGTTCCGATATTGGCGTGGTCAAGGATAATATAAAAAAGCTGGTTATGTCCAACATCTCATCCTCGAATACTGAGAACATGATCCTTACCAGATTGATATACCAGCATCCCGTAACCCCTAAGATGGATGATGTCGATATTGATCGGGAGTTCAGGAGATACGAGGCTAGGCAGGGAAAGGATCGGGATTTTATCAAATCCTGTACCTCGTTGAGGAAGATCCAGATCAAGGAAAGGTTAAAAAAATCGGATTTATATAATAATGTCTTACGTTTCCTTGATTTTAATGGATTTTATAACGTATCTTTGAACCACCATGACAGAAGTACGTTAAAAAGCATGGAGATGTCGTTGCCGGAAGGTCAGGTAAGGGATCTTCTGTTTGACGTGGCTATCGAGTCCGGTGACAGTAGCATGAGAAACCTTTTCTATCTGGATAGTCAGGATAGGATGATGGATGCCGGGTTTTACAGGTATCTGTACCTAAGGAATCCGGGCCTGCTCCGGGAGGTCAACGGCGGCGTCGAGGCGAGACCGGACGGTTCGTTCTTGGCTCGTGGGAGGTATGATGATTTCGTGTCATTCCAATCCGGCTTATATGAGAAGGTAGGTGAGACGGTTGATGGTGCGATATACAGGTTCGTTGATGATCTTATATACTCCGATCCATCATCATATCAAGAAAACATGGTACGAAGGATGGGTGATGTTACGGTAAGGAGTGACGATAACCGCCTGTCAAGGATAGAGGATGATCCCTCATCCAGCAAGATAGTTAATGAATACACTGCTAATACAAATAAGTTGATGCGAGATTTTTCGTGTAGTTAATCTCTCTTTGACGTCGTGAGACGTTTTCTTTCGAGCATTGAAACATTGAATTTTATAGATTTGCGATGAATCCGGGTCGTAGTGATACGCTCCGGATTTTTTGTCTTGTATCGGTTCTTATTAATCCCATTTACAAGACATTAAGTACTTTGATGATGACACATATCACGATCTTAGGGCTGTTAATTTTTGAACTTTGTAACGCCCGCCATCAGGTGGGGTTATTATTAATTCAAAAATAAATAGACATGGGTACAAGTGGAGACAAAATCGTTTTGTTAGACGGTATGGGTTCCGGTAGTGGAAGCGCCACTAACGGTTTATTATCTATGATTCCGGGTATGTTCGCCAATTTGATAGGCGGAAATAAGATGGGTCCGAACTTGGTAGCGGCTTTGATGAACGGTCGTAACAACCAAGACGGTTTCGGCGGGGCTAACGGTTGGTGGTTGTGGATCATCGTCCTGTTCTGGTTATGGGGTGGCCGTGGCTTTGGCAATGGTTTTGGCAATGGTAATGAGTGTTGCGCTAATGGTCTTCCCGCTCAATTGAATAACGACTATGGTCGTGAGTTGTTGATGCAGGCCATCCAAGGTAATAGAAGCGCTATCGATCAGATCGCTAACGCCTTGAACTGTACTACCACTCAATTGCAAAGCGCTATCTGTAACGTACAAGGCGCTATCGATAAGGTGGCTGGTCAGGTAGGTATGACCTCTCAGGCTGTTATTAATGCCGTACAGCAACAAGGTTGTGAGATCGGTAATCAAATTAGCTCTTGCTGCTGCAATTTGAGTTCTTTGATCAACCAAAGCACTTGCCAGACTCAGCAGATGATCAACAATCAAGGTTATGAGAATCGTCTTGAGACATTGAATCAGACTAACACGTTACAAAACACCATTAATCAAGGATTGACGAACAATCGTGAGCAAGCCACGAGTCGGTTCAATATCTTGAGCGCTAAGATTGATGCTCAAACAACCTTGATTAATGATAAATTCTGTCAATTGGAAATGCGTGAGATGCAGAATACGATCAATCAGTTGCGTGATGAAAGGTCGGCTTACCAAGCCTCCGCGTTGACTCAGCAACAGACTCAGAATTTGATCAACCAGTTGAGACCTACCCCTGTGCCGGCTTATCCTTCATGCTCTCCTTACCAGACTTATGGATGGGGTCAAGCATTTTATGGAGGTAATTACGGATGTGGGTGCAACAATGGATGCTGCAACAACGGAAACGCCGCTATTTAACTCTATAAAGGAAGGAGGCTATTATGGCTTGTGTTTCTAAAATAGGGTCTCTTTATGAGTTGGTCACGAAGAACGTGGTAGTGACTACTACCAACACCATCTTCGGTATCAACCCAAGGATATGGCTGTCCTTGCCATGCGAGGGCCTTCTGCTGCTGAAAATCCGGCAGGTGGTTCCGACAACAGGCGAGACATTGCCAGTACAGATAGCTATTCCAGCGAACAGCACCGTATCCACGGTAGGTGATGACACATGCTGCCCGGTAACCGGCGTGGCTGTGGTGAATCCGATCAACGTGGCTGTGACCGGAGCGGCTATGGTTAACAACACCGAACGCCTTGTTTATTTCAACAAGGTAAGGGGTGTATTGAGGCTCATGGATTGCTGTGTGCCTACAACTTCCGCCTCGGCGTCGGAGACGACTGTTGATGAGGAATAGGTTAGATTGGATGTCTAATGGGAGGGTATTCCCTCCCGCTTAAAAATCGAGATATGTTTAGAGACTTAAAGAAAGGATTTCAAGTATATACGCTGGATACATCCGATGTTCCGGTGTTCAGGATGGGGAATGTGGTTAACGTGTCCGAGCCTAGGTTCCAGCAACCCCAGATGGGTCAGATGGGGCAATATCAGCAACTACAGGATAGGGTGATAGACCTTACCGTGGAGATAAACGGGTCTTCCATGACCTATGTCGTACCGGAGAGCAGGGATGTCGCTATGTCCAATAACATAACTTTGGCCTGCTCGGTCGATCCGATCATGAACCAGCTTAACGCCGCTAAGAGAACCAGCTCCGATATTCTCGATAGTATCGATAAGCATAGGAGGACGCTAGAGGCTTGTGATTCGATCCTTGAGGAAATCAATCCGGCTTTTAAGCAGACTAAGGATCAAGACCGGAAGATCAAGAATCTTGAGGAGAAAGTCGATAGGATGGGATCCTCTTTCGATGAGCTAAAAGAGTTGTTAATTAAAAAATTAGGTTAAAATGAGAGTTATAGATTTAGGCGGCGGTCACGATGAGGACTACAATGACGAGATCTACGATCGTAGAGGCGGCCGTGGACGTAGCAGGCGTTCGGATGGGACTTACATGGGTTATGGTGGCGGAATATACGACCATTATGGCAAGGAGCATGACGGTAGGATGGATGAGCTAGAACGCCGTGAGCGTGATCTTGAAAGACGTGAGAGGGAGCTGGAACGTGACGAGCGTGAGCTTGAGAAACGTGAAAGACTCCATGAACGTGAGGACGAGATGTATCGCAGGGGATGGTTCGGTGAGCGCGGCATCCGTGACGAGTACGAAGGTACCGAACCGTATATGCGCAGGGGACGCAGGAGTCGTTACTACTGAGGAGCAGACGCCGATGACCCGGATTATAAGCGGTATATAGACACCCATGGATATCACTTTTCCAAGGAGCTGGCTAGGGAAGCCGCTGACAAGATGCTTAACGCCGACGGGTCCAAGAGAAGATGGACGATGGAGGACGCTAAGCAGATGTTCGATAAATGCGGGGCCAAGAAACCTGATAACGCCACTTGGGGAGATATCCAATACCTGTTCGCTATGTTCTATAGCGACTACTTTCCTAAGGTATTGGATTGCGACCAGAAAATAGTCAAGGCTGTCTTGGCTTATCTGGAAGACCCTGACGCCCCGGAAGGGACGGCGTTCGTAAGGTATCTGGCGGTGCGGTGCTTCGTCGGTGACACAATCAAATGGAGTGATATGATTTAGTTTGATACAACGTTGGAGAACCCTGTCGGCAATAGAATACCGATAGGGTTTCTTTTTGACCGTAGCTTTATTATGATTATATTTGTTCGAGGTAGATCTTTTTGTCATGGTAGGGTGGGCGGGAATGAAAAAGGCATCCTCACGGACACCCTTTCCCTTTGGTTGAAAATTACTTAAAACATTATGAGTTACTACACCGCAAATATAGATAATTAAATACAAACTGCAATGGGTAAGGGGTATTATTGGATAGAGCCAGTGGATCAGACGTTGAATGATTTTCGGTTTTATAAGGCACGTATCGTAGGCGATCCTGAATATGACGAGAGACATCATCGAGTTATATTGAGAACTGATAAGTATTTCCCTGTCGGAAGTATCTTCCATGTCTTAAAAGACCCAGAGATGTTTGTTATAGAGAGGAAGTTTAAGACATGGGGGAATAAGTATGTCGTTAAGCCTTGTGAGGGTGAATGGGAATGGGAGTCTGTCCAGAAACTTAAAGACAAGGCTATTATATTCCGTAGCGGACTCCTGCATGGGGACGGCAGCTTCTAACACCTGCCCGCATCTACCCCCCCCTTCGATTTCTTTGGGTTGATACATATATCTATATTTGAAAAAAAATAATTGTAATATGGCAGATTTTCAAGGTAAATACAATGGCGAGCAGATAGAGCAGCTTTTGGATAAGGCTAATGATATTGATCTTACCAAATATGCTCTTAAGACAGATAATGCCCCTACCGCCACGAAATTACAGGCGGCTAGGACCATAGCGCTGTCCGGGGCTGTTACCGGTAGTGTCTCATCGGACTTCGGAAGCAACGTAACTATCTCCACGACATTGGCTAATTTTGATGCCTCTAAGATCGCGTCCGGAACCATCAGCATAGATAGGTTACCTAAGGCGGCTTTGGAGAGATTGATCGTGGTAGCTGATGATACGGCTAGATTCGCCCTTACCACCGCTACGGCTCAAAGCGGTGATACGGTAAAGGTCAAGTCTACAGGTAAGATGTATCTGATAAAAGACGAGTCTAAATTAAACAGTGAGGATGGGTATGAGCCTTACACGGCCAGTCAGGCTTCCTCCGTGCCTTGGTCCGGGGTTACGGGCAAACCAAGTACCTTCACCCCTCCCACGTCCTCCGCTACCGTTCTTGGCGGTATTAAGGTAGGATATACGACTTCCGGGAAGAACTATAAGGTGCAACTGGATTCGTCCGGCAACGCTTACGTCAATGTCCCATGGACAGATAATAATACCACGTACAATCAAGCCACGGCTGATACTTTAGGATTGGTTAAGATCGGTTACGATACTAGTGGCAAGAATTACGCCGTGGTGTTAGACGGTAATGGGAAGATGTATGTAAATGTTCCTTGGACTGATAATAACACGACTTATGCTCAAGCCACGAGCGATAAGTTGGGTCTTGTTAAGATCGGATACTCTGCAACTGGGAAGAACTATCCCGTTGTTCTTGACGGTAGTGGTAAGATGTATGTGAATGTTCCGTGGACGGACACCAACACCACATATTCCAATATGGGGGCGGCTACTTCCTCTGCCGCAGGAAAGGCCGGTTTGGTCCCTGCTCCTGCCGCCGGAGCGCAAGGTAAGTATCTTCGTGGTGATGGAACGTGGCAGACACCTCCTAACACTACATATAGCAACATGGGCGGAGCGACGTCCTCAGCCGCAGGATCGGCGGGATTGGTACCAGCGCCGGCTGCCGGCAAGCAAGCGTCGTTTTTGCGTGGTGATGGCACATGGGTGGTTCCGACAAATACCACATACGCTAAGGCTAATACCACGACCTTAGGATTGGTGATGATCGGATATTCGGAGAATGGCAAGAATTATCCGGTGGAGCTGGATGGTAGTGGGAAGATGTTCGTCAACGTGCCTTGGACGGATACTAATACAACGTATGGTGTTGTAGGAGCTAACGGGTCCACGGGGTTGGTCAAGAACGGCAGTACCGTGACAAGCGCTTCCGGCTATACCGCCTGTCCTATTGTCGGTGGTATCCCCTATTATAAGGATACGAATACTACCTACGCCAATATGAAGGCGGCTACGGCCTCGGCGGCTGGTGCTGCGGGATTGGTACCGGCCCCAGCCGCTGGCAAGCAGGCATCTTTTCTTCGTGGCGATGGAACGTGGGTCGTACCTACCAATACCACATACGGATTGGCCTCTACTACAGCTAACGGCTTGTTGAGACAGCTTAATGGCAGTACATCCAGTTTCATGCGTGGAGATGGCACTTGGGCTACACCTCCTAACACGACATACGCCGTAGCCAATGAGTCTACTAACGGTTTGATGGCGGCCGCCGATAAGAAGACCATGAACAGGCTTATAGGGGTTAATACGGTCACGACATTAGCTAACCTGCCTATTAGCAAGAGAAGTATCACGGCCACGTTATCATCCGCTACGACCTTATCCGTGGCTTCCGGCATGCAGGTAGGGGAGGAGTTGATGATCAGGTGCGTTCCCTCAGCGGCTTTCACCCAAGCGATACCCAACTCCGGGGATTATGTCAGCATGAGCGGAACTTCTATCACCACTACGGCTAACAAGCCTTTCGAGATAAATATCTGGTGTTACGCTTCAGGTAAGTATAGCATCGCCGTTAAAGAACAAGATTAATGATATAAGACATGAGCTACGTATATATAAACAGGGAAATATATCCCAATCAATTAGTTCAGGACGATCCGCTTGATGATAATTACGCTAAGGGCTATAGTTATGATGATTACATTAACGGGAATCCCGCCCCATGGATAGAACTTGGGGAGGAGCAATTGGCGTTCAAGGAGGCTAATCCTAAAGCTACGGTTAAGGAGATTATCGAGGCTAAATTGGATGACTCAAGGCTTCTTAATGAGGAGAAATCGGCTAAGTATGAGGAGATCAGGACTTATGAGAATGAGAATCTTCATGAGTTTTTCTTGGATGACCAAAATATCTATATCCCTGAATATGATAGGAATAACGCTTTGTCTGATGGGGCTATAGCTGGTAAGATAACGATCATGGGTCTGGAGTTTGATATGACGGAAGGCAAGATCTTGATCGGGATGATGGATAAGTATGATAATGATCTGATGTCGGCGTTAGGAGCCAAACAGAGGGAAGTAAGCTTAGCCACTACCGTAGAGCAGGTGAGGGCTATTGATGCTCAGTCCGGCTATCCTGATAAGGTAAGTGTTACCACGGCGTACATCCAGCAACAGGCGAAGGAGAAGGACGCTTCTGATCCCCAGAAAGTAGCTGCCAAATTCTCTAGGATGGTAGTTAATAATAAGGCCATATCTTTATCTTCTAACGAGAAATTGGATATTAAGGTCCTATTCCCTATATGGGGACAAGAGGGAGCGGAGTTCGGGCTGTCGGTGGATGCCGGATTCTGCCTCAGGGTGGTTAAGGACGATACGGATATCCTTTATGAGGTTATTCAGTCACATACGTTGTCAGCGGAATGGGAACCCGGACTAAATACGGCTTCCTTATACAAGGTCATTGATAAGGAGCATGCCGGGACCATAGGGGATCCTATCCCGTATTTCCCTCCAATGGAGATATTCAAGGATAAATATTACATCCAGAACGCTGATGTATATAAGTGTACTAGGGATAGCGGAACTCCTCTTAGTCATAATCTAAAGGACTTAGTAGGGTTGTATGTTGAGGTTGTACAGGGCTAGTCGTATCTACCCCCCCCCTATATTTGGCTTGTGATATGATACAAGTTATTTTTGGCATAATAAAATGACATTTGTAAATATATTTAAGTATGGCATCACAAAAATTCGGTTTCGTAACCGTCGACCCAGTATCGGGATCAGGAGATCAGGCGGTTAATTTTTCCGGTGAGAAACACACCGGTCGTCTTCAACGCACTATCAACCTTACGGTCACCACGAACGGCGGGGCTAAGAAGGCGTTGGTAGTTAATCAGGCAGCGGCTGCTGAGGTGGTAAGATCAGACAGCCCTAACGCTTCCGTACAAAAGACAGGCGGTAATGTTACCATCACCGGTAAGTCTAACAGTACTAAGCTTACGTTCGCGGTCACGCCGGCTGAGGAGAACGGGCTTACGTTACAGCTCCCGGCTAACTACACGGCGGCTGGAAAGACTACGGCTAACGGAGCGGTTATCGCCGACGATCCCGGAGCCGCTGGCGAGTTCGTTTGGAGCATCACGATCTCGGACGTACCGGCCAACGTCACGATCGAGGAACTGACAGCTACATTGAAGGTAACTGCCGCTGGTGGCCAGATAGCCAACGTGACGGTAACGCAAGCCGCTGGAGACTCTACTATCGAGCTTGACAAGGAGACTATTAACTTGGATGTAAATGGTACTCAACAGACGGTTAACGTAACATCTAATGACAGCTGGACATGGGCGCAAGCTGCGGCTAGAACCGTATTGAGAATGATGGGACGATAATCAGTTTCTTTTCTCTTACTCAGACCCCGATCGACTAAAGCCGGTTGGGGTTTATTTGTTTTGCTATCTTTGCAATAGAACAAAAATAATACAACTATGGCTAATGATTTGAATATTAATTGGAAGGACGGGGTAGGCGAGGTAACGGACCAGCCTCTGACCGTCAGCCCGGGGTCCGGGACCGGTAACGCCCCCGTTTCCTTTGGCTCGGTGATGAACAAAGGCCTTGACCGTACCCTTGAGTTGGAGATAACAACCCCCAAAGGCGTTAAGAAGACGCTTACGGTGAATCAGGAGGGATGTAGGCAAGCTTATATCACGAGCGACGGGAAACGGTGGTTAACCAGCGACAACCGGGTGTATGGGGTGTTGAAGAGTGACGCTCCATGTCAGTGTAATTATACTTGCCCTGGTGTTTTTTACGTCCGCCCTGATGGAAGCATAACGGACGAACCTTCCAATGATTGTATAGGTGTTGTCCTTAACGCTCAAGGTAAGAGATTTATGATTGAGAAGAACGAGGACTCTAATGAAAGCTACGTAATAGCCGGGTCTGGGAAGGACAGCACTTACGTTTTTTATTGGGGTGAATATAATACGGATCAGACCGGCATTACAAATTATAACAAAGCACATGGAGATGATGTTTACGGTTACCTAAAATCGGAGTCGGGTTCATACAATGGTACTCCTAACCTTCCGACAAATGTTACTGCCTTTACAAACGGGGCTTTATCTGATTGGAAGGGGGAAGCCAACTCCAATGTATTAAAAAGGGTGACTACCGGTGGTGGGTCTTATACTTCCTATGCGACAATTGGCTATGTGCTTAATACGTTCTTAGCTAGTGTTGACGCTAAAGGATATGATGATTGGTATATCCCATCATACCCACAATTGTCATTGATATGGATGAACTTAAATAGCGTCAATAAAGCGTTATCTGATATTGGTGGACAACAATTCAATACTTCCACCACCTATTGGTCTAGTTCTGAAGCTGGCGCCAAAAAAGCATGGTACGTGAACTTCAGCAATGGCCGCGTAGACTCAGGCTATGGCATCACGAGCAGCATTAAGAACGACCGCTATCGTGTGCGGTTCATCAGGGACATTTTACCATAAAACGGCTTTGTTTTTACAAAATTTGTAATTACATTTGTGGCGCATGTCCATCACCATGCTTTTTGTCGCTAATTTATTATAAGGGGATACAGGTCTGTGATGGGATCGGCATCCCTCTGTTTTTTAATATGGAGAAGATAAATGTTTTCGATGTTCAGCTCCCTGATGGAAGACAAATCCGTTGTATGTCGTATAATAAGGTTACTTATTTTGATCTTGACGATATATGTAAGTTATGTTTTGACTCATACGATCTACATGATGTGGCTGGCACTAAGGTAATGAGTGAGTTCCTGCACCGAGAGGGTGGTCGTTATTGGACTACGATAGATGGCGTAAGGCAGTTGTATCGTAGGATTGAGTGTAAGATGTGTTTTGAGGTTATAGAAAAATTAAAGGGATTATAGTTGAATAAATTATTTATTTCATAAAGAATGTTTATATTTATAGTATAAGATATTAAAATGAAATTAGTTGAGAGACATATCATAAAAGACAACCGATTTGAGGATATCTGCCTCAAATCCGGGTTGTTGTATAATTATGTTCTTTTCAACGTCAGACAAGGTATATTTTCCGGAGATTACATAAATGAATATGAGTTTTCTACTAAATTATGTAAGGAGAATCAGGTTGATTTTAGGAATCTACCATCAGTAGTGTCCCAACAAGTCGTAGCTCAAGTGTTTTCGGTAACAAAGTCTTGGATGAAATCAAAGAAGGAATATGAGAAGAATCCTTCTAAATTTCTATCAAGACCTAAATTGCCTAAATACAAGAAAGGGAAGAAGCAGAACATGGTAGTTTTTACAAAAAATTCTTGCAGACTGAAAGAAGATGGATGTATTCATTTCATCAAAAACATAATCCGGCCAATCAAAACAAAAATAGGAGATAGCAAATTATGTCAGGTTAGAATAATTCCACAAGCTACTTGCTATGTGGTTGAGGTTATTTATGAGAAGAAGGAACAGGATTTAAATCTTGATAAGGATAATTTTCTTTCGATTGATTTGGGATTGAATAATTTATGCACATGCATCAGTAATGTAGGTATCAAGCCTTTCATTGTAAACGGCAAGATTATCAAGTTCTTCAATCAGTGGTATAATAAGAAGAGAGCTAGATTGATGTCGTATATTGGCGATAAGGGAACTTCAAAGAGACTTAGACGGCTAAATAATTATAGGAATTTTTGGATTGAAGATAAAATCCACAAGGTTAGCAGATTTATTGTAAATATCTGTATTGAAAACAATATTGGGAATCTTGTTGTGGGTTTGAATAAAGGATGGAAGAATGGAGTAAATCTAGGGAAGAGGATAAACCAGAAGTTCGTTGAGATTCCATTCTCAAAACTTGTTGAAAAGATATCCTATAAGTGTAAGTTGGTTGGAATAGACTTTCAAGTCCACGAGGAATCCTATACCTCCAAAGTGGATCATCTGGCTTTTGAAAAATTGGGAAAGCATGATGTTTACTTAGGCAAAAGAAAGAAACGTGGATTGTTTCAAAGCTCTATTGGAAAGCTGATTAACGCTGATATCAATGGAGCTATCGGGATTGGTAGGAAAGTATTCGGTGATTCTTACGTCAGTAAGATAATCGATAGTGGGTTGGCGTTTAACCCGGTTAGAGTAAACATTTTGTGATACGAATGTGAATTTGATAAATAAAATTAATAATTTTAGTAACGTGAGAGAAAAGAAATTTGATTTCGTGATATATCCGTTGGATTTGATTATCACGGTTGGATTAGATTATAAGACGTTGTGTGATCGTTTCGAGAATATGGAACCTGAACACGAGGGGAAATGGGGAGATGAGGATGATATGGACAAGGAGGCGTCTTTCGCAAATTTGGTAAGGGATAGGGACGATGATGATAAATTTGCCATACTTTGGAATTTTTCGAGCGACGATGATTTAATAATGAGAAATATATGTCACGAGTCATTCCATATAGCAATGAGCGTATGCCAATTTTGCAACATGTCTCTTGGATTTAAGGTTGGAGAGGATGAACACGCGGCGTATATAGCCGGCTTCGCTGGTGATTGCGTTAGTGAGTTCATCAATAGCAAGAATACGGATTAAGTCATAAATTCTATAAGGAATATAAGAATATCAGCCTCCGCTTATTTGTGGGGGCTTTTTGTTTATCTTTGTCAAAAACATGAAGTTATGTCGAGTTGCGTAATTAAAAGGAATAAGGAAGGTAAGATAACCCGTGTCTTGACCCCTTCCGGCGAGGTATCCACCTTGTTCGATAAGATAGCGGGTATAGCAGCCGTAAGTGATCTTGATAAGGCGGCTGAGGCTTATATGACTATTTATAACGACAAGTTCAGGTCCAAGTTCGGTGACTGGGCTAGATCCGTGCCAAGGAATAAGGAGGCGGCCAGATCCATAAGCGCCAGACTTAGCTCCAGCGAGTGGGGGCAACTTATGTCAGCCAAGGTCTTGTCCGCCATAAGCGATATGGATGCCCCGGCGTTGGCCAGAAGCCTTGGGAATAGCGACAATGTCGTGGCTTATCTTACCTCCGGAGAGGTAGGTGATGTCAATGATATGGCTGTGGTAGATACATCTACGGTACAGGAGGTGGATCTGGATTCCATAAACGAGGATAATATTGGCGATACGATACTGAAAGAGGCGTCATGGGATGATATAAGGGCTATCAGGGAGAATATAGATATTAAGGAGACAGCCCGTATGTTATGGAAGGCCGTGGAAAGCGCTTTTACCGGGCAACGACCTAATATCAGGGTGAAGGGCGGAAATATAGATGGGGAGATCATATTTTCTGGTAATGTCTTGCCGTTAAATGATATTGAAGATTATACGCCCCCATCTTCAAGATTGGTGTATGATTCCGGTGAGCCTCGCCTGTTCTTTAAATCGGATGACGGCAAGATATACGACTCTTACGCCAACGCCATAAAAGGCTCGTCCGGCGGGCGGATCGAGGCCGGGTTCTTGGCCGGCAGTGTCGAGGAGAGCGACGTCCCGTCCGGTACGGCTGACATCTCCTTTGGCTCGTCCTCCATAACCCTTAACAACAGTGATTCGTTCATCCCGGTCCTTGGCATCAGCTCAGATTCTAATATAAGTACCCGTGGAGGGTTTGTCAATTACCTTATCAAGAAAGGTCTGTTGAGCGGGGAGCGTATAAGGCTAGGAGATAGGTATTATCTTACAGGGGCCGGCAACTCCGATGGTCTTAAGATCTATAACGCTATGGATGCCTTGTCTAGGCTAAGGAATAGGTTTGGAAGTCAGTCCTCCGAAATGAACGTATTGGGTTCTATAGGTTTTGATACGGAGGTAAGTAATGATCTTGATCTTATCACGACATCAGGGGAGAAGGTTACGGTAAGCAGATCGGAGATAAAGGGCATGTTAAGGCAAGGTAAGTTTGAGGAGCTTAATAATAAGTATGATGGGTTCATAGAGCTAGCCTTGTCGTTGATGATGGAGGATAACGCCTTGTACGGAAGTAATGTCCGTGGGGTTATTGAGAACGAGAAGGCGGAGGATCTTCAGAACAGGACTGATATCACCAACATCTTATCCACGTTAGGTATCCGTGTGATGGGTATGTCTGAGTATATGGATAAGTATAAGATGCGTAATGGTGTCGAGCCTTCGGCTAGGGCATTGTCCGATATGGCCAATGGGGTTATCGCCTTGGCTGAGGGAGCTACGGTAGAGGATCTTAATGAGGAGGTGGCTCATTTCTTGATCGATACTTACCGTAACCAACAGGAGATTGACGAGGTTCTGGACTCTGTTGTCGGCACGCCATTATGGAATCAATTCGCCGGTCGTTACTATGAGGTGTATGGGAAGGAATACCAAGGGGAGGAACTGGATCGGATGGTGAAGCGGGAGATCCTAGGCAAGACGTTGGCCCAGCGGTTCGTGCCGGGGATGGAACAGGCGGTAGAGGATCTGACCTCGTCCGAGGACTCCCAGCTCTCCTTGTTTGGCAGGATAATCCGGGCTATAAGGAATTTCTTCTCTACTCAAAGATCAGACTTGAATAAGGTTCTTGATAGGATAAAGGAGTCGGCGTTAGCTGATGATCCAAGCGCATTTGACGTGCTTCTGTTAAAGGATAGCGACCATCTCATGTACTCATTATCGGATGTTGATGTGGCTAATAAGCTGATCAAGAACGGTAGGTCATTGGAAAGACTATATACCAGATTGCAGAGGATGAGGTCAAGCCAAAGCCAGAGGATCGGTGAGAGTATCTCCCTTCTACGTGATATAGGCGAGAAGGTAAGACAAGTCGGGGGTGAGCTAAATAAGAATAACAACCTATTATCCACCAAGAGCGTCATAGCGACCGCCAAGGCTGAGGTGGAGTATTTGGTCACTGTCGCCAGTAGCCTACGTAAGAGCGGAAAAGGATTGGATTATGAGACGATACGGGTTATCGATAACGTATATGGGGAGATAGTTCCTCTGATCAGGAACCTTCGTGGATTCGTCAATAATCAGGCGGCTGATTATTATGGCAGCAATAAGGTTGGCATGGTAGAGGATATGGATGATATATTACGTATGGCGGAGACATCCATGTCTGATATAAATGCTCTTCGAAGTGATCGTAATGAGGACTGGCTGGATGGACAGCTCAGGATGTTTAATATCCAGGAAAGATATTGGAATGGGATAAAGAAGTTGATAAATAACATCCATAAGGATATCAATGTCATGTCCCGGTTCTTTGGTACGCTGGAGCATAGTGGTAACGCTATTTTAGGTATGTTAGGCCAACGTCTAGCCAAGGCCCATAATGAAGCCCATACCGAGGGTATATCTAATATCAATAAGATGACTAGGATGATGAAAGAGCGTGGATGGGGGATAAAGGATAATGAGGATCTTATACAGAAGATAAATGGGAAGAACTCGGATTACCTTGACTCGTCCCGTGATTTCGCTAAATACGATTTGCTATACAGGACCGAGCAGGCTAAGGCTATTATCGATATATATGATCTTAAGAATGTTACGGGTAAGACCGAGAAACAGCTTATCGATCTTCTTCTATCCGATAGAGGCCTTAAGGTGAAGACCCGTGACGACATAGTAGGATATGACGGGGATAAGCCTATTACGAAGGAGGTATATCATGTATTCAAACCTACCATCCAGAATTTTGATATTTCGGACATGACGTTCGAGGATCAGCAACGATATCTCGACGCGATAAATAGGTGGTTGGATGAGAACCGAGAGAAACCTATGGTGCAGGCTTATTACGATAAGATCGAGAAAGTTAATAAGAAGGTCGAGGAAAGACTGGGTCGTAGGGTATCGCAAGCTACGTCCGATTTCATGACCCGTATCCGCAGGAGCCGGTATGTGGCTATGGATAAGTTCGTGAGGAACGGGAAGGTCGATTGGAAGGCGTTTCAATCCGATCCTATAGCTTGGAGATCTTATCTGGATATCTTACGTGATAGGGATATAGCCAAGAGCGAGTGGTATTCCGATGGGACACCAAAGGAAGAGGGATCCGAGGCTCTGATGATGTCCGAGGAGATCAAGGCATGGGACGAGGCGTGGGCCGAGGAGTTCGGGAATACCAACGAGGGTCGTAAGGCTTCCGCCGAGTTCAAGGAGATACTTCGTGGAATAGAGCGGTCCGAGGGCGGTAAGGCGGCGTTCGAGTTCCTGCTAGCTGGCGGTCATCTTGGTTTCTCTAAGGATATGTGGGGATCCGAGGAGGGTGATTATTACGAGAATCTGGTTGATAAGATCACGGAGCAATCTGTATCATCATCAAGGATAGAGAAGGTAGAGGAGGCGATGGCGACAATAAACGAGATCAATGACCAGCTAAGGCTTTTGCTTATCCAGTACCGGGATAGCACGAGATACGGGGAATATGATTTCGATAGGTTACGTGGATCCGCCTCATTAAGAAAGATAAACGAGTTATATGATCGTCTGGCTGAGGCTAAGAGCGTTATTAACGCCGCCGCTTCCGCTGAGGCTATTGAGATGGATATGCCTGATACGGTGGAGAGTGGAGTCACGGATTCTTACCGTAACGCTTTAAGGGATGCCATGGCATACGACAAGGGTATGGATGAGATTAAATTCGCCAAGGAACATATGTCTGCCCGCTCCCGGAGTCAGGTGGATAGGATGGCCGCCAAGTTATCTCGGAAAAACCCGTCATGGACGACCGTGGAGGTATCGTTTTTGAGAAGGAAATACGGTCCTGACTTCAATAATAAGCTAGCTAACGACATAGCGATGGGTAAGACTGATAAGATCCTTGTCGAGTACGCCAGGACCCGGCTGTATCCTTATATGAGGAGATACTCTCCCAAGGGATATTCTGATTTCGTTAGGAAGATAAATAACGGTACGTATAAGGTATCCGAGTTCTTTGATGCCATAGAAAATGGTATATCTAAGGAAGAGAGCGTATCCCGTTTCGGGTTTGATATTAATATGATCGATCTGACGATCAATAACCAGTGGCTTGATGAGGCTGACGCCGAGAGTTCTTTCCGTAATCCTAATTATAATCCCGATCTGGGTTATGGATATCATACGCCTAGGTTCGATAAGTACAAGAACGAGGCTTTCTTCAAGAAATACGGTATTACCAACGAGGGGGAGGAAGCTACGATCAATAAGGATAAGTGGGAGATGAGGAAGGAGCTGCTTAACATAAGCCGTAAGGCTATGGAGGATTATGATGAGCGATTCCGGAACATCTACCAAATACCACAGATATCCAAGGGCGGCGTGGAGAGGATGGTGCAGGCCGGGGTTGACCCGAAGGCGGCCATCGGCAACGCCGTACGTGATATCGTTGGCGAGAGGGTGGATGACCCTATACATGGTCAGGGGCAAGACCTAGGAGGGATTGATGAGAACGATAACAAATATCGTATGATCCCCAAATACTATCTTAGTAAGTTGGAGAACGCCGATGACGTGTCCCATGACTTCGCCTACTCCTATTCCATGTTATCCTTACAAGCGACCTCTTACAAGTATAAGAGGGCGGCCTTGGATGATGTTATGGGATATAGGAACATGATGCTGGAGACGCAATACGACGGCGGTAAGAACCCAGAGGCCACTCACGCCTATAGAATGTTTCAGGACTGGGTTAACGCCAGTATCTATGATGTTAGGATAAATAATAAGCGGGCAGAATGGAATATAGGTAATTATAAGGTCGATCTTAATAAGCTGGCTCTTATGTTTACCAAATTCGTATCCAAATCCAACTTAGGCTTCTCCCCATTCGTCGCGGCTACCGGCGCCCTTACCGGGCAGGCCAACTTCCTTTTGGAGGGTATGGTAGGGCAGTATATAAGCAAGGACTCCATGAAATACGCCTATGGGGAAGCCCAGAAGCAGTTAAGTACGTACGTGTCGGAGATCGGGGATATAAACCGTACCAACAAGCTATATGTCGTTGGAGAGGCTCTAGGCGTATTCAATGTCCGCAACCGTGTACGATCGGCGGCGTATAACAAGATCTGGAGAACCTTCTTCCGGGATCTGCCGTTTAAGATGATGGAGGTTCTTAACTCCCCGTTGGATCCGCAGGTCATTATCTCGGTCATGGATGATACCCGCCTATACGAGGGTCAGTTCTGGTCATACTCCAATTTCAAGGAGATGATGATGAAAGACAGAAATATGTCCGCTAACGAGGCTAAACGCGATTGGGAGCGTTTAAGGGATTATTCTATGTGGAACATGGTAGATGTCAAGGATGGAAAGATCGTGGCTAAGAACGAGGCTAACAAGGATATTATAGACCGATATATACCCACCTTGTCCAGTAGGGTAAGGAGTATGGTGCAGATCTGTGACGGCGCCTTGAACGAGCAGAACCGGGTGGGGGCTAGCCGGAACGCTATCCTTAATATGGTGCTGCCTCACCGTGGATGGTTTATATTGGCCGTACAGCGGGCGTATAAGAAAGCCGGTTTCAATTTCCAAACCAACCAGTTTGAGGAAGGATATATGAGAACGTTATGGAGACTGGCCGGTAATGTCTATGGATCGATGTCCGAGGGCAGGATGGGAGAGGCATATGACGTGCTTAAGGAAGAGTATGATAAGCTTACCCCCTACGAGCAGATCAATATCAAGAGATCGATTATCAACATGGCGGTATTCGCTACGATGATGGCCATAGGACGGGCTTTGATGGGATATAGGGAGGATAATGAGGATAGCTGGTTCGGGCAGTTCATTACCTACATCGGGTTCAGGACGATCAATGAGATCGCCTCCCAGACATCCCCGTTCATGGAGCTTAACGCCATAGACATGCTACAGGATCCGCTGGTCACCGCCCGGAAGTTAGGCGACCTCACCGATCCTCGAAACTGGGATCCGTTCGCTACTGTCCAGACCGGAGTGTATAAGGGCGAGAGCAAGCTATGGAGGCAGCTCATGAAGTTCTCGTTTGGTAAGCAATGGTATAATATCAAGACGGCTAGGGATATTAAGCAGACATCCGACTACTGGTTGATGACCAACGGCATGACGATGGGATTCTTCTTAGGAGGTAGGGATAAGGACGAGTCTGGGGAGGACGCTAATTGGTACTTTGACAGGGGAAGATAACCGATATAGTATGACGAAAAAAATAGCCAGTCAATTGTTTAAGACAATTTGATTGGCTATATTTGCATCATGAAACAATGAATGACGGGATCTCACTTCAAGGTCATTCAATGTGTAAGATATTTTTGGCTCATTAGGATTTGTCGAGGTGAGATCCGACATTTCCTTTTGAGCCTATTTTTTATATTATGTGTAATATTGTTTTAAATGACAATTTGTCTATTAGATTGTATTTCGAGAAGGTTCTTGAGTTAGTTAAATCCGGAGAAGATTTTCCAGTTAATTTAGATGATGTTTGGCCTTTGATATATTCTGATAAGGGCAAGGCTGTTAGAGTGCTTACTGGTGATAATGGGTTTATTAAAGATATTGATTATAAAGTTTTTACCCAAAATGGCAAAAACCCAGTTGGTGGGAGACCTACGATTGTGTATATGATTTCTGTGTCTTGTATGGAATATTTAATAGCAAGAAAAGAAAGAAGAGTATTTGATGTATATAGAAGTGTGTTTCATGGTGCGGTAAATGCTTTCAATAAGATGGAAGAATCCGTGGAGAAGAATCTTCCACATAATTATATAGAAGCATTGGAAGCGTTGTTGGCATCCGAGAAAGAGAAACAGGCGTTAGCTGAGGCCAAGAAAGAGGTAGAGGAGGCTAAGAGAATATCCGATAACATTATCAAAGAGCAGGCTCCTAAGGTAGGATTCGCCGAAACAGCTATTATGGCCAATGACAAAGGTGATGATATGTTGATCCGTGACGTTCGGAGAGAGTTGGAGTCTCATGGATGTGATATAGCGGAAAGATCTTTAAGAGAGTTTTTACAAGAGCAAGGTTTCTTTTACAAGAATAAAAGAGAATGGATATTAACAGAGAATGTTATGAAGAAGGGTTATGCGCATTACAGATACAATACGGATACTGGGATCAGGAATACGGTCTATATGACTAGGAAGGGATTTGAGAAAACGTTATATAATATCAGGAATATACCTAAATCAAGAGAGTCTTTTATCTCTTTTGGCGGCAAGATATTTGATTAAAGTAAGAGAAGGATAGGCGATTATCATCCTATCCTTCTTATTTTCGTTATCAGTCTTTATATTTATCCACAAAATCATCCACATCCATATACTCACACCCGAAGTTTTCCGCCGTCTTCTTATCGGAGTCGGAGAACTGTCCTTCTTTTCCGGAAGCGTCCCCGATCATCAAGATAGTATCGTATACGATCTTTTCTTCCTCATCTTCATCGTTATTCATGTATTCGATGAAATCCATATACTCTTTTATCATCCCTATATTTGGCTTTCTATTGGCATTGCGTTTATTATTGCTTTCGCAGTAATAAGCACTTACGGATATATCCGTGTAATCTTCCAAGGCGTTTGATATGTAATCGAATTTATACTCAAACATCTCTCTGTCTACGAATCCTTTTTCTATGCCTCCTTGATTTGATATGATCAGTATATCATCAGGAGCGTAATTTTTGATAGCCTCAAACACGTCGAGTTTGATTTTCATATCCCATATACCTTTAGGGAATGTATCCCCTGATACCGTCTCAATCAGTGTCCCATCTAAATCTGTTATTAACAATTTACACTTTTTCATGATTCAAAATTTAAATGATATATAATTACCTATCTTATAATAAATTATTTTGTCTTAATAACACCAGCATCTTATCCCAATCCACATATCCTTTATCCGTAAGTGGAGTGCCGATATTCCTATCATCTATATAATAATCACAATACACTTTTGGTGATGATGATACTGGCTCAGGATTGTAGTTTACCGAATACAGATCAATATGATTGTATCTAAACCAGTCTACGGCATCCTGTAGATATTTACCATCTCTTACCGTATATAATATCAGAAGATTCTTATCAGCCAATTTTCTCAATACGCTAGCGGCTCCGATATTGTCTCCTACGTAAGGGTATAAGTCTGTCACGCATGTCCCATCGAAATCTATCCCTATTATTTTCTTCATATTATATATCTTGTAATAAATACTCTTCTATTTTCTTAGCCATATCAATAAGCATCTCACATCTGAGGTCGTTAAACTCCCTACAAAATCTCATCTCCTCCTCATGCTTTTCCTCCGGCGATCTGTTATCACTTATATTGTAGCATGGTGATGAGCATATCGGTATGGGCTTCATGGCATCTATGGCTAATTTGATAGCCTTTTCTTTGATATCGCTCATATTAATTTCTTTTTGCATCCAGATCATACCGCTATTATGGCAATCAGGGAAATCGATATGATCAAAGTCACGTATTGAACAACATCCCTCGTTATAAAAACAACATCCTGCACAATGATCTTCTTTTATCTCCGGAATAGCCACGTATGTCTTTCCTCCGTATATTCTAACTTCTCCCTTTCTTACCTTATTCGTCTTATTCATCTTATCAAATTTTTATATCCTATTTTCTTTAACTGCTCTTCGGTAGCTTTCTCCTTCGGGAACTTCCCGTGCCATTTTCCGGGCACCACGACATCACGGCCGTCTGGGGAGGTAGTAAGCCTCCCGCATTCGCTGCACAGCCCCATCCCCTTGTACGGCTGTAGTTCCTTGGCATACTCGAATTTGTCCACCATATACTCGTTTGTCAACATCCAGTAGCTAGACGTGGCGGTATTATCAACACAACCGCATTTAGCGCATACAAATAAGCTCATATTTTAGTATCGTTAAATGTCGTTATCCTTATCATCGTCAATCCTCTCCACTTTAATTGTTCCCATATCGCCTGAAGGTAACGTGATATCACTATACACGTTATTCCAGTCCTCGTCAATGGCCAATTGATGTAATATCGACCTATATATCTGGTAGGTGTTGCCGATAAGTCTCTTCCTATTTATCTTATCCTTACTGCCTCCATCGTACCCTATATGCTCAAAATCCTCAAGATCTGGGAACAACCTTCTTCTTATCGCTCGTGAGTTATTGACTATAAAGCTTCTTATCCCCAGCGTTTCCGTTCTATCCATATCATTTATCAACGTATCTGTCGTATGTTGTAGGTCCATGTCGCCAGCGGCGAATCTACTGATGTCTTCCACACACTGGGATATCAGCATCAGTTGTTCCCTTGTCAACGTTATTTTATAAAGTTGTTTGTTATTCATATCCTTCTATTTTATTTATTATCTCAAATATTTTCATCGCTATCTGCGGCACTATGGCATTACCGTAGGTCTTTATTGATTCTTTTATCCATTTTCCGTAAGGAATGGTAAGGTTGTCCACATTAAAGGGTAACCCATCATTTCCTCTACAAACAGGGGGTTGAGTCGGGAAGTCTTTCCACCGTTCTGCTGAACTAACCCTGTCGGTGATACCGATGGTTGATAGTCTCTCATTGTCGGAGTCGGATATAACATATGCTTCACCACTCCCTCCAAACCTAGACGGCTGCTCGTGCCGTTCTGGTTCCTTATCCTGATCGTATTGTTCCTTGTCACGAATATCTCTCCTTTCCCCGAATTGAAGCCCTCTTGAGCCGTTGGAGTGGGCAATAAACCATACCCTGTCTCTCCTGTGCGGGGCTCCGACACCGCAAGCTGGAATAATGATCGGTTGGGCGGAATATCCCTCACGTTCAATATCGTCGCAGATGGTATTGATGATATATTCTTGCTCAAGTATCGTTTCCTTGTAATTTTCTTCATCTTGATCACTTTTCGTTTCCACGTCAGTTTCACTACCGGGTTGAACCATATTGGTGATTCCAGCAACATTCTCGCCAATAACCCAGAGCGGTCTTGTCTCTCGTATGACTCTAAGCATTTCCGGCCAGAGATAACGGTTATCATCCGCTCCCTTTCGTTGTCCAGCGACGCTAAATGGTTGACAAGGGAAACCTCCGGTGAGCACGTCGATTTTCCCTTTCCATGAAGTGAAATCAGTTCTTTTAATATCTTCATATAATACTGTTTTTGGAAAATAATATTTTAATACACTTTGACAGAATGGATCTATCTCGCATTGAAAGACATTGTTCCATCCTACCTCTCTAGCGGCTAAATCAAAGCCTCCTATACCTGAGAAAAGACTAGCGTGATTCATTCCATCTTATTTGATATTAATTTTTCTTTTAGGTGATTATATACCATTTTACACAAAAAAAATGAGAAATGATATACATTTGTACGAAACATTATACTGGGTATCACCAATACCCTCTACCGGTTGCTCAAGAGTGAGATCGCCGGATTCTTTTACTGAACTAAACGTTTTTGATTTTACTTACCCAACGAATGTTTTTTTAGGGTAAAACCTTATATCAAAGACCTCTTTTGTTCAACCGTCTTGTCCGAAACAAGGGACTATATGATTCGATTGAGTGAAACAAAATTAGAAAAGAAGAATGTGAAATTAAATAACATACGTATGTTTTACAACATATCTGGTGTAAAGTAGTATATAATAACCTTCTTTTATATGTTTAGATATATCAATTATCTCATCTTTTATATTGCAGTCATCTTTTAATAATGAACCAAATATACATGATATGGCGCCCTTTAGGCCTAGCGCTATCCCTATCTCCAATATTTTTTTATCGGTATTAGAGATTTCTACAGGTTCATATAATATTGATGATATGTTGTTAACGACGTATATTATATCATCTTCATTCATTGATGTAGATTTATCGACAATAGCTATAAAATCTTTTATAATCATAATATAAGCTATTTTTATTTCTTTTATCGTATCATCGCTTAGATGTCTATCTCTTATATGCCTTTCAACATACTTGTTTGCTAGATTCTCTATTTTGTTTGATTTGTCCATTTGTACTATCAATTATTTAGTTAATAATAGATCATAGTCCTCTTCATCTATACTCCCATTATTGTTGATGTATATAATGAAATCATTTAAAAGCACGGCCTTATCCTTGGATAAGGCTTTTATAATAAGCTCTCCATCATCTTTCAACATCACATGCACAGTATCCCAGATAACATATTTTTGACATTCTTTCTCAATCTTCTTGATTGTTTTAAGTATTATCTTATACGTCTCCTCATATCTTTTTACTATTCCGCACAGTTCAGTCGTATTATATTTACGTATAGCCGTGAATATATATTCCTTTTTACAATCCCAGCATTTTATCAGTTTTTCTGATCCGCACGCCTTATTCTTGTAGAAGAAACAGCCCTTACATGGCTCATTATGGTCGTAACTTAATACTACAAGCAGCTCCATGCCATTCTTGTATATCACGTCTCCTTGTTTCATCTTGTCTATTTTATTAATCTCATTATCAATATAGCAAAGTTGGATATTATCCATACTATAGATATCCAGAATGTTATACTCAACATAAGACCTATGTTCTTAGGTATAGGATCTACTCTCCTGAATGTAAGGATCATGAATACAAATGTCTTGAAGTTCATAATTTACGATATTTTTCTATATAGTTAACTATTAGATCCTTGACACCTTTAGGGACATTAATTAGCTTAAGGTTACCTTGGAATATATCCTTACCGTACTCGTCCATGATCACCCCGAATGAAGGATTCATGATTCTTGTCGATATACATATCGGTTGGTCGGTATCGAATCTGATAACGGCTACCTTCTTCTCGTTTATCGCCTTCTTTAGGGCTATATAAAGCTTATGACCTTTAACAATGTCACAATTACCTTTCATGATCTTAGACATATATATGATATGCTCTTTCTTCACATTGCTGAGATTGTCCATAAGTTTAAGATCTCCACCAACAGATTTCCATTTTTTTGAAGCAAGATATGCATAGACAATAACTGGACTTGGCGTTCCTCGGCATCATCCTGCTGCTACCAGCGGGAACCGTATCGCCACAGCAGACGCACGTCCGGTCTTTGTTGGTGCGTACTGGGCCATAGCTGTTTATCGGGTATTCTTTTTCTTTAAGCATCTTTTTCTGTTTTCAAAATTATCATCACCATATTCATAATTAGGACAAGCCTTATTGCTTGGGCGTCTCGTATAAGTCTTTTGCTCCCTATCATATTTCCTGTTAGGGTTTATATAATGGTCGCACACTTGCCAAATGGAGCAGCATACTTTCCCGTATCTTTTCGCCCATTCCCGATCATGTAGATGTACACAAGTGGCGCAAGTTGGGTTCTTGAGCTTATCCTTATTCTCATCTATGATCTTATTGACCCGATCAAGAATAACATGCATTTTTTCAATATTTATGACGTTAAATGCGTCTGGGCATGGAAGATATGTCATTGAGCTTATATCTATGTCCATTTCCTTGGATTTATTGTAAGCTGATTTGTATTTCCTTCTCATCAAATCCTTTAATTGATTTACTTTTCTCTCATAAGTCCCCATATTTCACTCAGTTTTCCATCCTTGTTTTTTCAATAGATCCACCATCATCTCCTTTATCTTAGGGCTAATGGCTTCGGTAAGTATATCAGCGGCCAAGTTAATAGAGAAGCTTGTCATTCTAGATTCTCCTATATACTTCTCGCTGGTAACTTCTTTTACATAATCGTGAATATCCTTGATCATCTTATTTTGAGATCTCAGAAGATCCAGCATCTCGTCAATCTTATCATCCATTTTTCTCGAATATACCTGACAACAACCAGACAATCACTATTAGAAAGAAAAATAGCCCAAGCGCCTCATCCGGATAATCATGCATCGCCTCTAAAATTCCCCTCATAACTTAACATCCATTTTGTTGATTATCTTATAAAATATATCTCTAGTCAGCTCAATATCGTAAGTAGCGTCATGGAGCTTATTCTCGTCGATCTCAATACCCATAGTTCTGGCTACGGTCATCAACTTAAAGTTCTCCATATCGTTTCTTACACCCATCAGGAACGGTGTCACCATAACATATACATCCATACAGTTAGGATAGAACCATGATCCGAAATACTTATCCCCACATTGCTGGAATAAAGCCCGTAGGAAGCTGTTATCGAATCCAGCGTTGTTATACCCCACCAAATACATTTTATCCCTCTTATCGAACTTATTCACGTATTTGGATAATATACCAACTAACTGCCTGTACCCTTCTTCCATAGGCTGATACGACTGCACTTGCTCCAAGGTAACACCAGCCACATCCAGCGCCTCTTGCTCTATCGTGGCGGCAGGGTTCGGGGCTAGGCGGATGTCGAACCTCTCGACCTCCTGCCCGTCGATATCCACGATCCCTCCTATTTGGTGTATCCCGTTTCTCCAGAACTTAACCCCGGTTGTCTCTAAATCGAAAAATAGTAATTTACTCATGTCTATTTATTTTGTTAATTTATCGTTATCTAAGAACTAGTTGTGAAATGCTTTTATAATATATATTTCCATCAACTCTTTTACCTTCAAAGAAGTATATCCAATATTCTAATGAAGAACATCCAAAAGCAAGACATAGATTATTTATCGCATATCTAAAGTATTTCTTGCCTGAACGAAATAAGGTTTGAAATTCTTTATTATTTAAATGGAGTCTTTTTTTGATTTTTCTTTTATTCATGTTTATAATTTTATTTTAAATGTTCCCTGATTTTATTCAATGCCTCATAAGACAGATAGCTGTTTATAGTCTCATCGCTATCTATTTCCAACAACTCATTAAACAGGTCTTTAGCCAATACTTTCCACTGCTCTCCCCAATCACGGAGATTCTCGACCTTTGACCGTATATCCTCGAAATAAGAATCTACGTCTGATTTGATTGATTTTGAATAGTATTTAACATCCTCCTCATCCCCATCCATAATATAATCACATTGTGTCCTGATATCTTTTATATGGCTATCTATATCACTGCACATATAATCACCAGGTTTACGTATATTGAATATCGCTTCTGACGTAAGACCGGTTATATCTTGTATGTCTTTTAAATTACCCATGATTTAATCAATTAAATACCAACCATCCACCTGCAAATCCCATTGCGAAAATAGATAAGATTATAGATGTGAATAATATCCAATCTTTTGCGCTTAGCTCATTATTATCTCTCTTTATTTTCTCAAGATAATCATATATAGCTGTATAAACAGCATGGTGAATATTCTCGTCTCTAGCCCTTACGATATTATCATATTCATTATATCCTAGATTATGGGTGGCGCTTTCGATCCTCGTATTCCCCGTAACTTTTTTGTTTACATCAAAATCGAAACTAAATACCATATCAGTGGTTAGAGCGCTGGCGATTTTGCTTTTTATCTCATCATTACTGAGATTAGCATCGTGCACTAATCGCTCATAGTCTTTATCGTCAAGAATTATCTGTTTTTTAATGTTCATATCCCTAATATTTCTGCTACATAAACAAATCCATAACATATATAATTATCAGCGTCATGCTCACCCCAATTCACATGCCATACGACGGCGCACGGGAAATATAATGGCATATCCTCAGCCATAGGATCCTCTTTGAAGTCATCAATGTTTATCTTCTCCCTCCACCTCCACAGGTCTTGGATATCGTTCAAAATTAATTTCTCCATAACTATGACGGATATTAGATGTTAGTAATTCTATAGCCAAGCTGATCATGGCTCCCGCTTCAGTAAGTTGATTCATTTGGGCGTACATTTTATGCTCTGCACTACGATAAGCCTCTCTACTACTTATGGTGTCTAGTAAATCATCTATAGCGTTTCTAAGAAGATCGGTCATCCCATGCCCTCCTATGCCCTTGAAATAATAAATATCACGACCAGCGTAAAACATGTCCTGATATCTTTTAGCTACATACTCTATCCCGGATAGATGGTATTTCTCGTTGTCTATCTCCACCTCTCCTTCTTCTATAGCTCTCAACAACTTCCAATCTATCTTTACATCAGCTTGACGATTTTTTACCTTTACATAGGCATATCCGCCATAATGAGAACCCAGCGTCCTCATCGTAAGTTCATTGACTTTTTGTTTGTCTCCATCCATAACAATCTGGTTTTTAATGTTGATACAAAAGTAAGATTTAAACAAAAATAAAAGCATGAATAATATAAAAATAATATTAATCATGCTTAAATATAAATATATCCCTTCTAGTTCTCACGGATATACGTATTCGTACTCATCTGGAGGAGATGTCTTATATTCAACATCGCACTCCATATTGGTGTAATAGTTATCCCCTTTTCTGTATACTAACGCTACCCAACAGTCATATTTTTTGCTGTATCCTATAAGAGGGACATTAGCCATAGGCGGATTATCCTCTGTTTTGTATCTTATTCTTGTTACTTGTTTCATATTTTCATGGATATAAATATTCATATTCTTCCGGTGGATATGTTTCAAATTCGGTGTCGTACTTCATACAAGTGTAGTACTTGTCTTTGCTTCTGTACACTACTATCCACGGACAGTCATATCTTTTGTTGTATCCTAAAAGAGGAACACCTTCCATAGGAGGCTTATCTTTCGTTTTGTACCTTAATTTTGTTATTTGCTTTATGCTCATATAATCTTATGTTTAAGTAATTCCATCATCATCGAAAACAATGTGTCTACAAGAAGTCTCTCGCTACTCCAATATATAGGGGTCTCGTCTATGTCTCTATACGCTACAGACCATGCATGTTTTAGCTTATAACATTCTAATGTACAACCCTCTATCTCATATGGGAGCAAATTCAGTAACGTCCCTACATCCCAAACAGGGTTGGATATATCCGGGGTAACGGCCTCGATCAGGCCTATACGACCAGCGTCATCCTCCATAGAATGTAATTGATCCAGATACTTGTCTCTGAAACCGATGGCGGTGGAGATAGGAAGGCCGGCCTCGACCAATACCCTCCCCTGTTCTTTTGTGGTAAAAATCCGTTCCTTCATGGTTTTTGCTTTTTCGGTGACATATCATCCAGTTTCTTTATTCCCATCAATATCGGGATACTATCATGCATACCATCCATCATCTTCCTCTCTACCGTAACGATCGTATCATTATGCCATCCCCCATGAGCCACAAGAAGAATCTCCTGCTGCTCGAAGCCAAGCCCGGCCCCTATACCGCCGGAGTTCCACGCGCAGGTAATGACCACCCCGCCTTTCTTGGTGATCCTAGCTATCTCCTTCTTCTGTCTAGCCCAATAACTAGATTGTGTTGTTTGCATATTAACAGATTCTCCAAGCCTTTTATATGACTCGGACACCTGTCTCGCGGAATATGGTGGATCATATAATACCATATCAGCTATATTATCGCCAAGATCACTCAGGAAGTCCGTGGCGTCTTTATGATACATAGCCTTAGTATCAGGATCAAGATCGTTGGTGATCGTCCCTATATCGCTGTTTCTGGCGAATGGATCCACTATAACCATCCCCTCTTCTCGATATTTATCTATAAGTTCCCTTATCGGTTTTATGCTGAATGTCTCGCTGTTCGGCATTGACCATTTCTTGTTTATAATCATCTCTTAACTCTGTTTTAAATTTAAGCTTCATAGTACTTCTAGGTACAGGATCGCATATGTCATCCCACCAATTCTTGTGCCCTTTCGGTGGATGTATATCCTTTTTCCATAAAGATCCCTTAACTGTCTTGATTCTTCCGTATGGTCTCATTTTGCTCGTGTTTACCTTCACATGTCACATTATATCCGTTTCTAATGACCCGAACATAAGCTCATCAGTAATTTTGCGAAATTCCTTTACAATATCATTTATCTGCTTACGTTCGATGCTTCTTAGCAAATGGGCTATCACATCCACTGTCCATCCGTTACCCGCTAAAGACATGGCCGTATTTGGGGCTATCCCGTCAAGGTAATCATCCGGCAATGTCTGTAGCCTACACATCTCCACCGGGGTCAGGTATCTGAATTTGTCTTTCATGTCAAAGGCGTTAGGATATCTTCCGGGAGGTAGTGATGAGATCACGTTATCTTTCATGGCTGTTGTCAGGCAATTACTTTTCTTGATGGGAGTGGTATTCTTATCTTTTCTTATCTCCAGACATTGCGTTATTTTTATGTCCTTGCCACAATCCTTTCGATACCCGTCCTCTCCTATCCTTCTACCGACAATGGTCCCTATATATCTCCCTCTTATGGCTCCCGGATTCCAACCCTTGTCATGCTCTAGAATATCATCCAATGATATATGCTTGTCTTTCGGCATTTCTACCGGCCAATTGCACCAATAAAGGCGATGCCGGGTCTGTGCCGAGACCAAGGCACTATCGATCTCCACCGGCTCCACGCCAAGCTCCTCGGTAATCACCCAGCGGTGCTCATCCCGCATCCGGACGTTCTCACCCAAGAACAGGACCTTACCTTTGGTCTCCTTCCTTAAATGCTTTACGATGTCCGAGAAGCAAAAGAAAAGCCTTCCACGAGCGTCCATGAATCCTTTACCCTTACCTGAGCTAGAGAAGCTCTGGCAACAGAACCCTCCCATGACCAGATCTATGTCTTTCCATGGAATATTCCACGTTCTCCAGTTATTGACATCTCCTAACCGGATAATATTAGGAAAATGTTTTTGACTTACCTTTATACATGTCTTGTCTATCTCCGAGGCGTAGTAAGTCTCTATAGGTATACCGGCTCTTTGTAATGCTAGATATCCACATGATATCCCATCAAATAATGATAATACTTTCATATTGTTCATTTATTCTCAGACCTAAAAATATCCTTTGCGATCATATCAAGGGATATTTTATGTATCTTAGGTAAGACCTTAACCAATTTTATACCAAAATTTTCTCCCCTCTTAACAAAAGTCCATTTCCCGTATATGATCCCATGCATCATATTTTGTATTATCTCCTTGCTATCCGTCAAGAACACTTGATAATAGATACTGTTGACATAATTGAAATCCTTTCCATGATCATTTGCCGGTCTTAATATCATTACAGCCGAAGAGCATCCATGAACGAATCCGTGTATCTCAAGACATTCCTCGAACTCATAATTATCGCGTTCCTCATCATGAACATCCTTAACCCATTTACATGGTCTCCCGTCTTTAAACGGGATCTTTAACTGTTTCTTTGCCATCTTTTAAATTATATTATAATGTTATTACCTGCTCATAGGTGAGCGTGCCTTTGTAACCTCTAGCTTTTAGTTCTTCGATAAGTTCTCTAGGTTTGAATTTGGCTAGATCTGGATTGGTAAACACTTTCGTTAATTTACCCCCCCCATCTGCATTGGCTTTTTTGGACGATTTGTAGGCATTTACACAATCCTTACAGTAGTATCCAAACCCATCCTTTTGTGATTTGTTCTTATAGAATTTATCTACTGGTAATTCTTTACCACATTTCTTGCATATTTTAGTCTCCATGTCTATTAAATTAAATTATGATTCAATGTTTTCAATCTTAAATTCCCAGTCCATAGCGTCATGCGTTGCTTTAAATCTGTTTCTTTATGACAATTTGGTTCCCGTATTGAGGTATAATGCATAAACCTTCATTCAATCCATTTATTTCCAGTTCCCCAAAATTATTTAGATTGATAATAAACTCATTCCCAACCCAATCAAAAACTCGTATGCCATTTTTAACTTCTATTTCATCGTCACCGCAGCGATGATTAATAATATGCACTTTCATTACCTTCGTCCCTGTTGTCCTATATTTATAACTCTCAATTTATCATATCCCTCTGAAAGAATCCCATGATCAAACAATTTGTTAGCGTCTATCTTAAGACTTCTATAATTGTCAGTTATGTTGATATCACTCCACAAGTTCAATCTTCCCTTATCATCTAATTGCATATGGATAAATCCTTTTGTTATCTTCTTCCCGGCTTTAAGGCGCTCTACGTCTTTATCAGTAATCTTTTTCATACTTTCGATATTTTATCGTTACAATTAAATTCATCTTTCATCCTGATCTTTATGCCTCCATATGATAATTCCTTATGAGCTGTGACAAAATAATCAACCGCATCTTCATCTAATAAACTATGCGGGCACCTTTCCCATACAGGACTTTGATCTAGATGATCCCATGTGGCTACAAGTAACCTATTCTTGTCATCATCAATAGCTATTTTGTATGTCCCTGTAGTAGCCTTACGTTTAATGATCGCTCCATTTAACATCTGTTTCTTAGCCCAGTTCCATGAGCCTCTCAATCCAAATGTTCTTATAACCCAGTTATTTATCTTCTTCATTTCAAATTATTTGTTAAAAGTGTAATATAAATATAAATACATAAATTGAATAGGGCTATTCACCATGCCCTTATCAGTAGGATCATCGTATTTGTCAAGCCAAAGACGAAGCGCCTCCCAATCGATATCCTTACGGTCACATACCATGCAGGCTAGGTTAGCCCCGAACAGTTCCCCGTCGCCGCCCAGCGACTTGTTAAACCTCTTGGCTAGTCTTTCCTTGAATCCCTTATCATACCATATCCCGGAAGTAGCGGCATAACAATAATAAGCGTTGTATTTCATTTTCACGCCTATCTTCTCAAACAATGGTGTATGCCATATCCGATCTAAAAAGAATACTATTCCACGATATATGAAGGTTCGGAGATTTTTCCTGTATTCTTTCCCCAAGAAATTATCCACACAAGATATAGTCCCGCCTGAATAATACCAATTATTGGCGCCTCTCTTAACCTTATCCGTCATCTTGAATTTATTCTTTCTGTCTTCCACCCTATCCCAAGGTTTCAGCTTATCCTCATTAAATGTCGGGCAATAATGATAGTAATGATTAATCCACGAGAGGTAGGGGTTGTATATCGTGTATCCATTATCGCTGACATATGAGTTCATATCATACCCAAGCTCCTTGGCTAGAATAGATCCCTCATCAGCTAATACCTTCAATATCGGGTTCAAGTTCCATATCTGATCTTGACTGACGAACATCGAGTAACATGGATCCTCATCCTCCCCATACCATCCTCCCATCCCGCTCACTATTTTATCCAAATCAAGTGAATAATCTTTCCCGGGTAAAAAATCATCTCTAAGAAAAAAACCTCTATATGGGATCATATCATGTATGCCGGGTTGGTCGTCAAATATGAACTTAGCGTTCTCGGTCAATCTAATCAATGTTTGCAAGACAGAGGATATATCTATGGGTGCATATTCACACCTATAGACCTTATTATTTATCCAAAGATATTGAAGAAGCTCGGCTATATTAATAGTCCCGTCCTCCACATATCCTGTCTTGTTATCGAAGTTTATTTTGGCTAGAGGTATATTACTCCCTTGCGGTTGGTCACTTTTTTCATTACAACAATGCACGAATCTGCTAAAGAATATATCCTTCCAGCCAAAATATTTATCCCTTATCGTCATAAGCCTATTTCTTATCGTATAATGACATGACGTTAATAAGATCAGCCTTTCTAGCCATCCCCTCAAGTTTATTAAAGCCATCCATGTTATCTCCGCTGACGATGATAGTAGGATATACCTCTATACCGTACTTGGATATCTCCTCCTCCGTGGCTTTGTTCTCCGGGATCTGGTTTAACGTGACCTCACCCTCATACTCCTGCAATGTGTTGGCGATAATATACCGCATGTAGTCGCTGTACTCAGCGTCTTTCTTCGTGAAAAAATCAATTCTTACCATCTCAAATAGTTGTTAATCTGTTAATAATCAAATCAGCGGTAAATATAGCATTATCTACCTCATCTATACTCATCTTTCTCCCGTCGAAATTGTTAGATAATAAATCCTTGACAATCTGATATCTACGCTGCTCCCAATTTACGTCTACATCAAAATTCAGATTCTTTACATAATCATAATTTAATTCATTATAACTGTAACTGAGACACTTAACTATCGGGAATAGGCTATCATCAATAGTGCGCTTGATTACATTAACGTACCTACCTGTTCTTTTGTCGATAGCTCTTAATCCCTCATCTACTACTCTTTCTCCTGACTCTTCCATTCTATTAATCCTTTGTTATGTTTATCATAATGTAATAACGCTATAGCGTTCCAACATACCGCAGATAGATGCATGAATCCCTCCTTATCATATCTCTCCCCTTTCGTGTAAGCGACCAAGTGCCTCATGAGTGCACCTAGATACCGATTGAATCCATCAGGTATATCTTGCCATGAGTTATCAGCGTACTTCTTGGCTCCTTCCGTATATACCCTCACGATGTCCTCTATCTCAGCCAAAGGAAGGAGGTCCCACCGGAGTTTACCGTCGGCCCGGTCGTTTTTCCCGCTGCCGTCTTTCCCTATGGCGGACTTATCCGCCTTAGCCATCGTTTCATCTTTGGCTTTATTACATGCATTATAAATATCCTGTAAACTAGGGATGCTGTAATCTGTCATTTTATCTACCGTCTCCTTATCAATAAGTTTTAATTTAATAGCCCTATTTAACGAGACAACCATTTCTTCATCAACCCAAACATATTCATATGATGCTTTAAATAATGGGGCTAATTTCATTGTTCTTGTACGATCAGCTGTTTCAAGTACCTCAAATACCTCGCCATCATAAACAACTTTTTCATATTTGCTAAATTCTTCTTCCATCTTAAACTCCTTTTTGTTTTATTATTATTACTGGATCATCATTAAATGGGGATAATATCCCAATATGCAACAATATATTGCGCTCATCGCCCTCATTTTTATCGGCTTCAATAGCATTGATATTTGATTTGTTACTAGATATAATGTTACTATCTATATTAGGATCATTTTTGATTATAGCCCATCCTTTTATAATAGGTTCATGCCTCATTAATTTAGCGACATCTTCTTCTACCAACCAATATTCCTCAAAAACAGTATCCGGATATTTGGCTTTTATCTCCTCGTAAGTATTATACCATGTCATATTTTCGTAATTTAGATTAATAAAATTCACTAAGATCCCTGCATTCTGGCGTCTCACCTGTCATAGAGTAAAGCTCACCAGATGATAGATGCACGCAATGAACGGTCTTCCCGTCTATATACTCACTTCGCTTCGTGATCCCACAAATAGCGCAGCGTTGGATCCCCGGACCCGCCTTTATCCACGAGTGCCGTATGTTTCTCTTTCTTGTCCTATTGGTGTCATTAAGCTTTCTCATGATCAATCCTCAAAGGTCATTATAATCTTATCTTTCCCGATAATAACCTCATTCCCGCTTCTTACATCAAAGCATCTCTCACCCTCTGCCTCCTTGAAATAAAGAGAGCCATTGTACTCGAACAGACCGAATCCATAATCATCTAGCTTCATCTCTTTAAGTTTCTTGAATTTGTATACGCTTTTCATATTCTCCATATTATATTGCATTACTGGAAATATCATTATGATACTTATGCCTATTACAAGCAACCCTGTGTAAAACTTTTGTGAATCATATTTTTCCCATCCCTCCATCATCATGGCAAAGGAGATTACTATTATTATAATAATAGATATCAACCCTACCATATCACATCCTCCTTTCTTTCAAAAATCCCATCATATCCTCCACGCTAAGCTGGAAGCCGGCAGCCGCCTTATGACCGCCGCCACCGGGGTTGGCCTTGCGTGCCAGCGCCGAGACATCCACCTCCTCCTTGGTGGTATAGAACGAGCATCTGAAGAATCTGCCGTTCCAGCAAAATGGCATCATCAAATCATGTTTTCTAGGATCGTACATAGACTCGAATGTGGTGGAGTTAAACTCCGTAGTATTCATACATATCGCCTTGTATCCAAATATATCTGCCTCGAATGAGAACATCTTCATTTCTCCTCTGTTTTTCTCGATGATATATTCTATTATGGCCTCGCCATTTCTTATCATATCAGAAACAAACTCGCCATTCGCCTTGTTTAGCACCTCCCTGACCATGTCAACGTCAAGCCCGCAATACCCTCTCATCCCATATTGGAATGAAAGAACGTCACTCCATTCTAAGCGATCATGATCCCATACATCATAAGCGCTCAATAATTTTACCACGTCAGGGGTTTCGATATCATCGAAAAGATATTCCCACGTAAGCTCACAAGCCGCCGTTCCGATACGTCTTTTGCCTTTGACATTATATTCCTTCACAGCTTCTATCGCCGTCTTATGGTGGTCTATCCATGTGACATCTATCCCCTTGTCTTCCCATTCGTCGAATAAGAATATCGTTCTATCGCCAAATGACACGTCAACTACAAACACCTTATCATATTTATTCACGTCAGGTATTTCCTTGCCGTAATTGTAAGGAAGAAGATCAATGTCCCCTTTGAAATACTTTTTTACTATAGCCGCTGACATTACTCCGTCAAGATCAGCCTCATGATATATACACCCAATCATAATAATTTTTTTATTTGTTTCAATTCATATTCTATCACATTGATACGACCCATGATAATATCTTTATCATCGTCATTATCATGATCACCATCTTCCTTCTTAGATAAGATATTATCTATTTGGGCTGACGCTAATACCATCATCATGCAATGATTTGATTTAATTTTTTGTGATATATGTACGCCATTTATAGCGATTTGGACACAAATATCTTTTATCTCATCTATACTCATATTCATAATCTATTGTTTTTAATTAAAAAATCTATGTATTCTTTTATCTCCCTGTTTCGATCATTACTCCAGTCAAAGGTCTCGTTTATGAATTTGAAATACGATACTGGAATCGAATGAAACATCCATCCACAATACTTGCCGAATGTCATCACCGTAGATCCAAGGGGATGATCCGGCCTTCCGGGAACAGGGGCGGCGGTTACGCCCTGCGCCAGCCCCCTCCTACGATCTTTCTTGGCGGCTTTGATATCCAGATCTGTTTTCGTTACCTTATCCCCCATCGGGATATTGGTAATTAGTTTATCGCCGATAAACATCCCCCATCCATATCCTTTGTAGTTCTCTATACTAAGTTTCCTTATATCACCGAACCTTGACGAGTTGTTACAACAATCAACGACCAATGCGCTATCCTTACCGTCCTTTATCCTAACCGCCCTGCCAAGCCACTGATAAAACGAAGAGAACGAAAATGTCGGTCTTCCTACTATCACGCAGTCCAGACCCGGATGATCGAATCCCGTACCGAGGGCGGAATAGTTGAACACTACCTTCGTCTTACCCGACTTGAACCTCTCAACTATAGCCTCCCGCTGCTTCTTTGGCGTGCCTCCGTGAACCACCTCCGCCATGCCGGCGCATATCTTGGCGTTCATCCATTCGGCGGCAGTATTGCAGCTCTCAACAGAATCCATAAACACCAGTATAGATCTACATACGTCTTTTAATACCATCAATCGACGCAAAATAAGGTTGTTTAAGCCATTTTTTCTCACCGCCTCACTAATAGACTCAGCCGTATATTCGGAGCCGTTAGAATTGAGTTTAAGGGCATCTCCATTGAAATCCCATGTCTCATACTTAAGAGGCGTCCAAAATCCTTGCCTTATCATCTCCTCTACCTGTATCACGTGAATCAGATTCTTGAAATACACCGGTCTCATACGAGTGATGAAATTAAGTTGGGAATATGATGTCTGTCCTATCGACATGTTTTTAAGTCTACATGGCGTGGCTGTAAACCCTATCACCTTTCTCGGCTTCAGCTCATTCATGAATGTCATGAACTCACTGCCATCCTCAGGACTGTATCCGGCATGAGCCTCATCTATCAATACGTTTCTGATTCCCATCTCCTTAAGCTGACCAACAACTTTCTTGATAGATCCTAACGTGGCATATATCATGTTAGATAGCTCTTTCTTGCCACAGGAAGCGGAGTAGATGGTAGCCGGTATGCCATACGACGTTATCTTGTCGTGGTTCTGTTGCAGCAATTCTTTTGATGGTTGTAAAATCAGCGTCTTATCTCCCATCAATCTAGCCGCTTCTGCTATCAGAAGTGACTTACCGCAACCTACAGGACCTATGATCAATACCGGATCATGTCTATCAGAGTTTATGTAATCGGAGATACTTTTAACACACTCCTCTTGATATGGCCTTAATTTATATGTCATCTCTGTAGTTATCAAAAACGTCTTTCACGTACTCTAGTCTTATCGCACATTCCCGACCATCGTCCATTTTTACCATCAAAGTCTCTTTGGTCTTGCTTATGGCTATCACCTCTCCTATCCCTATCTGGGTATGAACTATATCACCTATCTTTACATCAAATTTACTCATGGTCCAGCCTTTTATTAAATTCCTCTATCTTGCTCCTGTCTGTCTCTTTGGTCATCTTAGCCTCTTCCTTGAATATGTCATACCCTTCTCGGATATTGTCTCCAACCATATTCTCTATCATCTCCCTTAACTCATCGCTTCTTACGGCGAAAGATATCTGAAACGATTTACTTGTACCTTTCATTAGGTAATCAATCTCCTTCTTGCATTCCGTCATCAACCGATCCAGATTATCGAATTTAACGAACTTAGAGTTGCCATTGGCTTTCCTTACCCCATCCTTGAAATCCTCCAATATCCCGTTAAACACATCTGCCATACACATCATGGAATGTAGCCATACCAGCATATTGAATTTATATTCATTATCAGCGTTGTTCATCAAACTCACCAAAGACTCGCTTTTTGTCAACATGATCTTCGATTCCCGGTCTACGATATCCTTTATCTCCTGCCGGCATTTCATGGCACCAACGAAATCCATTTTAGAATAACATTCATTTGATTTCTCTACCAATTTCCTGATATCCTTTCTAGACATCAGAAGATCCAATACCTGTTTTTCTCTTTCGTTTTTATCCATAATCGTTTATTTATTGGCACAAATACAATTAAAGCCTAGATATTTGCCTAGGCTTTTTAATAAAGTTAATCTTTTTTATTCTTTCTTTTTGACTCGTCCCAATCCGATGAGTACCTGCATGTTCCTTGTTTGTGGATCGAGAAATCGCACCAAAAACACAAGGGCTTGGGGCGGGGTTCAAGGCAGGCCGGCTGGCGTCCCATGAGGTAGCGCTTCTCGTACTTATACCCTTGTTTGGCATCGTCCCAAACGTGAGCTTGATAGCTATCTATTTTATTTGTCTCGAAATCATACATATCAAGGAGAATATCGTTAAGCTCCTTGACCGACCTCTCTACTTTCTCCTTATCTACCTTCACGTTCTGATTGTCCAGCATGCGGGTAAAGAAATAGCTGCACATATCCGGCAATACCTTATATTTTCTGAGTATGTAAAATGCGTATATCGGATGCTGGAGATTGTGAAGCAGTTTATCCTCGTCGAATAACTTTCTCCCGGACTTCCAGTCTATCGTATACATAGCTATCCTGTCTTTTGTCTTATACTCTCCACGCCAGTCCACCGATCCTATGATATGTACCTTATCGTACGTCACGCCATCCAAGGTAAGGGGCTTGGGCAGCTTATAGGGCAGGACGAAGCCCTCCTCCACGCCGGCCGGTCTCGACCCCCGGATCACCTTCTCCATTGGCGTAAGATCGGACCACGTCTTCTTATAATTGCCAGCGGCATCCTTCTCAAACAACCCCACAATCCATCTTATTAACCTAGCCGCATGTTGCATAGACTCGATCTGGGATTTTACGCTATCAAAAGGAATCTTCTCTATATCCGCATAGTAATTGAAAGCCTTACTCATATCCTCATAAGAAGGTCTACATCCGTTCTTGAAGAAATACTCCATTGTCTGGTGGATAACCGTACCATATGACGTAGCCTCGTGCTTCTCCGTGGATCTGTGACCCTCCACGTAAGTCTTATACCACTTATACGGACATTGGACAAACGTGTCTATCTGTGAGTAGGATGCGGCAAGCACCTTCTCACCGCCTATGGTCTTACATAGCAAGTTATTCTCCGGAACGATCATAAAGCCTCTCCGTATTTATGTCACGCTCATATAAATCCATCGAAATATTCTGTAGGTTATGCAAATACCTTATCTGGATAAGCTCGCTCAGGTCATCCTCCATATCCCTAAGTCCGAGATAATACTCGTCGCCAAAAACCTCCATGGTCATCCCGTGTCCACGATATACGTCCCTATTCTTGTCACTCTTGAAACCGATAGCGTCAAGAAGGTTATCGTCTATCTCAATAGGCATGATATCATCTTCCCCTGAATACCATTTCATTATCCCATCATCAACCTCACGTTCAAGGATTAATGATCCACTTTCATTGCGCATACCGGTAACGCACCCTACTCTCCATATATCGCCAGCTTTGTCTTTTACAAGATTGCCCGGCCTTAACTCCTTAACTGAAATCATATTCTTCCTCCTCATGATCGTCATCACAATCATCGACAAGAGGGGTTTCTAACCCCTCTTCCCAATCATCATATCCAAAGTCCATCACTTACTCTTAAACCAATCATACAACATATCCGCAAAAATCCCTACAGTTAGTTCATCAACAGGTTTATCACCGAAGACATCATCCGATATCCTTATACCAATCTTCTCTTCAATATCCATCAACACCTCTAATAAATCAAATGGATCCATAGCCAGATCAGATGATAAATTACTATCTTCTTTTACATCATCAATTACCTCTATATTATTAATGTAATTGAACTTATGCATTTTTTCAAATATCTCTTTTCTGGCTAGTTTCAATATTTTATCTCTCTCCATGATTATTTAGATAATTATATAATATATCCATAAATTCCCCTACCGTAAGTTTAGTATAAGGTTTGATGTTTAGTGTCTCATCAGGTATAGATATACCCATCCTTTTCTCTATTTCCATCACCACCTCTGCGTAGTCAAAGGAATCCATAGCCATGTCAGTCGCTAGCCCATCCTCGTTATCGATCTCGGCAGCATGATTAAAACCCGTAAATTCACCCATCTTCTCAAAGATCACTTCCTTGACTACTTTTTCAATTTCTTTTCTTTCCATGCTAAATTGACATTTTCAATCTTCTACCTAATTCTTTTTTTATATCCGATATCCTTTCGATATCCATCTTAACATCGCCTGTGATAGCGTATTCCTTATCCATTCTCTTTGGGGGATCCGGAAGCCGGCTTATGGCGAACAACCATGCCAGCTCCTTGTTCTTGTTCTCCCTAAGATACAAGTCAGACGTCATGCCATACATTTTTATGATCGTATCGAATAACGTTGATTCCGATAAACTCATATGCACGCTATACACATTTGATGGTTTCCAGATCAAGTTATCCAATCTCATCGTATACTCACGTTTAAGATCTATGTGGGATATTACGGCTCTTACTATAGGTTCTTCCTTGAAGTTGGTATTAGCCACGAACCATACGAGCCGTTTCTCTACCTCCTTGATAGCTCCTGTATCCTTACCCATATCGTTATATACCCCAACGATACGGTCCCGGATCCCCTCGACCTCCGGCGTCAGGCCGGGTGTCTCTATCAGCATCAGCAGCGACCCTCCCCTTGGCGTTATCTTCCACTTCCCATTCTTCTGAAGCTCGATATAACCAGATGCTTTATAACTATCTATTTTCTCCTTTGGAATGACGCTAGCCATCTCCTCTTTCTGCCGGATCATCAAAAGATACCCGACATCAGACATCGTTAATCCTGATGTCATCATCTGTTCAAAATTAATATACATAGGTTATTATATACTACTTTACACCAGATATGTTGTAAAACATACGTATGTTATTTAATTTCACATTCTTCTTTTCTAATTTTGTTTCACTCAATCGAATCATATAGTCCCTTGTTTCGGACAAGACGGTTGAACAAAAGAGGTCTTTGATATAAGGTTTTACCCTAAAAAAACATTCGTTGGGTAAGTAAAATCAAAAACGTTTAGTTCAGTAAAAGAATCCGGCGATCTCACTCTTGAGCAACCGGTAGAGGGTATTGGTGATACCCAGTATAATGTTTCGTACAAATGTATATCATTTCTCATTTTTTTTGTGTAAAATGGTATATAATCACCTATACATAAGCTAATGAGTTAAAATATTGACCTTATCTTTCTGGCTACCCTCTCGACTATATCGGGATGATCATTTCCGTTATATATATCTATTAGCGTATCTATTATATGTAACCTTATGTTTTTCTTTGATGAATGAAACCAAAAATCTCCATTTTTTCTGTTTACAGGTTTGAACATCTTCAGTTCTGGTATAAGATAACACGCCACACATGATCTTTCAGCAAGTGATAATTCAACCGCTGCCTTTTCTATTGCTTTGCACATAAATACATAATTATCATTCTTTATTAGATTGTAAGCCCTTCTCAACACCCTAAGGGCGTCTGCTTTCGATAATCTCTTTCCCTTTTTCATATTGTTTTACCGTATAAGATTCATTAGCCATACCAACTCTACCAACTGATATAGATTGATTTATAGATTGGTTAAGATGCCCTACAACCGACATCTTAGCCCTAACCGTATTGGCGCATCTTAGAAGGATTCGATAATCCTCTAACGCCCTCTCGTATCTTACGTCCACCCTAGCCCTTTTATCAGCATCAGTCATGCTCTTACATGTTCCGTCCTCCCTCAGGCTTATAGCGATCTTGTCCCGTATGATTCTGATATCATCCTCGGCTATCACCAGTTCGGCGTCAAGAACCCCCTTGTATGAGCTAAGAAGATCCTCCACCGCCACAACTTCCCTTTTTAGGTTCTCCAATTCCAATATCATTGAGTTGTCATTTATCCTTTTATACTCCTGTACTTTATTGGATACCTCATCACAGATACTCATGATCTCCTTTTCCCGTTCCCGATTTATGATATATCTGATGCTGTATTTAGCCATTTCCTTTAACGAGGATATAATTTCCTTTATCCCCATCTTATCCTCAACCGACAATACGGTCTTCAAGAACATTTCCAGCACCTTTATCACTACAAGCAAGTAATTATGTCTCAATCTCATGTCAATAAGGTGTTTCGTCATGTACTACATTGAAATCATCACTGGGCGGTATATATTGTTGCTCCAATGGAACACCGGGAGGTGGGGGCGGAAGCGTCACTACGGTCGTATCCGGCTTGCCGCTACCCACGGGGGCATCCGAGCCTCCAGGTCTTTCTTGGCGCACCACCCCTCCATCAGGATAATATCGCTCATATCCTTTCATGATATCTACATGTATAGCGTCAATCTCCTCCAATGATCTTTGACGGACCTTTACGATATGATGGAACAATAATCCATCCACACGGAAGGATCGTCTTGACTCGCTCTTGAAACGTTCCAGATTAGGATACCATCCTTGCGGAAATTGCATGTATGAGGAGTACCCGTATCTCCTTGGGATATTCAACACTACCATAGCCGTACACAGCTGCCCCAATGAGTCAGACTGATAGAAATCAGACTGCCTTGGCATATGATCCTTCGGATCACGTCTGCCCTCTATCTCTCGATTAAGTTGCGATACGATAAGGAAGAAGATGTTTGGGAACGTTCTTTTGGCTATATTACACATATTCATCAAACTATCTATATTCCTCTTGGCATCACCCGAACCTTGTATAAGAGCTGTATGGTCTATGGATACAAATACAATTTTCTTATCCTTATTCGCCGGCATATATACATTCCATAGAAAATCTTTAAGCTCATCAACTGTTGTAGGTATGGGTATATACGTTATTCTGTTTGAATTTTCTTGTTTAAGACATTTTTGCATTTCTAGCATCTCCTCTTCATTCATTTTACGAAGGAGGATATCTTCTATGTCTTTGTTCATTTTTTTTGATAGTGAACGTAATACCAAGTCTTCCGGATTCATCTCGAACTCACATCTTAACCATACATAATCATCTGCTTGTGGATTGATGTTGACATTCATCACATTGTTCATGATCTTTTGCGCCAAATAGGATTTTCCAACCCCTGGTCTAGCTCCTATGGCTATCGCATGTTGAGGGTAAAATCCCCCCAGCAAAGCTTTGTCTAGATAAGGGTATCCAGTACGAGCCGGGAGAAGTTCTCCCGACTGATATTTCATTATCCTCTCATAGGCGTCCATGATAATTTCCTTGGACGTCTTCCATATCCTATTATCGTTCATCCTCGTGCGTTTCTATCGCCAGCCGTATCGGATTTAGATCCTCTGTTAGCTGATCTTGATTTATATCTTAATCCCTTAGCCGTATGGCATAGATCCTTCCCCTTCCGATAAGCCTTACCCTTCAGCTTATCGGTCTTGTAGTTCTTGCGACCCAACTCCCGTCTCTTGGCTTTCTGCTCAGGACGAGCATTAATCTTCTTGTCCGTCTCAGCCTTCTTCTTTCTGGCTTCCGGATGTGTCCTATAATATTCAGTCGATTTCCCCATCCTCTTCGTCCTCCTCATCATAATCATAATTCTCTACGATAATATCCTCTCCATCCAGATACGAGGCTTTATCCCCGAGTCTATCTCTCATGCTCTCATAAGGATCGTCTCCATCCTTTATCTCCCACACACATACGTGTGGACCTATTATATCAATCAGCATATTAGCCTTATCCTCGCTTATGCCTTTTTCTATCATCTTATCCCTACATTTGTAAAAACCACATGTCTTGTTAAATACTGATCCTCCTACATAAAATCCTGTTGGCTTATGAATAAAAATTACTTTCATTTTTTATACAATTAATATTATCTATCAAATTTATTTATTTTCCTTTATACAATCTCCATAACTCATATCCATATCACACACCACCGTATCGGTCGTGTTGTTTACCACATGGAACAGGAACTCCGGACATCCGTGGCAGGCGTTGCTCCCGATCGCCACCGCTCCGTGCCTAGGGCAAGCCTTCTTTACCATGGTTCTATCATATATCCGTATATGATTATCGCCATACTTTTCAATATATCTCATGGTATTAAGTAGTGATGGCAAAGACATCTTATATGGGGATACATGTTCTATTGGTATATCCAATTCACCAGATAGGCTTTTGTAAATATCCTGCACATCCCGTTTTGTTCTATACGCAAATATATTAATCTCAGTCATTACCATATCCATACTCCTAAGAAGATCCGGCTTAGCCAGCCTCCCCATCGGCTTCCCGAAAGGATCGGATCTCATCCAAGCCCCACACTTCTCGCACCCAACTTGCTTCCCCTCTACCGTATTTATCATAGTGGATGGGATCTTGCAATACGGGCATACGGATCCGTTTAACATAGCTTTCTGGGCTAAAGACAGTTCTTTCATACCTTTTCTTCTATCTCAACATTAAATAGATTGCAGAATCTATCAAAATTTCTGTTCTCTATTCTCATATCCTCCTCATACCTGTCAACCGATTTGATGAAATCATTATAACAGTCCTCGCACATCCATTGATTGATTACCGCTACATAATAGCCCACGGACGTAGGCCTGTTACACATATCGCAAATACCTAAGCACCCATATCTGGTGAGCTTATCCATCATCTCCTGTCTTGTTATTTCAAGCACCTTGAATTTCTTGTAATTGTTAACTACCTTTGCCATTGTAAATTTGTTTAATGATAAAATAATCCGCTATATCCATTCCCTCATTTATATTGGGTTTTGATTCGAGAAAATCGCTTATCTCTATATTCATCCCCTTCATATCCCTATTCACTTTCTTCTTCCACTCGTTAAACGCCGATCCTTTGTCAGGATATAGGACTATTCTCCTACGTCCCAATGTCTCTATCATCTCCCTTTTCAACATATGGATACCTCCGCATGCCATGAAAAGCTTATCTGGATATACGATATTACAGATGACCGCCGTCTTCTCCGACTCAACTATATATACCGGGGCTTCCTTAGGATAGAAGTTGATAAGAAACTCACCGAACAGGCATTGCCTTAATAAATAATCTTGACCGTCGAGGATGTGAACCCAGCATACATGATCCATGGGAACCTTTACCCTCTTACCATCTGGTCCGTAATCCATTATCTTCCCGGTCCTTATCACCCAACTTTTATCAAGTTGCCAGAACACGCAGCATTTACCCCAATCCCCGAATCTCATCATCCCGATCTTATATAAGCTGAACGCTCTATTGGTATGATATGATCCGAATATATTGGATAGATAATCCTGAAGATCAGATGTCTCGAAAGGATTAAGCGTCTCAAACATCTTGCTTACCGGAATGCAGTTGGCTATATCCGGATCCACGGGAGGTCTGTACCTCCTTAATACTTTGTTTGAATCGGTAAAAAGATCATTGTCCCCAAGTTCGCTCCCTGTTGGATATTTAAAGTAACCACATTTATTTTTATGATCACACACCCCAAACTGCTCTCCAACGATCTGACCGGTGGTTACGTCCACGTACGGCGTAAAACACTTATCCTTACCGCATTGCGGGCACGTCATCTTCCTCCTTGGCTTGCTATGATCCAACTCATACCGATGTACGCTCTTGTCAAACTCCCTGAATTCCATTATCCTCTCCTCTCACTCATCACTCTATATATATAATCTCTCAGCGACTCTTTTCTTATCAAACCATTCAACTCAAAATCACCCTCTATATCTAAAGATCCGATCCTTGACGTAACCGTATAATTGGTTTTCTCAAACTTATACTTACCTTGAAGATATACAACCGTAGCCATATTAAGTATAGGATTATCGGTTTGTCTCTTCAACTTATATTGACTTGTCTTAGCGGTAGGATCACCCGGAGCGAAGTTATATATCTCCTCTATCTCCAATATCTTTCCGTAGTTCTCCAGTATCATTCTTCTATATAGCTCAAGCTGGAAAGCGTACTCGTCATAGAAATTGCCTTTCCTGTTTGATTTGAAGTCCAATATAGCGAATATCCTCCTGCATCTCTTTATCTTCTTTTTCTCCGTCTTAGGCTGACCTTTCTTGGCTCCCGTCTTATAGAACTCTCCTGTCTCGACCTCTATCTCCACCATCTCCGGCTCGCTATCCATCTCCACCACTGCGTCCACCGAAGAAGCTACCTTCAACCTGCTTGACCTCAACATCTTCTCGATCAATACAGGTTTTACATGTCTTTCCTTGCAGAATATAGCGAATGATATCAGATCCTCTATCAGTTCATCAATGTTATCCACTAATATCCGCTCCATCCTATACTTGTCTATTCTTAGCTTAGCCTCCTTGACAGCCTTCCTTATCCATGTCGGGATCAGCTTTATATTAACCCCGGTCAGATACAACCCAAATAGATAATGCATGATAGTACCTAAGTCAGCCCTGTAGTTAGCGTATTCATCAGGGTCCTTGCCCTTGAGTCTCATCTCATTCTTCCACTTCTCCAAAGCGCCAGACGTATCACAATACCCATTAGCTATATTATTGGTAGCTCCGTCATATATGATAGGATACCCATCAGCCCCCATCTCATAATACACACGTTTGCCGGCGACAGTCATTCTATATAACACAGGTGTCGGGATATCCTTTATCCATTCAGCGGCATAATACTGTTGCTCTGTCTCCAGATCATACTCAACCTCCATCTCCTCGTTAGGCTCGTTTTTAGGCTCTTCAACAGGCTTTTCCTCCTCGACCATATCTTTCTTTGGGACAGTTGATAAAACGTCTAATATGCCAAAGAAAGCGGTAAATTTAGGATCTGTATGATATGATCTTAATACTGGTAATGATGATCGCCAATAATATGACGACGCATTCTCGTCCTTTATCTTGCCTAAAATCTTGCCTAAAGCCGAACATCCTATCTCTCCATCATCCGCAATAGCCACATTGTGTCTCTCTGATAAACGAACTTTCATCTCATCAAACGATTCTTGATCGCTTATGACTTCCATGATCGTCCCATAACTATATACTGTGTCACTTATAGCCTTATATCCTAGGTCTAAAAGTAATCTTTGTTTTCTTCTATCCATGATAATAATCTGGTTTTTAATTTACCATCCTCCTCGACTTTAGGTGCGAGATCCCTCATCCTTCTGGCTGCCAACAGCCATACGTTGCCAAACTCGTCCAAGAGCCGGCTGAAATCCATCGTATCTAATAGATAATCGAATCTTGTATGCTCATCAGCCGTCAAGTAGATAATGTTATCATTATCCTCAGCAACTGATTTATATTTCCGTTTAGGGTATAAGTGGCATATGTTGCTTACCCCCGGGCATGGTATGTATGCGCCGGTAGCAGATCTCCTTGTCATACTCAACCTAGCCACATGGGCGCCAAAGAAAACGGCCAGGCTCTTCCCCTTCGGCTTGGCCTTCGCCCGTATCGCCGTCCTCTCCCTTGGCGGGAGCTCCCTCGACCTGCAAGCCGGGCACAGGCCCTTGCTCCTCACGGCCACCATCCTGCCGCATCTCTCGCACGGCAACATCCTTCCCCTCATGCCTTCTTTCTCTTGTAGCTCCTGTTGAACTCCATGAGACTCATCGCCCTGTATCTCTTGAGCCTGTCTATCTTGCTCTCCGTCCAGTCCTGCTCCTTGAAATTGACGATCGTGTCGAATATGCTGGCCAGCTCCCTTATATTGAAGGTCCTGTTCTGGATCTTCTTGTAGAACCCAGACCTGCTATATCCCAGCCTTGAGGCAAGATAGGTCTTGTTGGACAATGTGAGGATACGATAGATCGTACCCTCCATCTCACTTATCTCCATCAGCTTCTCGGCGACGGACGACATCGTCTCGTAGCTAGCCTTCCCGCTTACGATCCTCATCCTTCTCCGGGTTTCTTATCTTTCCGTCAAACTCGTAGAAATCCATCAGCCTCTTCTCCTCCTTGATGCAGGTGATTACGAAGTCCGATATGGTGCCCCTCATGCCCTCCTCGAAGTTCTTCCTCGCCTGGTCAAGATCTTTCGCCCGCACGATGTAATTGAAAGCCTTGCGCTTCTCGTTCCCGGACTTCTCGTCGATCGTGATGTAATCCGCCGTCACCTTGTAGAACCGGTCCCCGTCCATGGCGAACAGCTCCGCTATCCGGAACCTCTTTATATCCACGCTGAAGTCACCGGAGATGAACGGTCTCATCTCCTCCATGATCCTGGCCTCACACTCCGTGTAGGAAAGGGCGTCCACCAGATACTCCTCCTTCACCTTCTTCCTCATGCCGTTCTCGGCATCGGTCTCATAGGAGACCGTACATTTAAACCAATTGTGCATTTTTTTAATCCTCCTTGTTAGTATTGATAAATGTCTCCAATTCCTCGGAAACGTTGTGTGCTTTCTTAAGGAACGCCATTGCCTTGTCCATGTCACCATCGGCAAGAGGGAGATACCCTTTGTAGAAGATATCCTTTATTTCAACAAACCCTCTCATCTTCTTCTGCCTTTCGTAGATTTCCTTCAAGACCTCCTGCGTCACGTCCAGCTCGATCTTCCTGTTCTCCTTGTATTCGTTCACCACCTTCGCGTAGTCCTCGTCGAGCTCCTTGTCCATGGCCGCCTTCATTCTCTCCACCTCCGAGTCCTTGAACATGTACGCCTCCTTTATCATTACCTTGTCCACCTTCTTCTTGGCTATGAAGTCGGATGACGCGTAATCATACTCCATGATCCTTACATCGCCGGAGTTCGCTATCACCTCCACTATGTCCCTCGCGTCATCGATATCCATCACCGCTATGTCGAACGGGTGGATCTTGTAACATTTAATCTCCGGGGCCGCTATCTTGACACGCGAGGCCTGCTCGGGTATCCTCATCCCGAACTTCACGCCCGCTCCATGCACTCGATTTTCACGACCATGTCCTCCTCTTCCTTTGTCAGGCTGTAGACCTCAAGGTCTGTCAGTTCACTAAGTCTTTTCATGTTTTCCGTGTTTTAATATGTCCACAAAAGTAGACATTTTGTTCTTGAATTAAATTAAATAAATATTATTAATGGTTAATTGATTTTTTTATTCTATCAGCTTTTTTCTGAAGGCTTTCCGCTAAATCATAGAAAGCTGTATTTACCAAATCATAATCTTTCGTGATCCGTATCGATCTACTTACCTTATCCGATTCTATTAAAATATCAACGCTTTGAGAGAATACCTCTAACGCCAATATCATGGCCTCTCTTTTTGTCATATTTAAAATTTTGCATTTTTTATATCAAAATAATCTATGAATCTATCCCATAGTTCTCTATTCTTTTTATTAGGCTTGAATTTTCCGGATTGTACTCTTCTCACTAGTCCCTTAAAGTCATCCACCATTCTCTTCGATAAATACCACGCTAATACTATATTTGGATTTTCTCCTAACTCTTGATAGTGACCGTCTTTTACAAGTATCTCTATCTCATTTAGGAACTTCTTTGTCTGATGAGGATAATCAAACGGATATTTCATCATCTCTCCGATACTTGACATCGGACATAATATACATCCTATCCTTTTCGCTCCTTTGTCGTATGAGTCGCAATGCTTGATATTCATCTTATTTAAGAACTCCCATACATTCTTGTCCGTCCATGCTAATATTGGTGATATTATCACCTTATCCTTTCCACCAACACAAGAGACCATCTTTTCCTTATGCTCATCAAACTGATCGAATGATATATCATACTTTCTTTTACTGGTTCCGATCTCATTCCTTTTAGATCTTGTCTTGGATTCCTCCGCCTCCTCTCTCCTTGAGGACTTCACAGCAATATCTTTGCGTTTTAGATGGAAGACATTTCTTTTTTCTTATAAGTTGGTAAAAATTGATATCCGGAACATGCCTTATCACGTCTGGGTAATTGTTCTTTACAAAAGATACTACGTTCGCCGGATCCACTGTAGTCATATTCATATGAGCCTCGAATTTAACGCCGGCTAATTTAGCTATATGGTAAAGAGCCTGACTATCCTTGCCTCCACTGAAAGCTAGATAATATCCCTTATCGTAAAATCTTAGGGCAAACTCCTCCCCTTTTCTTAATACCTCAATGGAGTGTTTTATTTTCTCCATCAACCCATCGGAAAAACTATACTTATTTTTAAGTTCCTCCATCTCCATATTACTATCCTCCATATATTTTAAGTCCTTTTATGTTGTATTTGCTTATATCCGCGCACAAATTACACCCTCCACAACAACAACACCACGAGCAAAAGGCTAGTCGCTCCTGCTCCGGCCTACCTTGAAACTCCACTGCCGCCCTATACCATGCCGGGGATAATACCCTGACCTTCTCCGGTACGGGCGGCGTCATGAGCACAGATCGCCGCCTTCCTTTGGTATCTTCCCTACTTCTCATTTGGGTTATCCTTTAACAGCTCAGCTATCTTATCGTCCTTCAATATATTTTGCTTTCTCATATTATCCACGATGAAGGCAGCGAACGCCATATCATACCTTTTCCTTAACTCATCGACAAAAGATTTTGCTCTTGAGCTTATCATCGTCTCAATGTTGTTGTCTACGACCTTCTTGATCCTGCCTCTTATAAGCTCATCTACTGTCAGTTCCTCTTCCATATAATCTATCCAGAATTTGTATTTCTTCTTGCTGGCGTTCTCGACAAGATCGTTCATTGATTCTCTCGCTATATCCTCGAGCTTCTCTGATATCGGATTGGATATTTCCCTCATCAACTCATTTTTGAACTTTTCTTTAAGTTCACGTACTACAGCTAACCTGACCGAGCTGGTAAACTCCTCTTTCAACGTCGCTTCGTTGTACATAGCTTCCTCAAATACATCTTCCAAATTTAACTCTATTTGAATTTTCATATCATTATCTTTTAATAAATTATAAATTTTTTAGGCATATAATTATCATGTATTATTTCCCCTCATCTTTTAATATTAATTTCTTCCCGATCTTTTTAATTTTTGTCGGTCTTGATAATCGATAGTCTCTTTCTATCGGTCTATTAAGTACATCATCCTTGTGCCCCTTGTATCCTTTCTCGTAAGCACTAACCCTTGCGCAAAACTCAACCACATCGCCTGGCGATAAATCAGCACCACTAAATCCTTTTGTTAAATCGAACCACAAATGATCTGATACTATTTTGCTATCAAGTGTCACATCTTGTAAAAGCATCGTTTTTACAGGTCCAATGTATCCATTCCTAAATCCAAATCTAACAAAGGTTGCTGTAAACACATGGCGTTCTTTTGATCCTATTGTTCTCAATTCTTCTCTCATCTCCTTTCTTATTTTTTATTCATAAAACCAGTAATTTTCTTCAAATACCCTTTTGTCATCTCAATAAAGTTCACGCAATCCAGCTTGCTCAACTTGTAAATCAAAGCCGGGTTATGAATTACGGCTATAATTTGTGTTTGCGGTTTATGAAATGACAATACCTTGTACAGATCCATGATATTGTCAATATCTAAATTCCTGTCCGGCTCATCCATAAGGATTGTATACTCAAAATCCTTCTCCATTAATACCACATGATTGTCTTTGTAGTATTTTAAAAGATTGTCGATCCTGTTTGTCCAGAACTCATTTGACTTTTTCTTAAATTCCATAAGCTTCTGTATCGGAAACGCATACTCATCTTGGTTAAACACAAAATCAAAAAGCGAGTTCATGGCATGAAGGTTCTTCTCCCCAGAGGACCTAGATGCTCCATTCATATACAAACTTAAATTATTGATATTATCCAATATATCATCCTTTCTCATTTCAGTTTGCTGTAGGAGATGGAATACTTTCCCGATATAATCCGACTTAATACTGATCCCGTCAAGCACCTTGTCATCATCAAATATATCCGGGAAATACAATGCTTCTGACGGTAATTTAGAACACATCTTTTTCTCGCACAACATGTACTTCGATATCATATTCAGGAGGGTTGATTTCCCGCTCCCGTTCTTGCCTACAATCACATTCACACCGGGCTTGAATATAAACTCAGAGCCGTTCTTGAACGCTTTTATCTTTGAGGTATATTTAAATGGAGTCCTCTTGTTATCGTCTATTCTTATAGAAGTTATCATCTTATATGATTTTATGTTGAATTATTTAATCCTTTCATCAATCGCCAAATTAAATATCTTATCAAGACATTTCCTCATCTCCTCCGCATACTCAAAAAGATCCTCTTTTGAAAGATCCCTGCGCTGCCAATCATACATATCCGTATATCGAGATTCAATAGCCTTATCCTCTATCTCCTCAAGCACTTTTTTAATAGACTCGTCTTTTTTTTTGCACATTTTTATCTTCTTCTCTCCCATATCTAGTAAGGTAATTATATACTTTCACATATTGCCTATCCATCAGCCACCCGTAAGGACTGCCACCAAACTCCCTGTCCATCCGCTCCGCCGCCCCGATGATCGCCTTTCGATTCCCGAACGAGAGCCACGAAGTAATGAACCCACTGACCTCCGCGTCCCTCCCGGAATACCGCCTTGGGAACTGGACGGGGTCGCTGGCAATAAAGTCGGCGGTTTCGTATTTGTCCACCATGCATTTCGGCATGTCTACAAATTTGTCATTCATTGTTTATCCCTTCATTTGTTCGCATGCCAATCTTTCAAGTTCCGGTGTAACGTTGGTATCCATTATGCCTTTCAAGCAAGGGCATTGTCGCCAGACTATATCATAAATCTTTGACAATTCAATCAAAGCCTCATTGTTTTATAGCCACACGTTGTGACTTGTGGTTGTTAATATCGTTCAATTGCCAATCTTTCGTGTTGCGATAACTATGGACTAACAGTTCGGAAATCTTTCCTCGTTTCGCTCCGTTTGCATTCACATTACGAGAAGCCATAACTCTATCAATATAGTAATCAGCATATAGTACATCGAAGAAATTATCTGCTTCATTTTTTCCTTTGCAGTCAGAATTGCTCAACATAAAGCTATGTCCCTCAGCTACCACTTTGTCACAGAACTCTTTCAGTCTAACTTGTGAATCGTCATTGAACGCTTCTTTTGTATAGTCATTAAAACTTGAAGTGTCACTAAGCGGACGGTAAGGAGGATCAAGATAGAACAAAGTTTTGGCATTAGCACAAAGCAAAGTATTCTCAAAATCACCTTCCAATATTTCCACTCGTTTCAACAACTCACTATCTGCTCTAAGTGTATCTTCATCACAAATCTGTGGCTGCATGTACTTTCCGCAAGGAACATTGAACAGACCTTTTTTGTTTACACGATACAAACCATTGAAGCAGGTACGGTTTAGGAAGAAGAACTTTGCTGTATTCTCTATCGGGTCAAGATTCTTCTCATTATAGCGTTGGCGTACAGCCATAAACATCTCACGTTTCGCCTCCATGTCTTGCAAAGCGTAATATTGGGCTTGAATATCCTGCAATGCAGGAATCAACTCTTCCACATTGTCACGTACAGTTCTATAACATGTAACCAAATCGCTGTTAATATCGTTGATCACAGCACGGTTGATATTTGGATGCTGTTGCAGCATGTAGAACAACATAGCCCCACCACCAACGAATGGCTCTATGTATGTCGCATCATCCCAATTATCAAAGTCAGCTGGGAGCTTTGCTTCCAGCTGTTCAATGAGTTGTCCTTTACCGCCAACCCATTTGATGAATGGTTTTGCTTTTGTATTCATTATTAATCCTTTTTTAACTAATGATTGTCAATCATCACTGTTAGTACCTTTTGTTTTATTGATAAGCTGACGAACATCAACGTCCAATAGAGCAGCTACCTTGGTCAATGTTACTAAATCTGGTTGTGAGGTATTGGTACACCATTTTGAGATTGTTGCAGGATCTTTCCTTAATTGCTCGGACAACCATTTGCTTGTCCGCTTCTTCTCTGCCAACACGACTTTTATGCGATTTATATCTTTCATCGTTTATCTTTATTATTGCGTTCAGCGCAAAGATAATGGAATATTTTTGAAATCAGGTTATTTTTGTTGCACTTTTATTATTATTTAGCATATCAGTCGGAGGAAAATAAAAATTAAATTGTATCTTTGCATCGAGAAATAAAGAGTTGTTTGACAAGCATACTTATACACAATGCAGAATTTAGAACTATTGCCAAATCATTACCTTTATTGAGGTGAGAAACTCATAATTCGCTCATTTTAAGCTATTCTGTATAAATTAGCGGAATTTTTACAAAAAATGTTCATTACCTTCATAAGGAATACAATAGATCCATCCCGTCCCATTTAAGCATTCATATCTTTCTTCTTTATATTGAGCATCAGCAATTTTCCTAACAAACAAACTTACGTGCCAATCATCGTCTTCTGTATCTCTTACTAAAACTTTATCAAATGGCTCGAATTTATATTCTGGTTCTATTTCAATATCAAAGAATTGTTTCAAATACATTTTGGCTTTAGGCTCTTTGCTTGTTTTAAGAGCATCAATAAACTTTTGCCTTTCATCCTCAGTAGCAAGTCTGTATTTTTCAATATTATTACAATCAGCATGTGCTTTTTTAGGAATCACGACTCCCCTCCCCTTCTTCCATGATGCATGAAAAGATGTAAGATATTCTCCGTTCGTATTTAATATAAACAGGTAATCACCCTGTTCATTACTCAATACATCTCCGTCCTTGAATGTGGTATATTCTGGAACTTTAAGCTTAAGTCTATAATTCTTTCCTCCGAATCCATTATTTGAGAACCAATCTGATATTATGCCGTGATCAGTATGGATAACTCCTAGGATTGGGAAAGACTCTTCCCTATGATACACAAACTCTACTCTGTAATTATCGCCATCCGTTACAATCATTCCATTGCGCTCACCATTGTTGATTTTCTTTGCCAACTCTAAATCAAATGGTATTATTATCATTTTCTTTCCCATAATTTTACATGTATTTATATTGTTATTTTCACTTTAGTTATATCACTACATTGCAGCTTTATCTATTCAGCCAATCCAACGAACATGGGCGGACGCCCCGCTTCCCCGACCGCCTTACCCATACACGCCGGCTCCACCGGTAACGCCGCCCATGACATCTTGGATGTCTCTCCCGTAAATCTGATAGTGACAGCTCCACATTTGCATTTCTGTATAAACTTTATTTTTAATGATTTTTCTATTATCATACTGTTTCGTCTTCAAATGCAATATCTATCATTCTTTCTAAAAGAATCTCCATTATCGCATCATCTACAGACATACCTCCAAGATGTCTCATGGCCCCATCCCATCCGGCCTCGTAAGCCGCCATAAGCATAGGGGACTGAGCGATATCGATTGGCGCCCCTACCTCCTTATCCATCCGCTCCACCCCTAAAGCATATTCTTTGGATTTCATTTTCTTGATCATGCTTTGAACTCGAATTTAATCCCTTCTGGTAACTTAGAACGATCCATGTTATTCACGAAATCATCAAACTCTTCTTGTGTGATCTTTTCCCCATAATCACACCAGTTGAAAGATAAAGTGTTCGTGTGATTATAATATATCACATTATCGGTTGACAATCCATAATCAAACACACAGAGCATTATCTTTTTATCTGTTTCCGCTTCCCTGATTACCTTATCGTATCGCTCACAAATTTCAGTACGCTTTTTCAACATCTTTGCCTTATGAGCTTCCTCCCTACGTTTTTCGATATTTTCTGCGGAATAATACCCGGCTTTAATACGCTCTTCAATAAGCAAACGTTCCTCGTCCGTTAGTGTCAGGGTAAATCTTTCTTCTTCTGGCTTATATGGATTAACCCATTTCTTTCCACACAGGTCTTCAAGTTCCGCAATAAGCTCGCCTGATTCACGTTTCCATCTATCCACAATCCCCAGATTGAAAAGCAGATACTTGAAATACATCTTATCATCCACCGCTTCAGATAATTTGGAATATTCCTTGTCTGATATACGTAAATATTCAATAGCCACAGACTTATCGCTATTCTTTATGTGATACATGCCATTTTCCACCGGATACATAGGAGCACCATAATGATTACAACAATGTAATGGTATAAACTTCGCCAATTCCGGACAATGTTTCGCAATCTCATCGTGGCAGCAGCCTCCCATATACTCTTTATATATCCCATATTCGTTTTTCCAACGAATGTCAGCGGTTATACTCCAATCACACATATTGTTATGACAATCATCATCTAACGATATCGTGACTGTTATTCTGTATTCCCTTTTGTTTTCTGTAAAGAATTTTGTACTTAAAAAAGTTAGTTTATTTGCAGTTTTCATATTTTTATGTTTAATCGTTTAACTTATGAAAAATAAAATCGGTACAATTTCCCGGAAGTGTTCCTGCATCATTATATTGATAGAACCCTTCTGTTTCCCAATCCACATCTACCGGATAGCCATCTGCGATGTTCAAGAAGTTTTTTATTTCTTGACATTCTTCTTTACATAATCCAGTATAGTCATCATTTATCAGAGCGCAAGCCCAATAAACTGGAAGCTTGTATCTTATTACCTCTATATTCATAATCTCATCAATTTACAAATTATCAATACTAAAAAAACTCCAACAATCTATTACAATAAACTCTCCTACTCCATATTCCACAAGTGACTTAAGTGATTCTATCCCATTACAGTAATAGAAAACATTATCATTATCATCATCATTGATGCTTAATGATAATTTTATTGTCGTTCTTTGATCATCCCCTGTGTCTTTCCATACGATCTGACATTCTACGTATTCAGGTTCTTTCCCATTCTTTTTAACGAACTTGAAAAACATAGAATCAATATCTTTCTTGACTCTATCTACATCCGTTATCACTACCTCTTCCTTGCAATCCCCACAATTAGCATGCATAAAAGATTCATCAAGATAATCTATTATTTTCCCGGTGTTTGGATTTACGATCGCTTCACAAGCAATATTTGTTCCGCCACACCTTGTACATATTGCTTTCATACTATTTCATTTAATGGTTCAACATACACATCCCCATTCTCATAATAAAGTTGATCTTCGTACTGATTATGATGAAGCTCTTCACGTATAGCGTCTTCGTTATCAACCCAATATTTATATTCTTTATGCCATAACATGAAGAAATTATCATAACATTGTCTCATCAGATCCTCTAAAGAAAAACCCTCCGGATAAGTACACCATGCATTGTAATAATCAATTATAGGTTTCAGGAGATAATAATCATAACACATCCCTGTTAATGGACAATTGTCTTCGTATCCCAATATTACCCGACTGCGTCTGCACTTGTAATTATATTTCCCATCTATATATTTGCCTATAGAATAATATTTACCTTTCGTGATATGTGGCATAATGTTGTTATTGATATACCTGAACAATAATTTACCGCATAGATTCTTAGGGAATATATCACGATTATAATCTGTAGGATGTTCATAAATAGGATCATTATATTTAAACTCATAACTAAAATCATATCTCTCGTATCCAACTTCCCAATTATAAACCCTAGTATCTGTCATATCCTCAAAGGCTTTCATCGACTCTTGATAGTCTGTACTATAAGCATCCATACATTGCTCCATTACATTCCAGCGCTCACGCTCTATGATCTTTTCTTGTGAATCTTTTGACAGTTCATCAAACTTATACACTTTTAATACAATCTCTTTCATAATTCCTCCTCTTTTAATATAATTAGATCCCTAACGTCAATCGAATGACATACGTACCTCCCAATCTATGTTCACGTTTAGAGATATGATTGCAGTTATTCTCACGAACCACTACAATCCCGATCCAAGTATTACTCATCCTTTATCTTTACGAATGGGTTTTCTACATAAAACTCCACTACATCCTTAGATTTTATAGATGTCACTATACCGGTGGTATCTACAAATCCATCCGTCTCATCCATTGTCAAATCTTCTATTTTATCTCCCGGTAGAAAACAAAGATTATAACCTTGATCGATGTACATAATCATTTTTAACTTAACCATATCATCAATGATTCCTCTCATCCTTTCTACGACACTCAATTGATCATTTGTAAGCATCAATTTACTTTTAGGAGACTTTGCCATCCTTATGTCTCCATTCTTGTCAACCACAATCAAATCATTAAACCTATACACATCTTCCTCGCTCGCATAATATGTTTTTGAACAACGTAACTCACCCTTATGATTTATTACAACATCAAAACTCTCCAATTTTCCCCTGACAGCTCTCCCGTTTTTGTATTCCCATACATAATCGTCTATTGGGGAAAATCCATACAATGACCTAAAAGCATCATATATTGATATTTTTCTCTTAAGAATACTATCGCCCTTCTTAAAACACTCCTCGGACGAATAGAACCGCTCTCCCTCTAACATCTTATCAGTCCTACCTCCTCCCCAAGTTCCTATATATCTAACCACTCCATATGTAAAACTGATTAAAATCTTATCAATCTCAAACCATTCTAATCTTTTTGTCGTATCATTAAACAGATACCCACTTTCCTCATAGATTAATAAAGAATTCGTCATAATTCGTTTTTTTAAAATTACTTAATATTATTTGCTTTGACTACAATCAGCCCGATGATTTTGAACAAGATCATATAGATCACAATCGTCATACTAGGCTAAATATTTGAGAATTATCATACAATTCTCTTGTATAAGGACTCCAGATTGTCCCTGACTCTACCGCCGCTGGATCAACAGCCATCAGCCCCACGCCTATCTCATAATATAGCTCAATATCCATTGGCTCTAACGCTACTTTCTCCGCTTCTTCCCGGCTTAATCCTGACAACATTAAACACCTAACTCTATTTTCATAAGCGATGGGCGTTTCATCCGGACTTAACCTTACTGATATTATTTCAGCATCTTCTATACTATTAAGAATCAACTTTTCTTCCATATTATTATTGTTTATGGTTGTTTCTTCCACTCGTTATATCCTACCTCAAAAGCTATGGGGTCATATCTTTTCAACATAACCCCATAATTATCCCTACCAGTATATCTATCCTTACCGCCTATTATCCATTCTTCCCTAGACAAAGAATTACCAAGATCGTTAAGCATGCTTATATAATCTTTCTTACTTTTCATATCATAATATTACATTAAACAACTCGTTTAGCCTATCTATCTCATTTAAGTACTCATCTTCTTTATAAAACTTAATTTGAGTCCCATTATCCAAACCAAAGGACAGGGTGAAGGATATAACCCAGCCCGATCCGTCCACGGTCTGCCCCTTGGGAACCCAAGACATTACCGCCTTCTTGGATATCCACCATCTCCCTATCTGAACGAAATCAGGATAGTTGTTCATTAAATATACCATCTGACTAGCCATCTTATTGACATCATCAAAAGACACTATATGATACTTGTTTCTGATCCTGATCTTCACGAAAGGATTATCCATATCATATGCCGCAAATGCTGATATCACAGAACTAGGATATCTAACCCCTTTTATTATCACCCATTTCATATATAACATCTCCTCTTTACATTAAACTTCCGCCATCTCATCTGAAGACTTGTTTTGATTATTGATAATATCAAGCAACTCATCCCATGTCCTCTCAAACAATTGTCCATTATTAACTCCACAACACCCACATCCACTAGAAAATACTGGAATCATACTCCCATCGCACATCCTAACGAATTTATACCCTATATATTCATCACATAATGAACATCTTCTTACTGGAAGAAATCTTATTCCATTTTTATTAATGATACTTATTAATGTCTCACGATTCATATTGTTCTCTTAATTTACGTTTAACCCATTTAACTATTAATAAATACTTTTGCCTCTGAGATAGACATAAATCTATCAGGAAGCTCAATATGCCCATTAAATACTTTTACATACAATGGAGATGAATAAATTCTATATCCTTTGTACTTTGTATTTATTTCCGGAAGATTTGATTCTACTCTTATTGTTTCCTCGCTGTCGAATATAATCTCATTTGCCATCTTTCTTATGTGCGCTAAGACCTTGCCTTTCTTTACAAGCACACTATTGACGAATAATTCATATCCGTCATCCATTTTCATTATTTTTATTTCCATTTCGCCTCCGATTAATTATTTCTAACCAAACGGATAGAACTTATCCGCATTCTCTCCCCCTTCTATGATAAAGTTGGCCAACCCGCGCGTCAAAAGGTTTGCTAGGTTGTCCACCGTCTCCACCTCCTTACAGTTAAACCACGCTACCCTGCTGTAGGTGTCACCTATCCATATCACACTCATACTTCCGTCCCGACTGACCTCCTTCACCAGCCCTATATGGTTTTTAGTGTCCTTAATCACATTTAATTCGTCAATATTTGTAAGCCGAACAAAATCCATCGGCCGTATCACTTTATTCTCGTCCATGTTAATCCTCCTATATTTTTATTCTCTCAATTTGTTCTTAACCTCCTTGACATATTTAGGGGAATGTAGCCCCCTATGCAATCTTATAGCCCGATCTATATCCTTTTTAGGATTGTGGTGAGATTGATATATCTCGAACATTTCCCTAGCCTTGACAGGATTCGTTCTGTCACGATACCTGTACCGCTTTTTCTCTCGTTTAAGGCGTAATATCCTATTAACCTCATCAACGTATATCCTTTTCATTTGCCACCTCCCTAAAGCCCCGGAAGTGGCGTTATACGCTCGATCGTCATTCCTTGACTCCACGAAAGACAGGGCGGCCGCCAGCTTATCCCATACCCGTGCCTCTACCACGGCAGGGCTTGGGGCGTGGGGCAGACCACCGTTCCCTTTTGGCGGTGTCAATACTATCATCGCCGTCACGAGTAAGCATCTTATCATACTTCCTTGTTTTTATAAAACTCCTCTTCAAATCTCACATTATCCACATAATCCTCCATACACTCATGAACAACTATATGAATATCCCCCTCCGCATATGTTACCTCGGACATCAGCCTCTCATTAGTCATCCACCAAGAATAACTATCAATATGCCGTATCTCAAATCCACGACCATGTAACAGGCACATAACATTGTGTCTTAAATCCCTACCCATCATTATACACTCATACACGATATATCCGTTTATATTTTCATGAGACTTTCCGAACGTATAAATATACCTGCTCATCAACTTATACAACTCCCTTGCCACAGGATTCGGGATCGCCTCATCCATATCAAAATCATCACCCGTATCAATAATCTTATCCACGTCCCGTTCATCAATACAAGCCCTAGGCATTCCTATCGTCCGTACATAAAGGCGTGATCGGTGATCCCTACTTAACACTGTCCCGATATACTTTTCCCCTTTGGCATATCCTATATTATGGTTGCCGGTTATATTAAATACAATTTCAGCTCCTATCTTAATTTCATCCATATTCAAGATGTTTGTATCATTTGTTATCTTTTTTTATACAAAAAGAGGATATAATGGCATAATATTATGATATCAAGACACGAATGCGTTATCTATCATATTATCATACATATCCTCTATACAACGTCATTTATGGCATTATATCGTATATGATGCCGCAGGTCATAAATACATCTAATTAACCCTTTTTTAAGGGCTTATCGCCATTTAGGTAACTAGCTATGCCTAATATTTTCGAAATAAGGGCTTTTTTAGCCTTATACTCATCGTTTATCCCTATTATCGCATATCTGTATACCATCCCATCCTTCGACACCTCCACGCCCACGTATTTAGGCGCAACGGCATCCCTATGTAATACGATAAACGGGCTTTTGCCGTCTAGCTCATTTATCAACTGATTAAACTGTCGCCTCGTCATCTGATAGTGATATTATTTCCATGTTATAAATACGATCTCTCTTTACCCTTATCTTCTCGCATAGTTCATCGAAGCACCCATCTTCTTCTAACTTATCAACATAATATGATACACTTGATTTAGAGCTTCCTTGAAGATATATATTCCCTCTTATATTCTTTGAGAAAAAATTAGGCAAGACCATCTTTTGTCTCTTATCCTTGTTATCCATGTAAGATATAACAACAACCCATAATTCTGGTTCCCGTTCTTTTATCGATAACATAAGATCGAGACCCGATTGACCATTGATATTCCTCCTGCCAGTTTCGTTATAACGAAGAATAATATAATCATCCGCTTTATCATCCTCAATCATCACGACCATAGGACTATTACCCTTCCCATTATCACATAATACTCTTGGCTCTTTCCCGTTGCGGAGATATACCTTATCGTAATCTCCGTTTTTGTATATCTCAAAATCAAATTCTATCACCATATTATTTTCTCCTATTGATGTATTGTTGCGTACGTCCTTCCTCTATTTTTTCGAAATAAAACTTATTCCCATATAACCGAGTGAAGCAGATATTATACCCGAAATGTTCTGCGCGTCTGATCTGCGCGTAACCTCTACTGATGTCATTATTATCAATCAGCGTAACAAAACAATGTGATCCTACTTCTGTATTCAAAACCAGATTTTCCCAATCTTTTACCTCCATATCAAATCTCCTTAAATAATTTTTTGTTATGATTATCGCTATTATACCATTTATCAATATTATCGTACTGCTTTGGATAAACCCCATAAGACCTACACCACCTAGGTAACGGCCCGTTCAGCACGTCTAACGCCGTCTCAAGGTCAAACGTAGCTTCCTCCTTGACACAGCATCCCGATCCACTTCCACAGCTCGGTATATAAGCTCTACTATACGCTACGCTCATCCCATATTCCCCATGACTCAGATACCCGATGTTAGGCGAATCAGGGAAGGCGTAATATAACATTATGTAATCACCCTTGCTCCAACCCCTGTTATAAGTATCATCCTGCCATGCGAAAACCCTGCAACCGGCCTTCTTTAACTCCTCAGCCGCTTTTCTTAAAATATTATCTCCCATATCATTTATATTTAAATTATGCCAAGGCGCCGGGAACCGACCCCGGATCATATCCGTACACGTACGATCATGATATATCCTTCCGCCCCGCCAAGGTTTGGTTCAACATTAACAAACTTTCATATCCTCACACATCTTAAAAAAGACCTCTCTTATGATCCTCTTATACAAGATGTATATCTCATCATCATCCTCATCGAACTCCACGCCCCATGAACGTAATAAATATCTAATGTCGCAATCCGCTATATGAATCCTAAATATGGATGGAACGCTCATTATGTAATCCTCAAAAGCTTTCTTAATCCCATCCCTTTTGATATGTTCTTTATACTCATCCTTGAACACGTTAAGCATAAAAGATAGATATTCCCTATCATATTTAAACTGCTTCCCATAATTATCTGTATCTATATGATCCAGTATATATATTTCTATAGCGTCTCTATCGTATTTTGACATACTTCTTCCTCCTCCTTTTGATATTTTATAACCTTTTTCTCCCCATACGCTTTCGCAAACTGGATAAGTTGACCGGTAAACACCTTGGTACGGTGTTTTACGATCTTATCCACCAGCTCCGGGCATCTGGTTCTCCACCTATAATTAACCTCACCTTTAGCTTTCTTCTTATAATACCTGTAGAATGTTACGGCTACTACCACTTCTCCATTCTGCTCAAAAGCAACCAAATCGTAATTGTTGTAAGTTATTTCGTTCATCGTGTAATATATTTTATAAATTCAATCACTTTCTTTGGCAGTGAATCTATATCCTTCACTCTTTTACCAAAATTGTACATATGACTTCTATGCGGATAATAATCTCCCGCATACATCCCCACTCCTAATGGATGGAATGGATCCTCACTACATGAGAAAACAGGATAATACACCACCCCATAACCATCCTTTATATTTTTATTTACATATACTATGGTATATCTATCAGCCACTTCGTCGCCAAAATCATATACTCTTACTTTTACTTTCACGCCATCCGCGTTTGTTATAATATTATCCATATATACCTCCTTTGTTGTTCACTATCCGACTAATCTATTTTCTTCCCATATAAGGTGTATGTACCATACCATCCCCTATCCATATTTACCACCTTAATATGATGTATATGATAACAACCATTAGCTATTCTGCCGCAATCGGCTATCACCATAGCTATATTCCTATACCCAGAATCAATGAAAACACGAGCCAATCTATCCCCACTAAATATAGATACCTTGATATCGTCTTTCTCTTTTATAATCCTTCTCATATCATATCCTCCTATCAAACTAATCTATCATTTTACCATAATTAGTATATGATCCACACCACCCACGAGCCTCATTCGACACCCTAATATGATCAATGGGCTTATCCCCGACCATATTATTGGCGTACGATATTACATCCGACATACTTCTGAATCCGGAATCCTTAATGGATTTTATAAGCGTCCTATCATACCCGAACACCAATATCTTCACAATATCTCTTTCTTTCACAGTCCTTCTCGCTCTCATAATATTCTAGCCATAAAATAAACAAACATAAAATCCACCTTATCATAATCCACCCTATGACCGGTTATCTCGAATATAACCCTACGCTTTTCTACAGTCTGTATATTATCTAACTGAATAGCTATGTAAGGATATTTCATAACTTTCTCTCTATTGATATTATTCAAAATAGCGTTGACATCTTGTCTGCGAAAATACATATTTACCCCTATGTATGTGGCAACCAAAAGACATTCGTCTATTATCCCATCAGTATCGAATAACAATAACATATCATCCTTCTCGACAGTATATTCCATATCAAGAATCTTGATACGTTTGCTCCCGTCCTTCTTATCAGCTATAAGAATCGCTAGCATCTCCTTATCGGTCGTAAGGATATAATACGCCTCATCCTTTGTAATATTATCACGCAGATAAAGCAGCGCTTCATCTTGTAATTTCATAATTTCGTCCATACTATTAGTATTTTATATTACCACTCCAAAAAGAACGGCGGTAGACACCCGTGGCCTACCACGCCGTGACACCGCCGCCCGTTCCCATTGGTATTATTCTACCACCTCTAATTTCCCGTAATAAGGATAAAAACAACCGTCTCGATAAACCGAATATCTGAGCGTTTTATCCTTTGCTTCATAGATGGAAACACAACCGCTGTTATAAGCGTTGGATAGTTCTTTTGCTACAAATCCACCTATTTGTTTATAGGTTTTAGGCGTATCCGCCAACGGCCTGCCTACATATATTTTTATTCTCTTGCACTTTTTGTCGCCTACGCATATATCCTTTCCTCTAAGCCCCGTTAAATACATGAATCTCATATCAGTCAATTTTAAATCCAACATTCCTCTACCTCTATCTCCATATGATCCTCCCAATCACATCTATCAACATCCTCACCATCCTCGAAATAATAGTAAGCCCATACCTGTACGCCTCCTACCTCTATATATCCATCACTCTTCCATTCTATCAACCCGTCTTGCCTTACCACGTTGGTAGGCTCAGCCCCTAACGACAGCAGATTATTTACTATACTACCGCCAAAGGAAAACAGGGACGGACGACCAGCGGGGCCGACCCCACGCCATCGCCGCCCCTCGTTTCCCTTGGTTCCCTCCGTATCACTCCCACGCCAACAGACAATATCTACCACCAATAACACTATACCCACCATCACTCGCAATCGCTTTGCGTTTCCACTTAACGGTAAAGTATTACCCCCGTTTAGAAAGGAATCCCATTGATTGGAAAGTATTTCTTTTGTTGATTGAAGGGGTTCCCCTTGTTTTTCTTTGTTTTCCTTGGGTTTCATTGGTTT